AAAATCATCCCAACTCAATCTGTCGTGAAATTCCCAAAGGCGGAAAACATGCTCCAGCCGCAAGTATTCATCTCTTCTCTTTTCCCATTCTTTCTCCCAAGCCAAATCTTCTGCCGTCTTTGTAATATCTACTTCCCAATATTCTCCCCCAGAAGGAGTAAAATGTTTTGTGGTTTTCCTATTAAATCTTTCCTGCGACTCTTGGAATGGGTCAGTGATACCGAAGGTATCACAATACAAATCAAAGTAGTCTTTAGCCATCACTTTCCTCCTTGCGCCAAAGCCATCTTCCATCCGTCAATTGATAAACCGTACAATGCGGCAAGAGTGGAACTATTGCGGCTTGGGCTTGCTCCATTGCGTTCATCATAATTTCTTCAAATTCCTGTGCTGTTACTTCTATTTGCTGCTCTGCTAATTTTTGTCGTATGTGTTTTTCTATGTCTTTGCGTTTTAATTGTAAATCGTTTTTGATGTCGGTTAAATCCTGTTCTGGGACAAAATACGTTAATCCAATTACTTTATTTTTCAAATATAGAGAGGTGTCGTAAATTTGAAGCACCTCGTCAGTTTTTATAGGCACAGTATTACAAAATAAAGTTGCATCTTCAAATTTTTGTAATACCTTCTCTTCTGGAATATCCGCAATTCCTTCCATAAATTCCAGTTCTTCAAAATTATTGTTTAAAGTTATAATTGTATCTAAACTTCTATTAAGAAGTTTTAAAATGAATATATTAAATACTATAGATATAAATAATATGATACCAAGTGATATAATAGTGATAACCATAAAATCCCCCACCTTTTATTATTTCTATAATAATTATAAAAAAATTTTTATAAAAAGTCAATTTTAATAGGATTTGTCCTTGACAAAAGAAAAAATTTTTAGTATAATTCAATTAGAAGACTGGAGGTAAGAAATAAATGATTAAACTTGATTACACTTTAACTTCTCCAGAAGAAAGAAATGAGTTAGTTTAGAAAATTTTAGAAGAAAATCCTAATCCTAATGAAAAATATTTAGAGATTTTAGCAGACTATCTTATTTTTGCTATGGAGAAGCAAGAGAAAAAGGAGAAAAAAATTCTTACTGAAAATCGAATGACTACAGTAAATAAACGAGAGACTTCCTTTGAAGGTCTTGTTGCTCAACTTGAAAATGGCGAAGATGGAATTTATAATTTAATTACAGAAAACAAATAGACAATTTTTTAGCCAAAAGTAAAGATAACCGAAAAAGATTTAGAAGAAATACCATTACTTAAATAGTTAAAAGAAACCATTGATATTTGGGAAGCAAAGTTAAAGACTGTTGAAGGAAAAGACAAGTTTGTAATGAAAAAAGCCTTAATTGAAATGCGTAAAGACCAATATGTTATAAAAAATGGTTATAGATGTCCTATTATATTTAATAAAATTACTCGTTCAACACATTTTATAGAATTAATTGATAAAACAAAAGATTTTGATGATGAAGGTTATCCAATTCCAGAAGGACTCTCATTAATGGACCCTAAAGTTTGCGAAGCAATTCTTTGTAATTATTCTCGTTTAAAACAAGACACTTGGGATAAATTTGAAGGTGATACTTGGTATATGCTTTATGATTTTGAAACAATTTGCGATAAAGCCTTAGAACCTTATCCCTTATATATGCGATTATTAGAATGTAAAATAGATGGATTGCAAAATATAGATATACAAGAAATATTATAGTAGGAATTTGGTATAAAACATAGTGTAGAATATATTTCAAGTTTATGGAGAAATAAAATACCTAAATTAATCGCATCTGCGGCTGAGGATGAATATTTATCTTGGTATTATTTAAATATTCAAAAAGGTCGGTATAAAAGATGTAGTCGTTGTGGGCAAATTAAATTAGCTCATAATAAATATTTCAGTAAAAACAAAACCAGTAAAGATGGCTTTTACAGTATATGCAAATCTTGTAGAAATGCTAAATCTGGGCAAAAGTCTATAACTTAAGTCAGCGTAAAATTTATTCTTAGTAGAAGGAGGAATTTTTATGCCTGATGGAAGTAAACAATACTATTGTGAAAAATGTAATCGAACAATGGCTGCTGATTAGTTTTATTCTTCAAATAATTTAGAAAAATATCCTAATGACGGCAAATTCCCGATTTGTAAAAAGTGTATGACAATGCACGTTGATAACTGGAATCCTGATACCTATCTCTGGATTTTACAGGAAGCCGATGTGCCTTATATCCCAGAAGAGTGGAATAAGTTGATGGCGACATACGCAAAAGATAAAAGTAAAGTAACGGGTTTAACTATTGTTGGTAGATACCTTTCCAAAATGCGTTTAAAGCAACATAGAGATTATCGTTGGAAAGATAGTGAATTTTTACAAGAGTTAGAAAAATCAAAAAGAGAACAAACTATGAAACAGTAGGGGTATGATGCTCAACAAATTGCTTTGGCAAATGAGCGTGCGGCTTTTACTGTTCCGGAGAATGCACCACCACCGGTATTTACTGAACCAGAACCAAAAAATCCTTTTCTGGCATCCGGTGATGAAGATTATTTTGCTGAACAATCTGGTGCATCTGAAGATGATGAAATTGATTTAACCGATGAAGATAGAATTTATCTACGGTTAAAATGGGGTAAAACATATAAGCCAGAAGAATGGGTTCGTCTTGAATAGTTATATAATGATATGATGAATTCATATGATATACAAGGTGCCGGACATGAAGATAACTTGAAATTGTTGTGTAAAACGTCTTTAAAGGCAAATCAACTCATTGATATTGGTGATGTTGAGGGTTTCCAAAAGATGTCAAGAGTTTATGATTAGTTAATGAAGTCTGGTAAATTTACTGCGGCTTAGAATAAAGCTGAAAATGGTGAATATGTTGATTCTGTTGGTGAACTTGTAATGATGTGTGAAAAAGATGGATTTATTCCAAGATATTATGTTGATGAACCAAATGATAAAGTTGATTAGACTATCTTGGATATGAAACGTTATACTAAAACACTTATTACAGAAGAAACAAATCTTGGAAATCTTATTGAAGAAGCAATTAAAGCTAACCAAAAAGAAGATGAGGCTGCGGCCGCAGCTGATGATGGTGAAGTTGATACCGGCCTCCTTGAGGACGATATTGAAGCATTAGAAGGATAGCTTCACGATTAGGATTTTGAAGATTATAGTGAATTCTTAGATAATGAGGAAGCCAGCGATGCGGACCTCCTGGATTTTCTTGCTAAAGAAAATGAACGAGGAGGTAATACATAATGGCTCTTCAAGACTTATTAAATTTAAATACTAAACGACAAAAAATCGGACTTTCTGAAGAACGTGTTGAAGCAATTAAACCTTTTTTAAGAGATTATATTGCGTTTTGGAGAGAGTATCCGGATTTATTTGTTGATTTTATGGTCCGAGGGACGCGGACAGAACAAAAAGAAGGAGAATTTAAATTTTATTTTTATCAAAGAGTTTTCTTGCGTTCAGTTATGCGTCATCAATATGTGTATGCGGTGTTCCCTCGTGCTTATTCTAAATCCTTCCTATCTGTTATGGCATTGATGGTAAGATGCGTACTTTATCCAAGAGCCAATCTGTTTGTAACTTCTGGTGGTAAAGAACAGGCTGCCGGTATTCTAAAAGATAAAGTAAATGAAATTTGCACTTTGATACCATCTTTTGACAGAGAGATTGATAGACGTAGAGGTAAAACTCTTGAAGGAAAAGATTATTGTAAATACGTTTTTAAAAATAGTTCAACTATTGATAACATTGCGGCGAGAGAAAGTTCTCGTGGTAAGCGTCGTCATGGTGGACTTGTAGAAGAATGCGTCGGTGTTGATGACCAAATCTTGCGTGAAGTCATTATCCCTATTATGGCTATTTCAAGACGTGCAATGGACGGTCAGCAACATCCAGAAGAAACACTAAATAAAAGCCAAGTTTTCGTTACTACTGCCGGTTATAAAGGCACATTACCTTATACAAGACTGATTGGTTTCTTGGTTCGTATGGTTATGCAGCCTGAACGATGTATGGTAATTGGAGGAACTTGGCGACTTCCTGTTGAAGTAGGACTACAAAGTAAAACATTTATTCAAGACCAGAAAGATGAAGGAACTTTCAATGAGGCATCTTTTGAACGTGAATATGAATCACGTTGGACTGGTGACGTTGAAGATGCTTATTTCAATTCTGAAATGTTTAATCGCGGCAGAATTTTGAAATAGCCAGAATATGAAGCATCTGGACGCATTGGTAAAAATGCTTATTATATTCTTTCTGTTGATGTTGGTCGTAAGGGCTGCGATACAGTGGTTTGCGTTTTCAAGGTAACGCCGCAGCCGCAAGGTCCTTCGTTAAAATCTTTGGTAAATATTTACACCATCACCGATGAACATTTTGGTGATTAGGCTCTTGAATTAAAGAAATTATATTATAAATATAAAGCTCGCCGCATCGTAATTGATGGTAATGGTCTTGGTATTGGTTTACTTGACTATATGGTAAAGCCATCTATTGATCCAGAGACTGGAGATACTTTGCCAGATTTCGGCGTATATGGCGGCACCCAGGATGATGCGGTAGAAACTTATAAAAAGTATAGAACTGCTGATTGTGAAGAGAATGCAATTTATATTCTCAAGGCGAATGCCCCAATCAACACAGAGGTCTATGCAAATACATAGGTTAATCTATCTTCTGGAAAAGTAAAAATGCTAATTGATGAAAGAGACGCTAAGATAAAATTATTAGGCACTAAAGTTGGTTAGAATATGAAACCAGAAGAAAGGTCAATTTATTTAAAACCATTTACCCTAACTTCCATATTAAAAGAAGAGATGATGAATCTCCGTGAAGAAAATGAAGGTACTAATATTATTCTAAAACAGGCTAATAAAGGTATTAAAAAGGATAAATTTTCAGCATTCTCATATGGATTATATTACATAAAAGTTGAAGAAGATAATAAAAAGAAGAAAAAGAAATTTAATGCTAAAGAATGGATGTTTCTTAATTAAAGGAGAGGTTGTTATGCGTGCGTCAAGAGGAGAAATTAGAATAGAAGAAATTTTGATAGATGCAGGATTTAATTTTAAAGAGGAATATAGTTTTCCTGATTTAGTTGCGGCCAGCGGCAGACCTCTTCGTTTTGATTTTGTTGTATTTGATGATGATGGAAATATTGACTTTATTATAGAATATTAGGGTAAATAGCATTACGAGGCCAGTTCCAAATTTGGTGGAAAACGTGGTCTTTATTAGTAGCAATACAATGATAACCGAAAGCGAAGATTTTGTGCTTTACATGATTTTAAACTAATTGAAATTCCCTATACAGAAGAGAATTTGATTTCTTATGATTATATAATGCATAAGGCTGGCTATTAATTTAGAGAGGAGGTAAATCATTTGGATTTTGATAAACTTGCCAAAGATGGCTTAGTTGCGCCAAGCCGCAAAGAGACCATTTATTCTAAGGGTTTTGATATGATAAGCAATGGCCGCATTGTGGAATATCGTACTGCTGATAATGAATTTAAGAAAATTAAAGTTGGAGTAAAACAACTTGATGATGCAGTATTAGAACTTGGTGCTTTAAAATCAGTTGCGCCAAGAGCCCCATTTGCGGATAAGCGTCGTTTATATCAAGCCCTTTTAGAGAATGATTATAATACACTTCGTGCCTTTTCTCGTTTCTTTTATAAGACAAGTGGTATTTATTAGAAATTATGTTAGTATGTTGCTTTTATGTATCGCTATGATTGGTATATTGTGCCAGAGATTTTAGATGATACAGTAAAAGAAGAGAAAGTTTTAAAAGATTTTTCTAAATTATTAAATTTTTTAGATAATAGTTATATAAAGAAAGTTTGCGGAGAAATGGCTTTGAAAGTTTTAATTGATGGATGTTATTATGGATATTTAGTTCCATCAGATGATTCAGTAGTTATTCAAGAACTTCCAATTGAGTATTGCCGCACTCGATATTCTGTAAAAGGTATGCCTGCTATTGAATTTAATATGGCTTTTTTTGATACCTTTGGTGATGTAAATTATCGTATGAGAATTTTAAATTTATTTCCTGATGAATTTAAAAAAGGATATATGTTATTTAAACAAGGAAAGTTGTAGCCCGATTATAAAGGTTTGCCAGGAGGATGGTATTTGCTTACTCCTGGATTGGCTTTTAAGTTCAATATAAATGGCAGTGATATTCCTGCATTTATAAATGTTATTCCTTATTTGCTGGATTTGGATGAGGCTTAGGACTTAGACAGACGTAAGCAAATGCAACAGTTATTAAAAATTATTATTCAAAAGTTGCCATTGGATAAGAATGGCGATTTAATTTTTGATGTTGATGAAGCTTAGGATATTCATAACAATGCCGTGGCGATGCTACAGCGAGCTATTGGCGTTGATGTTTTAACTACTTTTGCCGATGTTGAAAGTATTGATATGTCTGATAAAAATACTACAACAACAAGAGATGATTTAGCAAAAGTAGAACGAACTGTTTATAATGCCGCAGGTGTTTCTAAAAATGTCTTTAATACTGAAGGTAATTTAGCATTAGAGAAGTCAATTTTAGAAGATGAGTCCACTGTGCGGAATTTACTATTGCAATTCGTGATTTTATTTGATAGAATAGTATAGGATAAGAATACGAATAAAAAGAAGTATGCGTTTAGATTTTATATGTTGGAAACAACACAATATAATTATTAGAATATGTCTAAACTTTATAAGGAATAGTCCCAGATGGGTCATTCCAAGATTCTACCTCAGATTGCTCTTGGACATTCACAGAGTTTTATTTTGAATACTGCTCACTTTGAGAATGAAGTTCTTCATCTTGCTGAATTGATGTTACCAAATCTTTTAAGTTCTACAATGAACTTGGCAGATTTAATGGGCAAAACAGGACAAAATGGTAATACAAATAATCAAAGTAAGACAGGAGAACAGAATAATTCTGGTTCTAATAAGAAATCTGCGGCTGGCACTGAAGAGAAAAAAGCAGGGCGTCCAGAGAAAGCAGATGATTAGAAAAGTGAAAAAACAATTTAGAACAAAGAATCTATGAGCTAAGGAGGGTTGAAATGAAACATTCAAGTGTATTAAAATTAAATTCTCCTATTGAATTTATTGAGAGTACAAAAATCAGTCCTTTTATTTCAAAGGTATTGATTAAGGTGTGTTATGTTGGTGATGAACCAAATCGCAATGGTAGTATTATTACTAAGGATGTTGCGAGAGAAATGGCACCCAGTTTAAGAGGATGTCCAATTGTTGGTTTTTTCAATGATAAAGATGAAGATTTTGAAGAACACAATCGTCAGATAGATATTTCTGGTGGTGAATGGAAAATCACAGATACAACCACACCTTATGGTTTTGTTTCTACAGATGCAAAGATTTGGTTTGCTACTTATATAGATGATGCATAGTCTGAACATGAGTATTTATGTACTGAAGGTTATGTTTGGGATCATGTTTATCCAGAAGCAAAAAGAATTAAGACAAATGGCAATAATTAGTCTATGGAACTTGATGAAGAAACTTTAAAAGCTGATTGGACAAAAGATAAGAATAGCGACCTTGAATTTTTCATTATTAATGAAGCATTTGTTGAAAAACTTTGCATTTTAGGAGAAAAATTTGAACCTTGCTTTGAAGGTTCACAAATTACATCTTTTTCACTTGTCATTGATGATTCTTTTAAAAAGAAAATGTTTGCAATGATAAATGAAGTAAAAGAATTAATTACAGAAGGAGGAACGAAAGTGTTTAATACTTATGCAGTTGAAATTGGCGACGAACTTTGGTCTGCTATTCATTAGTATATAGTTGATAAATATCCAGACGAGAATGATAGCTGGTGCTCCAAGTATTCTATTGATGGTATTTTCGAAGAGAATGGCGGGCAAAAGTTTGTTATTCTGTATGATCGTGCAGAAGCAAAATACTATCGTTTAAACTTCTCCATTTCAGAAGCAGAAGGTTTCAAGGCAGATGAAAATCTTGTTGAAGTAACAAAGACTTATGTTCCTGCCGCAGAACCACAATTTTCTGCCGAGGCTGTTGCAGCATATAATGCTGAATATGCCAAGAAAAAGGATGAAGAAGAGGAAGAAAAGGGCAAATCTGGTGAAGAAGAAGAAAAGAAATCTGAAGATGATTCAGAAGAAGATAAAAAGTCTGATGATGATGATGAGGAAGAAAAGAAGAAGAATAAGAAATATTCTTATGATACATTAGATGAAATTCCTGAATATGTTGAACTTCAGACTAATTATTCTAATCTTGAAGCCCAGGTTGCCACCCTTAATACAACAATTGAGGGTCTTAATAGTGAACTTACTTCTTTACGCAAATTTAAGTCTAAGGCAGAACGCGTAGAAAAAGAAGCTAAGATTGCTGAATTTTATATGTTATCAGATGAGGATAAGAAAGATGTTATTGACAACATTGATAAATATTCTCTTGATGATATTGAGGCAAAGCTTTCAGTCATTTGTTTCCGCAATAAGGTTAGTTTCAAGACCGAGGAAGGCAATACCCCCGAAGGTCCAACTACTTATAACCTCAATGGAGACGAAGGAGATGACAGCTCTACTCCAGCTTGGGTAAGAGCTGCCATAAATACCGCAAAAACATTAAACTAATAAAAGGAGGAAAACTGAACGATGATGTTTAAAGATTTTTTAAAGACTCGTATGCCTATTCAGTCTCAAGCTAGTTATGTTGAATTCGGCTACGGTCAAGTTGAACCAAATCATCTTTCTGCTCAGAGAACAGCTCAAATTTATGCCCAGTTACCCGCTGATCCAAGTATTGAAATTCTCGAGCAGGGTCAGTTCGTAAAATATGATTACGCTGCTAATGGTAATGGCATTGGTCTCGTAGATTTCACTGGCGCAGGTGAATGGATGCTCGTTTACAACGAAATCAAGCTTTATCGTAACCTTCCAGATGGAAGTAAGCAGTGGGATTGCGAATTTGCAATGTTAAAGGATGATTATCAGGCTCGTATTTATAGTCCATATGATTATGAGAATGCTGAGATTGAATATAAGGATTGGCATAGACTCAATCTTGTTGATGATAATGGTAATCCTGTAAGAGAAAAGCCAATGACTCTCAACCAGTATGTCACTCTTGATATTGAAGGACAGACAGTTACTATTGGTGATAAGCGTTATGCTGTAAGCACAACCACAATTACTGATACTCCTGCCTCTGGCACCGAGGGCGAAGATGGTTATGTCCCAGCTAAGACCCATGAAGCAAAAGTATTTACTTACAATGGCAAACAGTATGAGCTTGATGAAAATGGTACTTCTAAGACTCAGGTTCCTGTTGAGTATATGATGGAAGATGTAACCAAGGATAAGGAAGATTACTACGAGTGGGGCTTCACTAATGATCCTTGGAGACGCCTTGGTCTTTACCGCGAGAAGAGAATGCCCACCGGCACTCAGATGGTTCCTCGTGTATTCAAGACTAACGTTGGTGATATTTTCACCACTAATACAATTAATCTTGCAGTAAATTCTTCTACTGGTGAATTTACCGAGACCCTTTCTGTTGGAGATCCTCTCTATGTTGGAGATAAGGGTATTCTTTGCAAGACAAAAAAGGCTTCTGCCGATACAAATGGTGCCGCTTCTGGCGACATGGTATGGCAGGTTGTTAAGATTTACACCATGCCTGATAATCAGCGTGGCGTAAAGATTATGCGTATCGCTTAATGAAAGGAGAGAAGAGTAATGTTAGATAGAGCTAATTTAGTTGCTTTAATGAAGCAAGTTGCTAAGGCCGACCCTTCTGCTCCTGTAGCTTATTCTTACGGTGATCAGCAGCTTTCTTATGCTGCTCTTAATGAAACTCTCCGTAATGAGCTTAATGAGCTGGCTGGCACTTACGCACAGTATCGTGAAAATAAGAACCTTATTTTCTCTATGATTGAAGAGACTCTTGATGAAGTCCTTCCAAAGAAAGTTGAGCAATCTTACAATCAGTTCGCTGAAGTTAAGCAGTTTGCTCAGGGTGATAAGCCTGTATTCCGTCGTCCACTTAATACACGTGCCCGTGCAAAGCAGTTCGTAACACGTGTTGGACTTGCTGGTATCTACGAAGTCTTCAAGCTCGGTCCTGCCGAGAAGGAAGCCTTCGAAGTACGTACCAGTGCCATCGGCGGAGCCGCTCAGATCGGCTTCGAAGAGTTCCTTGATGGTCGTGTTGACTTCGCAGAAGTAACTCGTATCATTATGGAAGGTATGGACGAACTTATTTATAAAGAGGTAGCTGCAGCCCTTAAGGCTTCTATCAATCAGCTTCCTCCAGCAAACCGTGTTGCTGCTGTTGGTTTCGATGAGGGTGCAATGGATCGTCTTATCCAGATTGCTTCCGCATACGGTACTCCTACTATTTATTGTACTTATGAATTTGCTGTAAAGATGATTCCTAACGAAGCTTGGCGTTATACTGAAGCTATGAAGACCGAGCTTTGGAATACTGGTCGTCTTGCAAACTATAAGGGCACAAAAGTTATCATTCTTGAGCAAGGCTTTGAGGATGAAACTAATACTCGTAAGGTAATTGATCCAGGTTATTGCTGGGTAATTCCTACTGGCGTTGATGGCAAGCCTGTAAAAATCGCTTTCGAGGGTGGCACAATTGTTGATGAATTCAATAACTATGACCGTTCTCGTGAAGTCCAGGTTTACAAGAAGGTTGGCGTAACTGCTATCCTTGCCAACAACATTTGCTGCTATGTTGATACATCACTCCTTGGCCAGATGATTAATTGGAATCTCAATGGCGTTGATGGCAATATCGCAACTTATGATGGCCGCAAGAGTGGCTATCTTGATGGTGGCGTAAGTGACGATCAGCCTATTTCTGGTCAAAATCCTTGATTTTATAAATAATTAAATAATAAAAGAGTAAAAGGGGAGACGGGGAAGTTCCCCTCTCCCCTTTTTTTACTAAGAGAAAAAGGAGAATAATTATGATTAAGCAAGATACAATGTATTTAGTAAAAAATAGAAGTGCAAGTTCAGTAGTGTATAGAATTCCAGAGAGCAATCTTCGTCGTGAATTTGCTCCCGGTGAGACAAAGAAAATTCCCTTTGGTGAGTTAGAAAAACTAACTTATCAACCAGGTGGACGTGAAATGCTTGAACAATTTCTACAAATTGGTGATGAAGTTGTTACTTCAGATTTGAATGTTCATCGTGAAGTAGAGTATGATATGTCTGAGGTTCAGGTTAGAGATTTGCTTTTACGTGGTTCTTTAGATGCTTTTCTTGATGCCCTTGATTTTGCTCCATTGGGAGTAATTGATCTTATTAAGACACTTGCCGTTCAACTTCCTTTGACTGATTTGAATAAGAGAAAGGCTTTGAAGGAAAAGACTGGCTTTGATGTTGATAAGGCTCTTGTTCATATTGAAGAAGAAAAAGCAGAAGAAGGCGACTTTATTGAACCAGCTCAGCCAGAGCGTAGAGTAAAGCCTTAGACAACAGCTGCGGCAGGACGTCGTACTACTACCAATTATAAAGTAATTAGTAAGAAAGCCGACGAAGGATAATATTTTAAGGGGGCGTGAGTAGTGAATACATCTTTTAGCACTATTTACGACCGCTTTCTCGGAAAAATTACCGATGATATGTATGTGGAATTAACTCCAGAAGATACGTTAAGGGATTTACAGACCTTACTTCTTGACGCTTTGCCTGGTTTTGAATTTCCAAGATGTAATTTATCTGATTATACGATAAATACAGTTGTAAAACCTCGTAGTGAAGTTACAGATGGAGATTTTGTTCTGGGTATTGTTTGGCATGAATTAGAGGGAGATAATTTTGATTTAGATAATATGCTTGCGAATGATCAAGAAGAAATGGTATTAGTTGAAAATTCAGTATTTAATTTTGAATTAACATCTGAAGAAATTAATATTATTGCTATTCTTATGATGCAAGCCTGGGTTCAAAGACAGGTTACATCTATTGAAAATACTAGAATGAAATATTCTGGTAGCGATTTTAAAATGACTTCTCAAGCAAATCATTTACAAAAATTGATGGGGTTATTGAACGAGTGTAAAACTCAATCTATCCACATGCAAAGATTATATAAACGCAGAAGAATGATTAGAGATACAGGAACTTCTTATGATGGAATGTATCGCTCTAATTGGGATGTATTTGGTTGGGGGGTTTATTATGATAGATACTCTAACTAAATATGATTTTGAAATTTCCGCAGAAGTTTTTGAAAAAAATATTATTAGATTAACTAATTAGATGTGGAAATTAATTCCGATGCGTGAAAATAATGAAGATTGGTAGAAACAACTTGATACAGTAATTTTAGAAATTGCGGGACTTAATGAGATTTTTATTGAGAACCCGCAATTTTTATAGTTATTAGCCAAACTAGAAGGAATTAAAGCAATGGCTGCTGTTACTGACTTTCCCTTGTATCGAAAAACAGTCTTTGAAGCCATTGGATTATTGCGGGGGTTGATGAAATGAGACCTGATGAAAGAACAATGTATACCACAGGATTAAGAAATCTCGGCGGTAGATTGGGTCATTTATCTTCTCCTCAGTATCAAGAAAGTTCCATTCAAGGAGTTTCTGTTTTAGCCAAACATCTCTTTTAGATGGGTGGCCGCACGCAACAAGAGCGTATGATCCGAGATAAGCGTCGGAGCCTAGATAAAGCCGTACTTTATTCTTATCAAGGAGCTTTCGTTAAGAAGTTTTTTCCGCTTGAAGAAGAAGTTACGGAATAGCTTCGTGAATAGCCTCCTGTACGTGCTTTAATCAATCCTGATAAAGTAAAGCAGGATTATGATGATAAAATTATTTCAATTGGTTATGAACATGGATATTAGCCAGGTGATGTATTTGAATGGGTAAATACCAATAGTCATTGGTTAATATATCTTCAAGATAAAACAGAATTAGCTTATTTTCGCGGGGAAATAAGACGGTGTAGATACACCATTAAATATCAAGACGAAGAAGGAAATGAGCATTTTACTTATGCCGCAGTTCGTGGACCTGTTGAAACAAAAATTAATTTTATTCAAAAAGCAGGAATTAGTGTTGATAGACCAAACTTTTCTTTAAATATTTTATTACCAGCAAATAGATATAATTTAGATTATTTTAATAGATATTCTAAATTTTATTTAGGCGAAGATGATAAAAAGATTTGTTGGAGAGTTGAAGCAATTGACTGGATTTCTACTCCTGGAATCCTTTAGATTAATGCTGTTGAATATTATTCTAATGAATTTGAAGATGATATTGAAAATGGTGTTGCTGGAGGGTTAATTGTGAAAGAAGAAAATCCAAATACAAATCGTATTGAACATTTGATTGAAGGCGAAACATTTATTAAGCCTAAAGGTATTTATGAATATAAATATACTGGACTTACAGTAGCAAATTGGTCTATTGATTCTAAATATCCTATTAAATATGAGATTGTTGATGATAGAACTATAAAACTTCAATGGGAGTCTAACTATAGTGGTTAGTTTGATATTGAATATGGAACATTGAAGAAAACAATTGTTGTTGAGTCTCTGTTTTGAGAAAAAGGAGTTTTGCTATGAAAATTATAAATTATTCTTTTCCTGAGTCAAGCTTTTTAGCGGTGGAAAAAGATATGGGGCTTTTAGTAGATAAGTTTTTAAGTAATGATAGGTTGAAAAAACTTTTATACTATGATGTTCCAAATGCATTAGATTAGCCTAATGTTCCACAAGATAAAGCTTTAGATATGTTTGGGAAACAAATTAAAATTGTTCCTAAATTAAAAGTAGATAAACCTGAATTTTGTTATGTTATCATAAGTTTTGATAATTTTACTCCTAATATGACAAATCCAGAGTTTAGAGATAATATTATTTCATTTGATATTGTTTGTCATTTTGATTAGTGGAATTTAAAAGATATGCAATTGCGTCCATATAAAATCGCTGCTGAAATTGATAGTATGTTAAACAATAAAAGACTTACTGGTATTGGCAAGATTGATTTTCTTGGTGCAAATTAGATTGTATTATCTGATGAATTTGCTGGTCTTACTTTAATGTATCAAACAATTCATGGGTATGAAGGAGAAGATTCTAAGTTTGCAGCTAAGCCAGGAGAGCAAGCAGATATTGATTCTAATTGGGATAATATGTATAATAAATAATGGCTTATGATATAACTTTGGCTTTAATGTGCGGTACTGATATTCCAATTCCAGAATGTTAGTTAGTTATACATTAGCCAAAAATTTGTGAAATTGCTCTTATTGGCGATATAGACTTTTTTACTGGAGTACAAACACTCTGTGTGAATAAAAGTATGATAGCTTAGGGCGAAACTCTTTTAACAGATACAAACAATTTTTAGATATTTATGACGATAATGCAAGAAAAAGAAACTGCGGATAAAAAAGAAGCTGTTAAGCAATTATTCCCATTAATTTTTCCAAAATATTCTATGACTTTAACTCCAAGAAGTATTCTATTAAGAAAAGATAATGAAAGTATTATAATTGATGAAAGCAATTTTGATGCGTTTCAAAAAATAATAAATTAGATTTTTTGCATTAATACTGGTCCTATGGAAGCATAGTCATTTAATCCTCAAAATCAAAAAGCAAAGGAAATTGCCGAAAAACTTATGCGTGCGCGCAAGCGTGTAGCCGCATAGAAAGGCGATGGAAAAGGAAGTATTTTTGCATAGTATATATCTGTTTTAACAGTTGGACTTAATTCAATGTCTTTAGAAGATTGTAAAAACTTAACTATGTATTAGCTTTTTGATTTAGTAGAAAGATATATGCTTTATACAAATTGGGATCTTGACATTCGTTCTCGTTTGGCTGGTGGGAAACCAGATAAACAGCCAGACAATTGGATGAAAAATATTCATTAAATTAAGGAGGAAAAATTACCATGAAATTTGGTGTTCGTGAGATTTGCGATGTAGTTCTTAAGGCAAAGGCTGCTCAGAAGATTGGTAATAAGGTATTCTATAAGAACGAGCCAGTTCTTTATTTTGATAGTCTTAAAACCTCCAGCATGGAAGGAGCAGCTACAACTGTTTATGCACAGGGCGGTCGTGGCAATGCCCGTCTCGTAGCTTGGGAAGGCGAGCGTACAGTAACCTTCACAATGGAAGATGCTCTTATCTCTCCTGCTGGTTTTTCAATTCTAACTGGTGCTGGTCTTGTTGATGCAAAGGATAAGCCAGTTATTATGCATACAACTGAACAGACTGATAAAGTTCGTGTTGATAATTCTAATAGCAATGCTCCTTTTGTAGAAGTTACTCTTTCTAAGAAGCCATATGTAAAAACAGTTTCTACTCCAATAAACAACGGAGATCCTGTATAGCTTAATCCTAAAGAAGATTATATTTATATTATGGTTCTTGATGATCATGGCGAAGTTAAATCTGAGCCTTATATCGCTTCAGAAATTGCCACTGAGATTGCTGCAGGTACTGGATCTAATAATGCAGAAGTTTGGAAGGTAAGAGTATATGGTACTGATGAAGGTCATTCTGATGATTCTCGTCGTATTAATGATTTAAGTGAATTCACCAATGGCTGTGTAGTTCTTGTTGACTACTATGTAGAATATACTTCTGGTGCATTCCAGGTAAACATTACTCCTGATAAGTTCGGTGGTAACTTCTATCTTGAAGCTTCTACTCTCTTCCGTGATACAAATGGTGTAGATATGCCTGCTGAGTTTGTAATTCCTAACTGCAAGGTATAGTCTAACTTTACCTTCACAATGGCATCTTCTGGCGATCCTTCTACCTTTACATTCACAATGGATGCTTTCCCAGATTATACTCGTTGGGATAAGACCAAGAAGGTTTATGCTGCTATTCAGGTTCTTGAGCTTGGTGAAACAGCTGCTGATTTTGAACGTCTTGGCACACATCACAATGGTGTCAATCCTGATACCGAAACAGTATTTAGTGCTGATACTCAAACAGCATACAATACTAACCAGAGACCATTCCTTGAAGAGAATTATTGATAAAAAATTAATGGGAGGAGACGCAAGTCTTCTCCCATTTTTTTTATTTTTGTGGTAAAGGAGATTGAATTTATGGCTGCATTATATAGTGATTCAGAAGATTTTTCTGTGATTTTAAAAAATGTACATAATGCAATGATTGCAAAAATGAAACGTAATACAGCAAAAAGAGAGGCTTTAGAGTTATAGTCTATTCTAATGGCTTTAAAAATAGCAGCAAAAGATTTTAATAAAGTATCAGATAGTATTATTGGTGATAGTATGGAATCTGAATTTTATGAATTGATTTAGACAGCTTATCAATTTCAGTCTTAGTATCATGGAAAAGGGTTTTAGCCGAGTACACTTTTTCATCGAGCAGATGCTAGAGGTAAACGCGTAGCAAGAGTTAAAGAAGCGGACAGTATTTTTGAAGAAGACTTGGCAGCTATATTAGCTGCAGGAGAATTTCTTGGAGGAAACACTTCAATTAGTATGGAATCTTTTTTAGTTGGAGGTTAGAGCTCTGGAACTCGAGCTACTTAGGCATATAAAAATATGAATTTATCTAATTTAGCAGATGAAGCTGCAGAAGAATTAATTAAAAAATTAGCAGATATTGAGCATAAAAAAGCAGCAACATAGATAGGGAATGCCACTGGTAAAATTGATATTAGCGGTAAAGCTATTACTTTAAATTATACCAAAGAATTGCCTTTTTCTGTAGAAAGATTACTAGTTTTAATGAAAGATGCTACTTTTTCAGCGAAGAACTATAATTCTAAAGCTTGGAGCGAAGATTCAAAGAAAGAATTATCCGCTCTTGGTTTACATTTAGGACATACAAATTTATATAAGGCGGTTACTGGTGCTCTTAGTGAAGTTTAGATGGGACATAAATAGTAGGCAAGTATGTTTTTTAGAGGTATGAATACTATATTATATAACAATCATGGTTATGCTGAATAGACAAGAACACATTTTAGTCATTTGCGTTTTATATATGAATTAAGAGGTTCTGGATTATTAGATCAAAATGGGTTAGTTTTACCTGTTAAATACTTAATTTATAACGATCCATCTTCAGATGCAATTTTTGTTAAAGATACTGCTAGTATTATTTTAGAAGCATTAGAATCTGCTTCTAGAGCAGATAATCTTTTAGGCGAAGTTTCTATTACGGCTTCTAAAGTTTAGAGTATTTGACTTTCGTCAAAAATTTTGTTATATTATATTTAGTATAAAGAGAAAAAGGAGATGTTTTATATGGCAAAAATAGCCTTTACAAAACTTGGTTTAACCAAAAATACAGATATCGCTTCTTTTGATTGGAATGGATAGATTGTAGAAGTTAAGTAGTATCTACCAATCCAGGAGAAAATGGATTTAATTACATCTGTATTAAATAATTGTCAAGATGAAAATAATTTTATTAATGAAGCAAAAATGTCTATGTTTATGGATTTAGAGGTTGCTTATAGATATACAAATATTAACTTTACTGATAAACAAAAAGAAGATCCAGCAAAAATGTATGATTTACTTGCGGGAAGTGGATTTTTTGATGATTTGTTTACGGTAATGCCTCAAAGAGAATATAAAAGTATTGTAATGTGGTTGAGTAAGACCGCAGAACATATTTATGAATATCGTAATAGTATTTATGGTATTCTTGATGCCATGAATACTGATTATAGTAATTTAGAATTAGATGCTGAAAAATTAAAGCAAAATATTGCTGATCCTAATTCGCTTACATTACTAAAAGATGTTCTAACCAAATTAGGTTAATTTATAATATTACTTCTGTAAGAATATATAGGAGTAATCGGGGTAGGAAATAGATTATTTCCTACCCCTTATTTTTTTACTTAATTTCGGAGAGAAAGGAGTAGTATAATAAATGGCTAAACAATTAAATGTTAATTTAGCTATGACAGCTGATACAAGTAAAGCTAAGATAGAATTATAGGCTTTATAGAAGTAGTTGGACAATTTAATGATGTCAGCTCAAAGAAAAGATAGTTCTTTAGGATTATCTTCTGAAATTCAAAAAGCTACATAGATGGCTGCATAGTTAAAAGTTTAGTTGGAATCTGCTACTTCTTCTACAGGTAAATTAGATTTAACAAAATTTAATGAAGGGCTGTAGAAAAGTGGTTTAAAGTTAAGTGATTATAGAGCTGCCTTATCTTCTTTAGGTCCAGAAGGCTCTTAGGCATTTTCTAAATTAGCTTCGTCTATTATGTAGGCAGAAGTTCCATTAAGAAGATCTAATGCTTTATTGAGCAATTTTGCTACCACTTTAAAGAATACTGCAAGATGGCAAATTTCTTCTAGTGTTTTGCATGGATTTATGGGAGCTCTTCAAGGTGCTTATGGTTATGCTTAGGATTTAAATGAAAGTTTAAATAACATTAGAATTGTCACTGGTCAATCTATTGATTAGATGGCTAAATTTGCGGATGAGGCAAATCGTGCAGCTAAAGCTTTAAGTACTTCAACAACTGCATATACCGACGCCGCATTAATCTATTATCAGCAAGGTTTAAATGATCAAGCTGTAAAAGAGAGAACAGATGTAACTATTAAATTAGCTAATGTATCTCGTTAGAGTGCAGAAGAAGTTTCAAGTCAGATGACTGCTATTTGGAATAACTTTGATGATGGTTCTAAATCATTAGAGTATTATGCAGATGTTATTACTAAATTAGGTGCGGCAACTGCATCAAGCTCTGATGAAATTGCTCAAGGTTTATAGAAATTTGCTTCTGTAGCAGATACAGTTGGTTTAAGTTATGAGAAAGCAACTGCGGCATTAGCTACTGTTGTTGCTGAAACTCGTCAAAGTGCAGATGTAGTTGGTACTGCTTTTAAAACGATGTTTGCTCGTTTTTAGGGTCTTCAACTTGGAGAAACTCTTGAAGATGGAGTTACATTAAATAAATATTCAGAAGCTATTAATACCGTTGGAGTTAATATTCTTAAAGCCAATGGCGATTTAAAAGATATGGATACTATTCTTGATGAACTTAGTGAAAAGTGGAGTAGTATCGGAGAAGCTCAAAAGGTTGCCTTAGCTGAAACAGTTGCCGGAACTAGACAGTATGCTCAGTTTATGGCAATTATGAATAATTATGATAAAATTCTTGCTAATTAGGATTTGGCAGCAAATTCTGAAGGTACTCTTCAAGAATAGGCAGATATTTATGCTGAAAGTTGGGAAGCAGCAAGAAAAAGAGTACGTGCTGCATCTTAGGCGATTTATCAAGATTTATTAGATGATAAGGTTTTTATTAAATTATTAAATTGGTTAGAAAAAACTCTGTCGTTTTTGGATAAATTTATTGATAATATAGGTGGATTAAAAGGAGTATTACTTACTCTTGGTAGTGTTTTAACCTCTGTTTTCAGTGCATAGATTTAGACTTCTATAAATAATATGGTTTCAAGCATTGCTATGATGACTCCAAAAGGATAGAAGTCTGCAGAATCTTTACGAGCATAGGCTAATAAAGAATTGTTTGCAATGACCAATTCTCCTGAATTATAGGGAACTGCTTAGGGTGGTGCTATGACTGAAGCTTATAAGCAGCAAGCCAATTTGCAAGGAATACTATTGGATAATGCTAAATATATGACAGAGGAAGAATAGAAATAGGCATAGCTTCTATTAGATATGAACAGATAGATGGGTGAAGAAGCTATTACTGCTGGAAAAACAGCTGATGAATTAGAACGTCAGACAAACGAGTTGGGAAAATAGCAAAGTGAGTAGGCTCGTAGAGCAGCTGCCGCTAAAAATAAATCTTATTCAGCAGAAGACATTCAGCAATATTAGAATGAAATAAAGAAAATGACAACCTCTATGGCTGCTGCTTCTTCTGCAACAGCTGTTTTTGAATCTATTACAAAAAAAATTCCTTAGAATTTAGATTTATCAAGCAAAGAAAGTTAGGAGTTATATAATAATTTAAAACAAATAGGAGCAACTGAAATGCCTGCTTTAGAGAGTTTAAAAGGAACTCTCTTAGATAGCAAAAATGAGGATTTAATAGGTAATTTAGATTAGGCTTTTCGTGATTTAGGTTCTTCTATTAACACTTTAGATGGCCCAGAAGCTTTTTAGAATATCATTGATAGAATTAAATAGCTTAGTTCTGAATTAAAACAAGCTTTACCGGTAGATCTTTAGATTTAGTTGGAAGATATGGAAGGTAAATTGGCCGCTGCTTATTAGAAAAGTGGATAGAGTGCGGCAGAAGCAAGTAATGCAGCGGGATAGTTTACCGACTCTTGTCAAAGATCAGCTTAGGCAGCTCAAGATGCTTCAGATAAAACAACGTAGCTAGGTAATAGTGCATAGTAGACTGGAGAAAAATTAAAAGCATTAGGTCAATATTCTTTTGATTTTGGCTCAGTTATGTCAACATTATCTAGTACAATAATGAGTGTTGCTTCAGCCATAAATACTTTAAAAAATTTAGGTAATATTCTTAATAATGATGATTTAACCAATGGAGAAAAAGCTCTTTAGTTAATGATGTCTGTTGGAACAATTTTGCCATTAATAACAAATATGACTAAAATATAGACAACAGCAAATCTTGCTCTTGCTGCTTCTGGAGCAAAAATTCAATTAGCTTTTTGGCAAATATCTTTAATTATAGGGGCTGTTGTTGCTGTAGCAGCAGTTCTTATTAAAGTTTTTGAAGGTATCAAAGAAAAATCTCCTGAAGGATAGCTGAAAAAATTTCAAAAAACAGCAAAAGATTTATCAGATGCTTTTGATGAAGCTTAGCAAAATGCTGAATCATTAAAATCAACTATAGATTCTTATGATTCAGTTATTGAAACATTAAATAATTGTGTTAAAGGAACAAAAGAATGGAATGATGCTTTAGCAGAAGTAAAATAGGCTACTATTGACATTGTTTAGAAATATCCAAATTTAGTTAATAAAATGCAATTCGAATATGTCAATGGAGTTCGTATTATTACAAATTTAGCAGAAATATAGAAGGAAGCTTAGAAAACTGCTAATCGTTTATAGTCAATATCATTATATGGCAATATGAAACTTTCTGCTTAGCAAAATCTGGTAAATGATAATAAGCTTAAAGATAAGTTTTCAAATACAAATAACGAAAAATATATAAATGCCGCTTTTGATAATGCTGAGTATTATGCAAATATGTCTTGGGATAGATTTGCAGAAGAATTTAAAAATATTTTACCATTATCAGAGCTTCATGATTTTAAAGATAGTCTTAAAGAATCTGCTAATAATACAAAACAATTTAATTCTTCTTTTAGTGATACTTCTGAGATTTTAGCAAACAGTTTATTATATGATACTGACTTTTAGGAAGAGGCAGAAAAAAAAGGATTATCTGATTTTACTAATTTTATAAGTAAAATATTATCTGAATAGACTGCGGATGAAATAGATAAAAGATATGCAGAAATTAGTAGTACAATTAATTCAGAAAACAAAGAAAAAATTTTATAGGAATATTTTGATTTAAATGGAATTTCAGGAACCTTTAAAGGTATTCAAAATGGTAATTTTAAATATTATGATACTATTCAAGGAAAAGATGTTGAAAAATCTGTAGATAGCGTTTTACAAAGTGTTGCTACTAATAGAGCTCGATCTATAGTAGAAAATGAATTACCTAAAACATATAACAATGTTTTAAATAGTATTGCTGAAAAGACTTCTTAGTTTTCTTCTGGAAATAAAGATCTTTTAACTAATTTATTATCTGGACAATTATCAAAAATAAATGTTAAAGATTTTAAAAATATGTCTTTAACAGGACAAGATGCATAGATTTTTGCGGATTTATATAATTATCTTAATGGTACAAATATTGATGCTAATAGTATTGAACAATATATCAAAGATTAGATTTCTTTGGGTGATATATATCGCAGTTAGATAAAAGATATTTCTTCACTTCAAGAAAATATTAAAAATTTAAATAAAGCTTTTGGATCTTTGAAATTTGGTGATGTTGTTGAGAATCTTGAGGGACTTTCAGAACATGCTAAATCTTATTTCCAAATTATGGAAGATGGAACTTATAAATTAGTTGGAAATGTACAAGGATTTAAAGATGCATTATTTAAAGAATCTACTGTCGGTTTTGAAAAAAATTTATAGAATTATATCGGTTTATTCGCTAATCAAGAAATTAATGAAGCTGGAACAGCAGGAGCAAGGTCTTTAGGTCTTATTTCATCTGGATAGTCTATTATTGGTGAAGGTGAAGAAGCTCATGTTGTTAATGATTATGAAACAATGTAGGCTAACGCCATTGCTTATGCGACAGCAACCGATTCATTAGAATAGCTTGAATATGTAAAATAGCGTTTTAATGAAATTGGAATAGATACAGAAGCTCAAACTCTCGCGGAAAATGCAGCTTTACAAGATTTGGCAAGTAAATATGAGTCTTGTACAGATGATTTAGAAGCTTATTAGCATGCTTTAACCACTAATAATAAAGAACTTGCAGCTGCAGCACAAGAGACGTTAAAATATTCTATTGCAGTTGCTGAATTGGCAGAAAAGCATGGCTTTGATGCAAAAGAAACTGAGGCTTATGCTAAAAGATTAAAAAATAATTTGTCAGAAGCAATGAAAGAAGCAGGTTTTAGCGAAAAGCAATTGGAAAAATCTGCTTTAACTGCAGCAATAGCAAATCAAAGACTTGATAGAGGTTTATTAAGTCTTAATAAAAACTTAGAAACTTATAAAAAGAGTTTAAGCTCAGCAGATAAAAATAGTATTGAATGGTCTAATACTATGGATGCTCTTAAGACAGATTTAGCCGATATTTTAAATATGGATATATCTGTTTTAACAGATGAATTTGCTTAGAGTCTATTAACAGATGCTACTTATTCGGCTTATTTAACTTAGGCTTTAGATGGTAATGTTGAAGCAATATTAAAGCTTAGAGAAGTCGCTACTGATTAGTTAATTATAGATATTAAGACTAATTTAGAAAAAGCCGGAGAAGATATGTCTGGTTTTGAAGAGTAGTGGAATGCATTAAAAATTGCTCTTGCAGAAAATTTAGAAACAGGTGGATTGGATTAGACTTCTTTAGTTAATGCTTTTAATGATCTAATTAGTAAAGGAAAAATGACTAAAGAATAGATTGAATCAACATTGGCTGGTCTTAATGTTGCTGCAGATATTGAGACAAGTTATAATCCTCAAACTATGACCGTACCTACTACTATAACAGAAGAGTAGATGGTTTATGCTGGTTCTAAAGAAATTGAATTTTATGACACAGCTGGAAATTTATAGAAGAGAAATCAACCTCTATATAAAAAATTTACTACTACTTACCCTGGAGATACTGCTGAAGTTACTGGTTATGTTCCTACTTATACAATAAAGGGAACTAAAGGATCTGGTTCTGCAACTACTAAAATTGTCACAGAAAATAAACCTCCAATTAAAAAAGGTGGTAATAAAGGGCAAACTAATGAAATATCTTCATATACAGATACCGGAACCGGAAATTATAGTAACACTTCTTCGACAGAAATTATTACAGATGCTTTTTCTCCTTTAGTAAATGAAGATAATGGAATTAATTTTATTCAGCCAAGTTATGGTCCTACTACAACAGGAATAAAAGATGGTGAAAAAGGCGGTGGCTCAGAAAAAGAGGCCACTGGTCAAGCAGAACTTATAGAAGACGAAGAACATCGCTATGATGAATTAAATAAGACTTTAGAAGGTCTTTCTTAGTAGTATGAACGTCTTGGCAAGGCACGAGATAGAGCTTGGGGTAAAAATAAAATTGCTCTATTAGAGCAAGAAATCACAAAGCTTAAACAAATGCAACAAGTTTATGAGCGTTATTTAAAAGCTGTTGCGGGTGATGATTGGAATAATTTGTCTAAGGTTCTTCAAAGTGGAGGAAATCTTGGTGCGATTATCGCATCCGGTAAGGCTGGCGGAAATCTTTAGAAAGATTTTAATAAAATTGTTTCGTCTGTTGTTGGAGCTATTTAGTATAAAATAAAAGATGAAAATGGTAATGAAAGTCGTAAGACAGAAGATTGGAAAGGATTAAAAGATGTTCTTGGTATTGATTTTGATTTAATGTTAGATGAATTTGGCTAGATTGCTAATAGAGATGAAATTGAAGAAGCAATAGAATCTTGGTGGAACAAAAATGTTGAGACTTGGAATAATATGACCGCAATTGAACAGTAGAACAATCCGGCTTATTGGGATCGACTTTCCGCCATTAAAGAGTATATGCAAAAACTATTAAATCAATATGATGAATCTATTAATACTTTTACAGAACAATCTGATAAATTATTAGATAATCTTTATGAACAACAAGCTAAGGTTTATGAGCATTTTAGATATAAAGTAGACCTTAAAGTTGAAATTAGTGAACGCTCTTTAAAGCGTATTGAATATGCTATTAAAGTCCTTGGAGATAATATCTATAAAGTCCCAGAAGTAATGCGTTCTTGGTTCGATAAACGAGTTACAAATACAAAAGCAGAAGTTATCAATCAAGGCAGTACTTGGGCTTCCGCATATCAAGAAGCACAATCTCTCTATTCTTCTGGACAAATTAGTCAAGAGGATTATGTTTAGACCATTAAAGATGCTCAAGATGGTCTTTATGGTTGTGTAGATGCTTTGTTGGAAATCAATGAGGAAATGCGAGAATATTATAAAAATGTTCTTAGTAAAGTTAAGGATGAAATGTCTCGCATTACTAATGAAATGGATCATTAGCTTAATACCGTCCAACATCTAACTAATGTTCTTTCTCTCTTGGGTAGATAGACAGACTATGAAGCTATTGGTAAAATTCTTGATGCTCAATTACAAATGTCTCGTAATGGATATGAAGTATCTAAAGCATAGACAGAAATGTATCGCCGTCAAGTTGCTGATGCAGAGGCTACTCTTTAGGAATTGTTAGCTGATGGTATTTCTGAGGCAGCATTAGAAGAATGGAAGAATGCTGTTCTTTATCCTGCTAAAGAAGCTCTCCTTGAAGCTGAATCTGAAATGCAAGCTGACTTTGAAGCTTATCTTGAGGTTATTAATTCTATTTATGAAAATAGAATTAACCAGATTTATCAAGACTCAGAACGTCGTTTATCTGGTGCCTGGGGCAGTTTTGATTAGGTTAATAATGCCTTAGAGCGTCAGCACGCCCTTGATGATGAATATTTGACTAAAACAAATTAGATTTATGAAACTAATGTTTTAATTAAAAAATTAGCTGAAGATTTAGATAAAACAAATAATGATGCAGCTAAATTAAGAATAAAGAATTTTTCTGCTGAAATTGAAGGTTTGCAATAGAAAAATAAACTTAGTAAGAGTGAATTGGATATTGCAAAAGCTCGTTATGAAGTTCTTTTAGCAGAAATAGCTCTTGAAGATGCACGCAACGCCAAGTCTACAGTTCGTCTTCAAAGAGATAACGAAGGCAACTATGGCTATGTTTATACCGCAGATGGCGAATAGGTTGATGCGGCTGAAGATGATTTAGCTAAGAAAAATAATGATTTATATAACTTAGTTCTTGGACAAGCGAATGATTATACTCAAAAGATTATTCAATTAACACAAGAGCGTAATGCTGCTTTAAAAGATCTTGATATGGCTTGGGCCGAAGGTCGTATTGCCGATGAAGAAACTTATAATAAACTTCGTGAAGATATTAATAATAAATACAATGCTTTAATTCAAGAAGATTATGAAAGTTATTATAGGGCATTATATTGGTTAGATTAGACTGCTGTTACAGATCATACTGAAGCATGGGGCACCAGTTTTTAGGATGTTTTAGATGCTGGTGAAGATTTTAAAAATGAAACTGATACTCTTATGCATGAGACCGGTGAAACTATTGACTGGTTAAATAGTATGCGTTAGGAAGCTACTGAAGAAGCTAAGGTTGGTGCGGGAGAGTTAGAGCAATAGCTTGATGATTTAACAAAATAGAATGACGCTCTTGCTAAAACGATGATTGAAGAAGTTATTCCTGCATCAGAAGAAACTTTAACTATGGCTTAGGCACTAACCGAAGAGTGGATTAGACAATATGATGAAATTATGGCTCTTATTGATGCATATTTATAGTTGATAGATGCAATGAATGCCGCATTAAATGAAATGGCTGGCGTTAATAAAGAAGAATTTGATGCCAATAAAGACTATTCATTAGCTGCAACTTAGAAATTCTTAGAAACTGGTGTTATTGATAATGATGTTATTTAGCAGCTTCTTTTTAGAGCATAGAAAGAAGAGTTAAATGGCGGTCATAATGATAAATGGTGGACTAATGATTAGATTCTTGAATTGATGGATATTGCTTCAAGAGGCGATAATGATGCAAGGTCTGCTGATGCAATGGCATTTTTACAAGGAATTGCTGGTGTTAATGGAGATCAGTAGTATTATACATCTGATAGGTTGGCTGAATTAGGTATTACTGGAGAAGGATATTCTTTAGAAGAATTTGCTAAAAGATTAGAAGAAAATACCAATGCTTAGATCGACGCTAATAGATTGGCGGAAGAAGCTAAAGCATAGGCTGAAAGTGCCTAGGAAGCAACAGAAGAATCTACCGAAAAAACTGATGAAAATACTGAATAGTCTGCTAACACAGCTTAGTCAATTTAGGATACCGCAGCAGCTATGACAGGAGATTTTTAGACTTTAGCAGATGAAACAACAGAGCATTTTGATGAAACAACTCAAGAAGCAGAAGGTATTATTTAGGAAGCCGCAAATAGTTTAGTTGAGGCTTTACATAATAATGCAGATACCGTTTCTAGTGCTGTTTAGATTGCTGCTGAGATTATTGCTAGATCTATTAAAATGGCCGAAGAGTATGCAGCCCGTGCAGAATCTGCTGCAGCCGAAGCAGTCAATGCCGCAGCCAGTATTCCTATAGAGACATCCACTTCTTCATCTTCTGGCGGAGGCGGAGGCGGAAATAATGTTCAAATGGCATTTGCTTCTGGTGGATATACTGGAACCTGGGGCTCAAGCGGTAAATTGGCAGTATTGCATGAAAAAGAGCTTGTTCTTAATGCAAATGATACAGAGAATATTCTTTCTGCAATATCTTTAGTTAGAGATTTTGCTTCTGCAATTGATTTGCGTGCGGCCGCAAGTAATATTTCAACCGGACTTAGTTCTCCAGCATATGAAGCAGGCTCTCAAACTTTAGAACAATCTGTTACAATTCATGCAGAATTTCCAAATGCAACAAATCATAGTGAAATTGAAGAAGCATTTAATAATCTTGTTAATCGTGCTTCTCAATATGCTAATCGTTCATAATACAGAGGGGAGAGGATTTATTCCTCTCCCCGTTTTTTTTATTGGCCTAAAAAGAACATTTGACTTAATTAAAAAATTATGTTAATATAGAAATATGAGAAAAAGGAGGGATAATAACTATGGCAGAAAAAGATTATGCTGATATAATGTTTGATGCTGTTAGTGTATTAATTGATAAAAAAATTGATGCAGTAAAATTTGATCAAACAATTAATGCAACAATAGTAGATGCAACAAGAGCTGAAGAAGGAGTTTATGTTGTTTCTACTGGAAATGCAAAATTTACAGCATATAGTACCGAAGTAGAATATAAAAATAATGATGCTGTTTTAGTTATGATTCCATAGGGTAATTACGATAATCAAAAGATGATTATTGGTAAATAGGTAGATGATACTAATACTCCTTTGGTTTACAAATCTCCTTTTTAGGGATTAGTAAATATTACCAATAATTTGATTTAGGGTAAAGAAGAAATTGGCTATTGGGCTAATGATCCAACAGCAGATACAGGATTATCTTGGAATATTGATAATAATGATTTTAGGACATCAACGATTTTTCTTGCGGCAAATAGATTGTTAACTTAGATAGCAACTGCATCTACTATGGATGAAAGAAAAAATTTAAGAAACCAATATAATAATTTGGTGTTATATGATAGTGATTTTGATGATACTTTTATTCCATAGGCAGAATATACTCGACTTGGTTTATCTGCATAGTTTTCTACTTGGCTAGCCGATTATGGAACTTATACAGGTAATTATGGTTTAGCTATAGAGATTACTTTTAAAAGTCTTGAAACAGATACAAATAATAGCTTCACTAAGATTATTACTTTTGATAGTAAAGAATTTTTTGGTGATGTGTATAATTTTGAGACTTATTATACACAAGAAAATGTATATGATATAAGTGATTATACAGATTATCCTATTACAAGATTGCGTTTATTTGCATATCAAAGAGAAAATTTTATAGGAGCTAATGGCGAAAGAGTTCCATATAATGATGCAACTGGTTTTGGTAATGTAAATCCAAATATTTTTATTAAAGATCCTTATTTATGTTTAGGCATTCCAGTTGAAGATTTTAATGAAGATATGGCTACTATTATGACTACCAGTACAGTTACTTACTATAAAGGTGATTTATCTCCAGATAGTGATTATGCTTAGAGATTTAGTGATAATGAAAAAATTATAGGATTACGTTGGGTTCATAAAGATACTGAAAATGATATAATAAAAGCAGTAGAACCTGATGAATTCCCAGACACTTATGAAGTACGTTGGTATAGATATAAATTAGGAGCCTAGAGTCCAGATATATATGCTGGTGCCCATTGGGAGCGTCTTTATTATCCTCGGACTGGTGGTATGGATAGTGAAGGAGATTATTATGTTACAGATCCAAATACAGCAACTCCTGAATTAGATACCTTTACTAATGAGTTAGAAATTCGTTTTTGGCCCAATGTAAATAATGCAAGTGAGAAAATTAAAGTCGTTATTGTTAAAAATGAAGGCACAGAAAACGATCCTATTTATAGAAGAGTTGCAGTAAGTAATATTTTAGAGTTTACAAATAAAACAGATGTTAGAAATAAAGCATCTGTTATTGATATGAACGCTTTATCTATTCAGTTTGTGGATGAATCTGGTGAAATGTCAGATTGTTTAGGAACTTATTTTATATATGATAGAGCAGATAAAATTTTAAATGATTAGGATAAAGAAATTAGATTTCTTTAGCTTGCTTTTGATCCAAACGAACCAAATGTTTATTAGAAAGCTGAATTAACAGATTGGACAAGTATTAAATGGTATGTGCCTTGCGGCAGTGATACAATGATTGTTCCTGCCACGCCCGCAAGTGCGGCGGCATAGCCCGTATCAAATCCAACAGAGGAAAATAATTTTACTATTACTAATCAAACAAAAATTGCGTTTTTTATTAAGCCTGTTTTAAATCGCTATGCGGGACGTAATACTGTTCGTGCAGAGGTTATTAAAGATGGTTAGTCTTATACCGCAGAAGCTTAGATGGTATTTGGCACTTCTGGAACATCAGGTTCTGATTATACTATTTAGTTAATTTGGCATCATGGTAAAAACGCAGTTGATGTTTCATCAAATGTTTTAAATACTGAACCAAGTGAACATTTAGATGGTTCAAGCCTTGGTGATAGAAAAGTTCTTGAAGGAGAGCTTGTTCTTTATGATTAGAATGGTTAGAATGTAACTTAGTCTGATTTTGATTGGGATATTGATTGGAAAGTTGCAGAACGTACAGATTCAAATGCGAATGAAATTTTGCAACCGGCTTATCAAGAAACAGATTATTATTATCCTATTTATTTAGCTGAAGATAAATATGAAAATGGTGAATTAACAGAAAGTAATTTTGTAACTTTTAAACAAGGATAGTTAGATGATGGAAAAGATAGTCAAAGATAGGGACATTATTATTATTATACTTTAAAAGATATATTTAATAATGCCGGACTCGTTTTAGGCGAAGATGGTATAATTTTTAGTGGTGTAACCAGTGAAAATAAAACAAGTATATTTGAGAAAATATCTAAGATTTATTATTGGGATAATGAAAAAAATCATTTTGCAAATTGTGTAGAAACATATAATAATGGAGTAGCTGCTAATTAGCAATTAACAGCAGAAACGATTGCTAATAGTACTGCACAAGGAACTGGTATTCCTGATAAATTTTTAGATGCTTTTAGTTATGAATATACTATAGACGAAGAAGAGTATATTCAATATCAATAGTTTTATTATAAAACTCATGAAACTGAACAAAGCAAAAAGAAAAAGTAGTTAATTTTTGAACAATTAGAAAATGTTTATGGTGGGGACGAAAGTAATACTATTCTTAATTTAAGCAGCCAGGCCGCAGATGATGTATTTTTTAAAACTAACATCACAGCAATTACTAAACAAGAATTTTTTAATGCTATTCAATAGAATATACTTTAGTATTGGACTGGAGAAAATTTTATTACTATTCTTGAATATTTTGCTGAACAATACTATAATAAAGTAGATGAATAGATATATACTCTAAATCCTTCTACTTATAATTGGCAAATTAAGGTAGGAAATAATACTAATAGTAAAACATTAAGAGATGAATTATTTAATATTCATTCTAATGGACAATTTTTGAGAATAGAATTAATTTCAAAATTGCTTGATTTTAATAATGATCCTGGTTTATATTATAATAATAAACGTTTTTATATTACAGATAGTTATTTATCAGATATAAACATTTTAAGAGAATTATATTCTCTATTATTTGATAATGATGCTATAACAAATGAAAGATTAGAAGAATTACAAATATAGTATTTTTATGTGATTATAGAAAATGCTGATGTTCTATAGGAATTGCTTGTCCTTCCAGAAAATTCTACAGATAGATATGTATATGAAAATAATGGAGAAGTTGTTTTTATTTCTCCAGGAACTTATTTAAGTTGCGGTGTTTTAAGATATTTATTTAATTCTGAAGAAATTAAATTTTATAAAATTATTTCAAATAATACTTCAAATACAAATTAGTTAAAAAATAACTTAAAATAGAATTTTAATTATACTTCTGATAGTTGGGAGGCTATTTTAAGTAGAATTATTGATTATAATGAAAAAAGTAAAAATGAAATTTAGAATACAAATTTGTCTACTTCATATTTAATGTCTTATAGTAATTTAGATTTAAAAACTACAATATTAAATTCTTTAGAGAATGGAGAATCTTTATCTTAGATATTATCTAATTTGAATTTAGATGATGAATAGGGGTTTTAGGAATTAATTCACAATTAGAGTGGATTAAATAATTGTTTAATTTCTATTTTATCTTTATCAGAAACTTCTGAATCGAATGAAGATTTACGCACACCCGGTTTTGTTCAAACCTCTGATTATTCTACAATTCTTTCTAAAGAAAAACAAAAATGGTATTTAGAATAGAATTTTAAAAATATTAATGATGAAGAAGTTGGAAGTATTTTTGTTTTAGATGCTATTAGACAAAAATAGATGCGGAATTTTACTGATTTAATGAATTTTACATTAACAGCAAATCAAGGAGAAAAACTTATTTTAGGTCCAAATCCAGAGTCTTCTTCTTAGTATGATTATGTTAATATTTTATTTTCATTAAAGTTTTTGTTAGGGCAAAAATAGGCAGAATTATTATCTGATATTTAGTCAAAAAATACTAATGGAACAATTTCTGGCAATAATAATAATGCTGTAGAATATCATATAACACACATATCTTCTTCTGATTATTATACCAATGCAGATTATATTTATGGTAAAGATTTATTTAGATATATTAAAACTTATTTTAATAGTGCTACTGGAAATAAATATGTTTTAGAAGAAGTTAACAATCTTGGATTGTTATTTAAATTAATGTTTAAAGAAAATTTTTATATTAATTTAAATTCTCAAAGATTTGGTCCTTTAGATAATTCTATGGGATTTTTTACAAATGCAACTAGTTCCATAATGAGAGATTATGCTACTACACATAATACTTTTGATAGAACCAGATAGAATGATTTAAGTTATTTAGGAACTTTTACTACAAATACTGCCTACTATATTGCGGAGTTTAAAGAAGGCGTAGATATTGACAATGATGGCATTGTTAGTTTTGATGGAGCTCCTATATTATAGGCATGTGCTTCTTATTTACGAAAAAGCTATAATGGATATAGCGGAGATGCTCCAGTTATTACAATATCTTTAAATGATAATAATATTGTTTATTCTGGAACAAAAGAAATTATTGGAGACGATAATTCTACTTATATCCCAGAAAATAGTGTTTTTAAGACATGCTTTAGAAATTATATGATAAATCACAGAGGAGATTTTTTTAAGACCAGCAATGCATTATTTTTAAAGAATGATAAAGATATTTTTGATTTCTATGATTTTGTTAAAAATAATACAACAACTTAGATGGTACCGATTGGTACAAATCCATATACCAATGAACCAGTTTATTCGACTACTACAATTTATCTTTGTCCTCTATATTATACTGAAATGACAATAGGTGAAGGTAATAATGATACTCCAACAATATTACCTCTTACTGAGAGTACTAATAATCAATTAACTAAATCAGATATTACTTGGTCAAGAAATATGAGTAATTTTAATTATAAGTATTTATGTACCAATTTTTATTTTACAACAAATGGTTTTTATCCAGATTTTACTTCTTTACTAATGGCAATTATTATTAGTTCATGGCCTGTAAATGGTAGTAGAGTTTTAAAAAATTTATTTGGAGATACTTATGTAAAAAATGCAACTGGATCAGAAGACGTTTTTGGCAAATCTAATATTCTAATTTTCTTCCCATACTCTAATGAGACTACTTATTTTGCTTCAATTAATAAAATTTTATAGAAAGATTGTATTAATAATGGTTCTGTTCAAGATAATGATATATTATATACAAAGGTAATTCAAAAATTGCAAAATAATCCAACAATCACGCAATTAACTCCTGATTCAGAAAATTTATTTTATATTAAGTTAATGTCAATGTTGTTTAAGGATGAATATGATAATGTAGATAAGTATTATGAATCGGAGCAAGAATAGCAGCAATTAACTTTAGATATATTATTATCTAAAGAGGAAATTTTTTGGTAGTGTTATGATTGTGTTTTTAATGTTGATTATCCAGAAAATGATAGTAATGGTAATTATAGAAGTCAATAGAACATTGAATTAAATCTTTTTGATGAATTTGCTATTGCGGCGAATACAAATTATTTAGAGGTAAAAGATATTAGTCCCGATGACCGTAAAAAAGATTAGTTAAAAACTAAAATGTTTTCTTTATTACGTTCTTATTATTAGAAAAAGAATTTTTATCAATTTTAGTTAATATAGAATACTAATAAAGAAAATTTATATAATTATGTAGCCAATCTTTGTTTTAAGTCTCCTTTAGATGAAGATATTTATACCCGTGCTTACTGTAATATTTAGAGTAATAAAGATAGTGATCATAGTAATACAACTATTTTGTTACGAAACTTATATTTAAATGGGACTGGTTCATTTAATGGTATTCCAACTTTAACAGCAACGTCTTGGATAAAGACTATAATTTAGTCTATGAATGATTATCCAGCTTATGAGTATAATTTATCCATAGGTTCTGATTATAATTATTACGTTGACACAAATGGTAAATTAGAAAAAATTAGCAATATATTAGTAAATAATACCTATCCTCTTTAGGAGTTATATACATATATTTATTATTCTAATTTTTATACTTATAATAAAACAAATAGCAATATTGTTTCAAAAGATATAATTGCAAAATCTATTATTGATAATAATTAGAATGTAGTTATTATTAATAATCAAACTTTGAGTGAAGCTATTCCAAATACTGAGATAGAACTATTATAGTCAATGATACAAGCTTTAGTATTAGATAAATAGTCTGATGTGGATTTATATAAAATAATTATTGAGACATTAGGTGCTCAAAGACTTGACAATTTTAAAAAATAGTGGTATTATAAAATTAATAATAAGATGACGAAAGAATTGGTTGAAGGTTTATTTACAAATACTGACATTAATGTATTTTTAAAAGAAATTATTGATATAAAAAATAGTGGAAATGATGCAAAGTTCTATCAAACAAACTCTAATGATTCTGGAGAGATTTATTTTAATTATTATAATTCTTGGTCTAAGAAGGCTTTTGTAAAAAAAGGTGGATTTTATATATTAGATCCAAATGATGACTTTTCTCTTTATGAAACTTATTATTATCCATTGTAGTCTGAGAAAATGGTTAATAAAATTGCTTTATTAGAGTATGAATATCATGGTGGAAATACTTTTATTGTTAGACCTAAAGCTGATTCTTCTACAGATGTTTTATTAAAATCTTTAAATATTCTTCAAGTTGTATTGAAAAATTTTGGAGATTATAATTTAACTTCTTATTTTCCAATTCCTTTAAAAAATGGAACTTAGGGAACTAATGATTAGATTACTTATCAAGTAAGATATATTGAAGGTGCTGATAGAGTTTGGTATCCTTTAACAGGAGAACCAGAATATTATTAGAATCCTTATAGATTATTTGCTTAGAACTATGAAAACGGAATTTTAGCAAATTTTGAAGAATCAGAAGAAAATTTGGTTTGGGAACCAATTTATTATATTGATCCAGACCCAAGAAAAAAAGATAATTTTGTGCCAACTGTAGAAAATAGACTTTTAAAACCTATTGTTGTTTATGTTAAGGAAGCTAAAAATTATGGTGTTATTTGTAAAAAAGATAACATTATTTTATGGTCTTAGCCAATATATGTATATCAAGATAGGTATCCATCTACAACAGTAAATCAGTGGAATGGTACAGATATTGTTTTGGATGATAATACAGGAATTGTTTTAGCTTCTGCTTTTGCCGCAGGGAAAAAAGATGAAGATAATAAATTTTCTGGGGTTATGATTGGTGATTTTAGTAGAGATGTTGTTTCTCCTGAATTATCTGCACAAACGGGTATCTATGGTTTTCATAAAGGAGAAACTTCATATGCCTTTTTAGAGAATGGAACTGGCTATATAGGAAAAGAAGGAAAAGGTAGAATATGGTTTGATGGTGATGATTCATAGATTTATTCAAGTAACTGGAAAGGTAATCGTAATCTTGGTATGTTGCTTGACATAGACGATGGATATATTACGATGAACTAGTTTATTTCCGGATATAGTTATTAGGAATATAATTCAGTGCCAATAGAAGGAAGTATAACGGGCGAACGAAATATTGAACCTATAACGGTTCCTATTGATTCAGCTTATACTAATATTTCTATTAATTCACAAGATTCTCATTATCCATTAAAGATTGGTTTAGATGGTAATACTCCATCTTTTAGAGTGGGATGGGCTGGAGATGTTCATATTGAACGAGGTTCATTAAAAGGAGCTTATATTGAAGGTTCTTTAATAAAGGGTTCTGATATTTTTGCTAATTATGTTCAAGCTAATCGAGGTTGGCTTGGAGGATGGGTTATTGATTCTGGTAAAATTCAGAGTCCTCCTGATGGAACTACTTTTTGGACAGTTTTAGATCCTAAACAAGGTATTACTACAAATCATATTAAACTTAGCACAAAATCAACTTTAGACGATAGTGACGTCTAGGGACATTTAGGATTTGTAACTGGATATGATGGAGTTACACAAACCAATGCGATAGGCATTACTTCTTCTGGTACTCTTATTGTTTAGTCCTCTGGATCTAATATTGGACTAAAAGCAGGCGACGGCGTTTGGATTGAAGCTCATGGATCAGAAGGAAGAGCAAGTTTAAAATCAACCAACAGTGGTGCTGAAGTTGTTGCTAAAAGTGGAGGAGGAAGCGATGGAGCCGGAGTTTTTATTAGAGGACCGCTTTTAAAAGTTGAAGTGAGTGCAGAAAATCAATATGGTATATATGCTCGTTTTGCTTGAGCATTTTATATATAAAATTAAGATATAAAGGAGTTTTTAAAATGACTATTACAAAGGAACAAGTTGAACAACTTACTCGTATTTATAATACAATGCTTGAAATTCGTACAAAGGGTGAAGATACTCTTGTAATGGCAGATTGCTTGCGTGCACTTGAGCAGGTAGTGACACAGGTAATTAAAAATAATGATAGTCAGAATTCAGGAGCTGCAGCCGCAGGTTCTGAGCCAGTAGAGGGATAATTAAATATGGCAGGCGTAGCGGAAAAACTTTATCCACCTACTATTGGAAGTTCCATGCCTGCTTTTTACCAAGAAAATGGGGCGGCAACTGTTGTCGTCCCATTTTCTATGAATAGGGCTGTTTCTGTTTCAGATATATCTGGTTTTAGAATTAAAATAAAGACAGTATAGAGTAATACTTTTATCCATACTTTAGAAAGTCGTGAAGTAAATAACTCTATTACAAATAGAGAAGTTAGATTTACTTGGAGCGATATAAGTAATTTTAATATAAGATTAGGTCAATATCTGAAAATTCAAATGGCTTATATTGGTAAAGATGGAACGATAGGTTATTTTTCTACTGTTGGAATAGCAAAATACACTTCTAAGCCAAGTGTTTATATAAAGAGATTAGTTTCTGATACTAATTTAATTGAGCCTTTTCAATAGACTTATACTGGAGTTTATGTAACTTCAGAAGATAAAAGTGAAAGACCATATGCTTATTCTTTCTTTTTATATAATTTTGAAAAAGGATTAATTGAAACAAGTGGTTGGAAACTCCATAATACAAGCGTTAATAATTTAGCATCAGAATCTTTATCTTTAGATGAAGCTACTGATACTTATACTTTTGAAACATTATTAACTACAAATTATTTATATTATATTTAGTATGCTGTTAGAACTATAAATAATTTAGAAATTTATAGTCCAATGTACTCTTGTATGGATCCAAGTACACCGGAAACTTCTTTTGGTGTAAATTTAGTTGCTACTAATAATTATGAAGAAGCATATATTGAGTTAAATTTTTCTTTGAAAGATAAATATACAACAAAATCTGATGAAGAATTATTAGCTATGTATCCAGAAGCGGTAGAAGTGGTAACACAAGAGAATATAAATGTAAATAATAATACAAGTATTATTTATAAAAAATTTGCAACCGCACATGGTATAAATGCTCCTTTATTATAGGACGAAGAAGGAAATGATATTTATTATATCTATGCCTCTTTACCTAAACCAATTTCTATTGAAATTTGTCGTTCAAGCAAATTAGATAATTATGAAAGTTGGCAGGTATTAAAGAAAAAATATTTTACTAATTATACTTAGGCATTAAGTTGGTCTTATAAAGATTTTACTATTGAACAAGGTATTACATATAAATATTGTTTTAGACAATATAGTGAAAATAGTGTATCTTCAAGTAGAGCAGAATCTAATTTAGTTATAGCTGATTTTGAAGATATGTTTTTATGGGATGGAAAAAAATAGCTAAAGATTAGATTTAATCCTAAAGTCTCTTCTTTTAAAACTACTCGTTTTGAATAGAAAATAGATACGATTGGCAGTAAATATCCTTTTATTTTTAGAAATGGAGTAGTAAGCTATAAAGAGTTTCCAATAGCAGGATTAATTTCTTATAAAGCAGATAATAATGAAATGTTTGCGAATGCAATAGAGCTAGATTTAATTTCTAATGATAAAACACATCGTGATTATACTCCAGTTAATTAGAATTATAATGATTATTCCAATGAAGATAATTCTGTATATAGCGGAAAATCTTGGGAACGTAGTGAAACTCTTGATTCGGTTGGATATAATATGCGTGCAGAGCGATTATTTAAACTAAAACTTATGGATTGGCTGGGTAATGGTAAAATTAAAATGTTTAAGTCTCCATAGGAAGGAAATTATTTAGTTAGACTATTAAACATTTCTTTAACACCAGAAGATAGGTTAGGAAGAATGTTGCATAATTTTTCTTGTACTGCTTATGAAATGGAAGAGCTGACTTATAATAATTTATTAAACTTAAACTTTTTAAATATTGCCGATGATGAAGAAACAAATATGGTTACAAGTTCTATACTTTTTAAAAATAAAATTGCTGGAATTACTAATATAGATACTTCTGTAAAAATTAATGAAAACGACATTTTGAACTGGATGCGTATTGAGCCAACAGTAAACGGAAATGGTCATTCTTTCTTTGTGCGGCTTGGTGCAGATTCTGCCGATAACAAAGTATTTATTTCTCCTGTTGGATTAACTTTTAATGCAGGTTCATCCTTTGAGTCTCAATTACCCGATGTTTATTTTAATATAAAAGATAATCTTTCTTTAATGGAAGAGGTTAGTAATTAGACTTAGGAAAATTTGACTAATTTAAAAAATCAATGTATTGATTTAGTTGGAGATTCTTTATTACATTATAAATATAATAATACTGAAATTCTTATTGGAGATTTTAATAATATTAGAAGTATTTATATTAAAAATCAAATTTCTACTACTATTGGACCAAACACATTATCTTTTAATTATACAGATTATAGCTCTTTTTAGGTATTAAAATTCTTTGTTTTAGATTTTAAAGAAAAAGTAATTAAGGACATTATTTAGCGTGCATAGAATGTTTATGAAGATAAAGATACTCATACTACTATTACATAGTTTGATGATATATCTTTATACAAAATTTATGATACAAATGATAATTTATTAAGAACTTGTTATTGTTAGAATGGCTCTCTTTAGACTATAACAAATGGAGAAATAAAAACAACTATAACCCTTGTTGATTAGGATGATAATGTTTTTAATTTTAATGAACCTCCGGTTTTAAACTTAAATGATAGTTTTTATAAATCTATTGTTATCGGCAATGGTATTTATTTAAATTGTGCTTATTAGGTTAAAATTACAGAGTATAAGAGTTAAAGGAGTGATCAAAATTGAAATCACATTTTTTAAAAGAAACAAGAGATTTATCTCTTTTGGATGAAGATTTTTTGGCAGCTCTTTTAGAACAAAAAGAAAGAACCGTTTATGCAAAAATTTCTGCATTAGATATTAATGAATTGCCATTGGATAGCATTGAAGGAAAAGTAACTGGTGGTAGTATTAATATTGATGGTGCTTCTTCTGTTCGTCGTACTTGTAGTTTAACCATGATTAGTGATGAAATAGATATTAATGATTTTTATTGGGGACTAAAAACTAAATTTAGTTTAGAGATAGGAATTGTTAATTCATTATCAAACGAATATTCTTCAATTGATAATAATTTATATCCTGAAATTGTATGGTTTTAGGAAGGCATCTTTTTAGTCACAAGTTTTAATACTTCAATAGGTATTAGTAATTGCACTATATCTTTACAGGGTAAAGATAAAATGTCTTTACTTAATGGTGATTTAGGTGGTCAATTGTTTGCTTCTATTGATTTTGGTTAGGAAGAAATTAAAACCGCTAAAATGACATAGGCTTCAGTTGAAATTAATAACTCGGATGTTTTAATGGCAGAAGAATATTATATAAAACCTGCGGCCGCAGACAGTCCAGAAAAAATATCTACTTTAGACAATACAAATTATATTTTTATTGCGGATTCTTCTGGATTATATTATAAAAAACGCAATGAATATGTTAAAGGCATTATGAAAGAAATTACAGATGCGGATGATAATGTTATTGATGTAGTTTATTCTATTGATGAAGATACTCCTTATATTGGTCAGAGATATACTTTATTTAAAAAAGTTATGTCTCCAGATGAGTTATTTGAACCGGTAGAATATACAACAGATAATATTCCTAAAAATCAATATTATTTTAAAAAATATGAAGCAGATGAAGAAAATCATCTTTATGGTTATTATGTTGTAAATACAACGAGATAGATGAAACCTCAAGAGAATTATTAGTTAGTTACTTTATACACATTAGATTATGAATATACTATTGTAAAAATGCCTCTTGAGAAAATTATTCGTGAATCTGTTCATGCTTATGCTAAAGAGCCATATCATAATATTATTATAAATGATTTAGATACATATGGATTAGAACAATTAACTTATCGCGGTGATAAGCCATTATATGCTTTAAGAAATTTATCTACTTCTCATTTTACGCAAATGTTTATGCAAGGTTAGAATCAAAGCCTTGATACTATTATTTAGAATAATAATTTTGATTTTGATCCAATGGTATCTGAAACCACGAGAGTTATTGGCACTGTGGTTAAATTATCAAATAGAGATTTTACTATGGTAGATTAGAATAACATAAACACCAATGACAATACATTATATACAGTAGCAAAATTTGAATATGGTCAAGACGTAGGATACCGTATTACAGATTTAACTTATACTGGTGATTTAGTTACTGGAATTGGAGATACTTTAGTATCAATGTTAGATAAAATAAAAACAATGCTTGGAGATTTTGAATATTTTTATGATACAACTGGTCATTTTATTTTTTAGCGTAAACGCACATATGTGAATACAAGTTGGAGTTTATTAACAAAAACAGATGATGAAACTTTTGTTAATTATGTTAATAGTGATCATAATAAATTTTCTTTTAATTTTGAAGGAAATAGATTATTAACTGCTGTTTAGCATGCTCCTGTATTAAGTAATTTACGCAATGATTTTACCGTATGGGGAAAAAGAAAAAGTGTATCTGGAGCAGAAATTCCTATTCATGCTCGATATGCGATAGATAAAAAGCCAGGATTTTATCATGCTCTTGATGATAAAATTTATTTAACAGAAGAGTGGTTAGAAAATAATCAAAATTCTGCTTTACTTGAAGAATTAGATGGATAGGTACCAGATTATGTTCCATTTGAAAAAGCTCCTGTCCCAGAGTGTTTATGGAATGATGAATATGGTAATAGTGATTGGTGGGAAGTAAGCAATTGGGGCAAATGGTATGAATTATAGGTAGGTGCCCCTCCTTCTGGACGAATGATGAGCTATCAAACGGGTGAAGAAGGATTTAAAGGTAAAATTACTTTCCCAAATGGAACAGTTTTAGATTGTACAAATTCTTGGAAAGGTTAGCTAATGATCGATTTAGATGCTTCTGGTAATCCTTATCGAAATGCTATGACTCCAGAAGAGGTTAGAGAAGATGGCACTATTATTCATTCTCGTCCTTATGGTTCTTATAGATAGCATGGTTGGGGAGGCTGCGGACATACTTTTTTACTTGTTATAAAAGTAAATGAAGCAAACCCAGGAATGAAGAGCTATATTTACAAACCTGTTTTACCTGATTTACAAACATAGCAATAGGATATTGAATAGGCTGAAGAAAATCCATTAACAACAAATGATTTAGAAGGAAAAAGAATTCATGTTGTTGATTGGCGTGAAATTATTTATCAAATGGCTTTAGATTACTTTGCTGGATAGGGATGCTCTAAATAGGATCCTATTTACAATATACATAATGAAATTGTTATGGATGATCCCGATCATCTTCTTCCGATAATTGCCGCAAATAATCCAGATTATTATCCTACTGGATATACTGGTTATGAATAGTATTATACCGATATGTAGGGCTTTTGGAGATAGTTATATAATCCAGATTATCGTCCAAAAGAAATTTGGAAACGTGGAGAATATGCTAATATTAGAAATACAGATTCTGAAGCTTCAAGTTCAACATTTTTTACTCGTAGAAAAGAATGGCAGCAAGCAGAAATTTCTGATTATGAAATTGAATATTATACTTCTTTGTCAAATCCTTTCGTAAGAACTCAATATCAAGAATTGATTGCAAGATGGACAGCAGAGCAAGATTCTGTGAAAAAGAATGAAATTTATCAACAAGTTGTAAAATATTGTAAGTATTGTTTCCAAGCTGGAGATGAAAATGGAAGTAATCAAGATTTACCCTTTGAGATAGATAAAAAGAAATTATATTGGAATATTGATATTTTTGAAAATCCAGAGAAATTAAATTTCTGGATAGAATTTTTAGATAGTCCAACAGAACTTGCGGAATTTTCAATTCCTGTTGTTGGAGATAGGTCAAAAACTATTAATGAAGATAAAGCAAGTGCTATTATTTTTAAAGAAATTCCTGATTTGATTTTATTAGATAGATTTAAAAAAGATAGTAATGGGAATGATACTCTTGAATTAGATTTAAGCAAATTAAGAGATGAAATTCAAGAAGAATCTGGATATACTTTTATATATTTACCTAAAGGATTTTCTTAGTTTTTAACAATTAGTTATAGAAGTATTAGTGTTAAAAATAAAATTGATGAATTGCTTTATCAATTTGGATATTGTATTGAAAATATTTCTATAACTGCCTTACCTATTTATCATTTACAGCCGAATACACGTATTTATGTATAGGATAAAACGACTTAGATAAATGGAGAATATATAGTAAATAAAATTACAATTCCATTGACTTATAATGGAACAATGTCAATAAATGCTAATAAAGCACCAGAAAGATTTTATTAAGGAGGTAGAATAAATGAATCAAAATTTTTAGCAATTTATTTATTGTTCTCCTGGTTCAGAACATAATTTTCCATAGAATTTAACAGCAGAATCTTTAATTAATGGAAGATTTCTGCCTGCAGATAGAACTATTTCTTAGCTTGGTATTAGTGCATTACCAGGAACAAGGCTTTATCTAAATGGTGGTACGGCTCCTGTTGTAGTAGGTTTTACTGGTTTATTTGAAATAGACTTATCCGCAGGAGGAGCTATTACCGATATTAAGGTAGATGAAAGATCTATTCGAGAGATAGAACGTAATGATAGTGCTTATTTAGTTATTGATATTGCGTATTGGGGGTCTTAATATATGGGATTTTATGGTAATATAACAAACACAGGACGTACTCATTTTTAGTTTGATAAAATTTTTGAAAATAGACGAGCTATGGATCTTGCCTGTTTATCTGGAACTGATGATATTTTTGCAGGTCGTTTTGTATTAGTTTCATATGATCCAGAATCAAGATTTACAGCGGGAGATATTTTATCTGGATTTTATGGTTCAGACGGAAAAATTTATGCAGATGCTTCTCATACCATCCTTTTTTATTATACTAATTTTTAGCAAGTACAGCCTTCAATGGTAAATGCTAGTAATTGGAATTCTTACTATTGGAGATATGAAAATTATTATATAAAATTACCTGCTGAAAGTTATTATAATTAGGCAGATGCACTTGCTGGAAATTATTATACTCCTACAACTGAAAACGCAAATGATGAAAATAAATGTTATGTAACTTAGGATTAGTTAATTAGAATTTATACATCAGAAAATTCTCCAACAGAAGCTTTTTTTAAATGTTTGCCAGGAGAGAATGATGCGGAAGCCACTTGGGAAACTCTTATATTATCAGAATTTTATCCTAATTATTTAATCAATTATAATATTGATAAAGAATTTTATGGTGTAGATTAGGCATTAAGAGGATATGATGGAACAGTTTGGTAGAAAATTTATAGTGAAGGAAAAGGTAAATTTATTTTAATTGCAAGATTAAATAGCTTAATGCCTGGCTTAGAATTATTTCCAGATGCTCCATCAGTATTACCTAGTGCTCCTTATATAGATTCAAAAAGTTCTGAAGCATTGTATCGTATTCATGTTCCTTCTCATTGGGGCTTTAGAGTAAAAGAAGCTTCTTTTTATGAAGATGATTTTGGTAATCGCATTTATCCTTTTTCGGATGAAAGAATTATGCAAACTTTTGGTAATTATAATCCTGAGACAAACGAATTAGAAAGTACTTCTTCGGAAGAAATTGATGCAGCTATTTATTTTAATAAAAAAGCAAGTGATAAATCGTATAGAAACTATGATGAAACAACTGAAAATAAAATTGATATTACTCCAACAGGATCTAGTGGGAAAAAATACTTTGATAAAAATGGCAATCAAGTAACTATAGATACTTATGAATTGTCAGTTACATTACCGATGATTGGAAATATGGTTTCTGATGGATATGATTTAATTTATGGTGCAAAACCAACTCCAGATGAGCATGGTGATATTTTACGTTATACCGATGTAAGTTGGATTGATGGATCTCAAACTCAAGAAGTGAAGTATAATGGTTTTGATAATAAAAAAACACATGATTTAGAAACCTTAGCAGGTACATTAAATACATTACACGATAGACTCGGATAGATAGTTTATCATTTAGAAGAAATTCCTTCATAGGCACAAGTTAATAATTTATCTTTTGATTATATTTATGAAGCCAGGGGGACTTTATATCGTAGAGGAATAAAATATAGAAAAATTACTATAGGAGATTATATTTATAAGGTAGATAAAGATGCAGGTAATCATTTTGGTTCTAATACGTATTATACGTATGATGGAGTTAATGATTACGGAGATCCTATTTATACCGTTGCAAATACTTATGTTGCTGGAACAACATATTATTACAGAGAGTCGTGGTGTAGATATGATGTTGATTCTAATGCATCAACATAGTTTTCAACAAATAAATATTATGAAAATATTGGAACTACTTTAAGTCCTATATATACTCCATCTACTGATACTACTTATAATTCTACAAAAACTTATTATTTAAAAAATATTAATCCATCTCGTTTTACCGAAGTTGAGTTAACTCGATATGAGCCAAATAGATTTTATTATTTAGATGGAGAAAATTATATTTGTGATATAAGTTCACCAAATCCATTAGATGAGCATAGAACATATTATACTATTACCAGACCATCATAGGCAGAAAATTTTGCAAATGGATATGAACCTGGAAAATATTATCGTATTAATGAAGAAACTGGAGCTTTTGAAAAAGATTATGCAGAAATTCCAGATCCATTAGATAATAGACCTTATTATGATGTTGCAAATACAACAAAAACTCCTACAGATACTCCATGTATTTTTTATATGCCAAATTATTTTTATTATGAAGAAAAAGCTCACCCTGGTAATATTTAGTTATGTACAGAAGAAATTTTAACACAAGAAATGTATAGAGATTATACTTTTTATGTTTTAGTTTTTTCAGATACTCCAAAATATGGTAGAGATGCTTAGGGTAATATTATTGAATATTATGAATAGATAGATGCTATTCCGTTAAGTTCAGCTATTTTACGAAATCGTTAGACGAATGTAACATATTATTATATTTCTTAGGATTAGAATATAATTATACCTTATGAAAATCTTACGAAAATTATGAAAGATCCATATAGGGTTGCTAGAACATATTATACTATATCAACTCCAACAGAATATAGTATCAGTTCTTTATATTTACCTGGTAGATATTATTAGTATGATATTAATTCTAAAAACTATACTAAAGCGAATGGTCCATTTGATAATGAAGCGATTTATTATACTTTAACTTCCGATAATATTTCAGTTGTTAGAAATCCTTTTTATATACAGCATAAATATTATTATGAAGTTTCTCCAGATTTATATGAGCTAGCAGATGATCCATTAATGGATATGAGTAAAACTCCTTTTTATAAAAAGGCTGGATTTTATGTTGAAAATGATGCTGCAAATGAATGTCCTCATGGATATGAATGGAGTGAATATGCACCTTATGTTCCTCCTTCAATTACTCTATATGCAAGAGAAGAAATTCCTGCCTTAATTTCAATGGATGCCGCTTATGCAGGAGATGCTACGATGTCATCTATTAATGGAGCATTATTATATTTACATCAAAATTATGATCCATTAAACGATGAGACAAGAGATACTGATACATTTAGAGGATCTTTAAATAGTATTAAAGATTTATTATATTAGATTAAAAAGTTAATACCTGGTAGAATTTGTTATGTAAATAATTTTGGACAAATTACATCTTCTGATATTACTTATGAATAGTTGAAAAATTTAATAACTTAAGTTGAAATAAAGAGATTATCTCAGGACAAACAGGGATAATCTCTTTATTTTATTTTTTATATTTTATGAGAAAATATGAGAAGAAAGGAGAGAATAAATACGTGGCAAATTTAATAAATGATCCCAATGTTCATTATGTTAAATTTATGCGAGGATCTATTACTGCTTGGGAAACATTGCAAACTACGCCAGAAAAAATCAGTAATGATACTTTATATTTTATTTATCAAAATGCTGAAACTTCGACAGAAGGAAAGCTCTACTTAGGTCAAAAACTAATTAGCGGAGTTGGCAATGGCGGTAACGTTTCTGGCGATATTAGTATTAACGATTTAGAAAACGTTTATATTGATGATGAAAGTCTTGCAGATAAACAGATTTTAGTATATAATGATACGACTGAACGTTGGGAAAATACCTCCTTGTCTACAATTATAGATACTGCGGTTGGCATAATGCAAGGTGCTACACCAACAGTCGCAGGTGTATCTGGGCTAGTACCGGTTCCAAAGGCTGGAGATTAGGGTAAATTTTTACGCGGTGATGGTGCTTGGTCCGTAATTAATATTCCTACTTTTAATACTGATATTTTTTCATTAGATTCTGATTAGCAATATATTTTAAATGGTTATAATCTTGCCCCATAGGGCAGCATACCTATAAAAACAAGTAATGGTATTGAATGGTCCAGTTCTGTTGTTGGTACTTTAGATTATTAGATTACTACAATGGAAAAAATTCAGGCTCAAATTTCTGGATTAGATCCTGAACCAATTAGACCAGAAGTAATTTATCTAATTGATAATGGTAATGATCCATCTTCGGGCAATAAGTATGATGAATATATTGTTGTTAACAACCATTTGGAACAAATCGGAACTTTTGGTAATGTTAATTTAACAGAATATGTAAAAATAACAACTTTTAATACAGAGGTTTCTAAATTAAACGATGTTTTATATGATAAGACAGACTCTCAAACAGGGAATACTATACCAGGTTTAGTTTCTCGTGTTGCTTATTTAGAAACTAATTGTGTTACAAAAGCAGAAATTGGGAATTTAAATGATCTTCTCTTAACTGCCGGAAATGAAAATTTAGTTTAGGAAGTTAATACTATAAATTCTAATTTAACTTCTTTAACTGAACGAATGAAATGGCAAGAGCTTAATGAGAGAAATACTTAAAGAAGGGAGAAATGTAAAAGATGGCAAGCTATAGCTATGAAGCATTATTAAATGATAATGTTCGTTTTTTACAGGGCACTCAAGCTCAATTAAATAAATATTTGCCAGGAAGCGGAGATAACCTTAGTGGCCATGCTTATGAAGGCGCATTTTATTTAACAACTGATACTCATAGATTATATGTAGGTCGTAAAGTAGATACTGGAACTGATTCTGGAAAGATTTTTCCTGTTTAGGTAAGTGCAGGTATTACTACAGTAGTTGATTCCGGATCTCTACCAGCTGCAAGCATTGATGCTCAGAAGGGCGATTTTTACTATATTCAAGATGGTAATATTTTAGCTGTATTAGAAGAAGATTCAAATGGAAATAAACAATGGGTACAAATTAATGCGGCAACACAAATTTCTAGCTTTTCACAAACAACTTCCGCAGCTGATGGAGCAGACGACACTGTTTTAATTAATTCTTCTGTGGCAACTTCAGCAGGAGGTTTACCAGCTTATGTTGGTTTAGTTGAAGGTAATAATAATGTTACTTTAACGCCAGGTACAAAAGCAATTGGAACTGGTTAGAATCAAACCACCGTGCCAACAATTGAAATTTCAACAAAAGATACAACATATACTGTTGGTACTACTGCTTCTAGTACAAATAATGGAGCAACTCTTGGTTTAAAGAAAGATGGAGGTTCTACATTAGATTCTTCTGTTACTCTTTCTGGTTCTAATGATATTGGCGTAACTTCAACCGCTGCTGGTGCAATTACTATTGCAGGTCCTAATTTTACTAATAAAGGTGTTGCAGCTAATGCAGCAGCTCAAGGTTTTGTTTTCTAGTTAGAATATGATTCTGGCAATGGTTCGGGAAGTTAGCAGATTACGCATAGTACAAAGGGTACTCTTGATCCCACTATCACTTATGGTGCAACTTCTGGATATTCTGTTCCTAGCCCAACAATTAGTACTTTCTAGCAAGCTGCAGCAGTTCATTTTGCTAATGGTAACGCTACATTAAATGTTTACACTAAAGAGTAGTCAGATCAAGCTATTACGGACGCTATTAATGATAGATTGTCAGCAGCGAATGCAATGACATATATGGGTACTATTAAAACTAGTACCTCTGCTAGTGGTATTGTAGCTACTGCTGTAATCGATACTATTGCGACAAGTGGAACAGGGCATAATGGAGATACTTACAAAGCAGCTTGTGACTTCACTTATAATGGTGTCGATGTTAAAAAAGGCGATTTAGTTATTCTTCGTGGTAATGAAGTTAATGGTGTTATTCCATCTGCAAATTTGACTATTGATATAGTTCCTTCTGGAGATGAACCTTTTGTTGGTCCTTCTTTCTCTGGAGACCGCAATGGTAATTTTGGCGCAACACCTACTTCAACACAATTAAATTTAGTAGATACAAAAAATAGTAATTCTTTAATTGCAGGAGTAAATATTCCTAATACTGAGAAGATTAAAGTAACTTCAATTGTTAATAATAATAATTCTGCTATTTTAACAATTGAACACAGAACTCTTACCAGACAAGATGATAATGATGCAAATACATTAGTTACATCAAATTCTGGAAATGATGATTTTGGTAATAGCACAGTTTCTTTCTTAGCATTAAACGATACAACAGATATTTTAACAGATAGTTATGGTCATGTAACTGGTATAAATGGAAAAATTGTTAGCTTTACCCATAATAAGCTTTCTAGTATGGGTCTTGGTTATAGCAATGAAACTTTAACCAATTCGCCATTGTTATCCAAGTCTTATATCAGTCTTTCTGTTACAGATACTTTAACAAATTCTGTTAATAAGTCTATTGCTTTAGAATCTAAAACTTTAACAATTGGTTTTAATGGCGCATCTGCTGAAGCAGAGAAAGCTATTGCAATTGATATTAAGTGGGGTTCATTTTAATTAATAAATAATAAGGGGGAAGAATGAATTATTCTTTCCCCTTATTAATAAAATAGAGATGAAAGGAGAACTAGTAAATGGCAAATGAACAAAAATATTGGCAGAATATATTAGAAAAGCTATCCTAGGATAAAGTACGTTTTGTTCCCATTAGAGGCACTTAGGAAGCAATCAACAGTATTGATTATGCCGATGGTAATATTTATTTTGCTACTGATTCAAAAATGATTTGGTTAGATACCAAAATAAATGGTTCTCTCCAAAGAATTTTAATGGGGAATGGTACTGGTGGAGGTTCTTCTAACGTAGGTTTCATTTATGCAAATGCAACATTTGAATCCGGCTCGCTTGAGTAGCCAGATTTAGAACAACCAGTTTATTATATTTATAAACAGGCTTTTCCGGATGATTTGATTGGATTACCTTTAGTAGATACTCTTATTATTAATTCTGATGGATGGTTTTTTAGAGTAATTGAGCAAGGTATTGGTGAACATAGCAATAGAGTCACTGCTGAATTAATTTCTTCTGGTACAGGAGGTGGTGGCGGAGGTGGCTCTTAGGCTGAAAATATTAAAATTTAGCTACAATCTTTTCCATCTAATTTAATTAATGGAAAAGACGCTTACGTAGTATTTATACCATATGCCGCAAAAGATAGAAATGGTAATTATATTGATGATACTGTTTCTGTAGCTTGGAAATTAGAATATACTGAAAATGGAAGTACTTTTATTCAATATGCCAATGGTATTATTAATGGACCTGCGGAATATTAGGGACGTCTTCCTTCTGGAGAATCTTGTTCTTTTAACTTTGGTGAAAAAGCAAAACATTCTGCCACATCTCGTTTAACTTTAACAGTTTCTGAATTTAATTCAACAAATACTTATACAGTATCTTAGAATTTTATTACTTCTGATTTGTCTTTGACATTGCCATCCAATTTTTCTAATAATAGTGTATTTGAAACATCTTCAATTACATTATCATGTTATCAAGATGGTAATATGGATAAATTGTTAGAATTTTATTGGGATGATGAATTAATTGCTTCTAGAAGATTAGATAATAATTCTGATAGAGAACAAACTTTAAATGTAAAAGAATATGTCTCTGAAATTACTCATGGATATCATAGAGTTAAGATTGTTTTAAGTCAATATATTAATGGTATTAAAGGATTTAGTGTTGAACCATTAGAATTTGAAGTTGCTACAAAAGATGCAAATAATACATCTCCAATTATTTGGTTGGGTAATTATAAAACAACATATTATAATTATGATAATATTCAAATTCCATTTAGAGTTTATACTTCTAGTGGAATTCCGAAAGTTCATTTATATAAAGAAAATAAAGAATTAGAAGGTTCTCCTCGTGAGATTGTTGATACTTCTAAATTTTCTATTTTTGAAATTGTTGATTTTGATTTAAATATGTAGAATTTATATTCTATTACTTGTGAAGAAGATCCTGAAAATATTGTTAAAAGAGATATTCAATTCACTGTTGAACAAGATCCAAATCGTCTTGACTTTGGTATTCAAAAATCTACTTATTTAACATTAAATTTTGATGCTAGTGGTCGTTCTAATAGTGAATCTGAAATGCGTAGATAGACATGGTCTTATGAACAAAATGGAATAAAAAAGAATGCTACTTTTGAAAATTTCAACTGGTATAATAATGGTTGGGTTACTGAAAATAATAAAACATGTTTGCGTATTAGTAATGGAGCAAAATTTTCTATCCCTATTGGCAATATGATTTTTGCTGGATAGAGCGATAGAGAATAGTCTCATACTTTTGAATTTTAGTTTAAAATTAGAAATGTACAAGATTACTCTAATTTAATTCATAATGTTACAAGATATGAAAACGATGAAACTTATTTTAATTTATTCTATGATACTGAAAATAGTAGTTATAAAACAGAATATACAAATTACGATGCTTTCTTGGCAAATTATTTTAAAACAAATCATGTTCCTTTTATTGATAAAAACGGCATTGAAAGAGATAAGGAATATGATGATTTAGTTTTTGATCATGTTGAAAAACAAATTAATTTAAATTCTGTTGCTTGTGGTTTTTATTCTGGTAATAATCAATCTGTAGTTGGTATTTGTTTAGGACCATAGGATGCCTTTTTCTCAAATGGCACTAATACAGTCAATGTCGATTATGTTGAAGATAATATTATTAATTTAAGTGCAGTATATTCTCATACTACTAAATTAATGTATATTTATATTAATGGTGTCTTAACTGGTGTTATTAAAAATTCACTTACCAATTCTTTTGGTATAACAAGTACAGATTCTACTGAAAAAGCATTAATATTTAATTCTTAGTATTGTGATATCGATTTATATAAAGTTCGTTTTTATAGAACCGATTTAAATGTTAATGATATTGTAACTAATTTTGCGGTAGATTTAAAAGACGTTCTTATTTATGATTAGAATAAATTGGCAGTAGAAAATTCTGCAATTAGTGAATATCAATTTAATTATAAAAAGATGATGGATTATAATACCGCACACATTGATTCTCCCATTATGCCATATATTGTTTTTGATACTACAAATAGTAATAATGATGATAAATTATCTTATGCTAAAAGCGTTAAAGTAAATATTGGTGTTGAATTTGTTAATACTCCTTTAGAATTAGCATATTCAACGGGTGAATTGGAAACATTATCTGGTCCAGAAGGAGATAAACTTTGGAATAGTTCTTCTACTGCCGAAGAAAAAGCTGCCGCAGTAAAATATTATTATTAGCACCATTGTCCTTCTTGGAAAGGTGAAGGTGTATCAATGGCTGTTCAAGGCACATCTTCTGAATTTTATCCTCGTCGTAACTATAAGTTAAAGACAAAAGATGATAATGGAGTTAATATTTATTTAAATAGAGGTCCTTTTGCAGCCGAATATGATGCCAATCCAGAAAATACAAGATAGAAATATTGGTATATGGACAATTATACCGCAGGAACTACCAAATTTACTATGAAGATTGATTATATGGAATCTTCTGGAACTTATAATATGGGTTTTGCTAATATGGTAAAAAATGCTTATTCAAAGCATCCTTTTGATGATTTGAATGCGGCTGGAGCCTTTACTGAATATGATATGGATTAGACCAGTTATGAAGAAGCTACTTCTTATAAAGCCGGTACTACATATTATTATAAAAATCATAAAGGTAATTGGAAAAATACAGTTGAAGATGAATTATAGATTTAGTCTGCTGAAGACTTTGCCCTTGGTCCAGTTGCTTATGCAGCTGCTCATAATATTACTAAAGTATTAACTGAGGGTAATAATGAAGGTTGGAATAATGAAGAAAATCATCAGTATTATAATAAATGGTACAAAGCAGTTTTTGGCTATAAAACATGTGTAATTTCAAATACCAATGATTATCGAACTTCCGTATAGGGCTTTAGAACATTAGCCTTCCATAAAAAGTCAGATGGAACATATACATATATTGGTATGTATAATATGCTTTTGGATAAAGGGTCCGATGAAGTTTATGGATTTAAACCAGATAAAACAACAGGAAAAGATATTTTTTAGAAGTTCTTAGGTAATAAGAAAATTTCTAAAATTGCAGAATGTTGGGAAGGAGAAAATAATTCTCGTACATTTTGTTCTTTTAGAGACCCAATGAATAGAAAAGATTTATCTTTTAATGTTTATACTTTAAATGGCACAGAAAAAGTTCCTGTTCTTAATTCAGTTGGTTCAGCTCCTGTTGTTGCTGACTCTTTTGAGTATCGTTATCACGCTGATGCAGATATCCTTGACTATGTATATAATCCAGATAAAGACGGCGACAAATATGAAGCAAGTGATACTGTTGCTTATATGCAAAAAAATGGTGATTTAGCATATAATAAAGAAAATCCAACAGAAAATTATGCAAATCGTGCAAAAGTTATCTTTAATTCTTACGCCAACTGGGAAAAAGCTGTTGCTTGGGTATGGAGTACTAATACAGAGAGTGTAAAATCTGGTGGTACATATACAGAAGTGACAGGATTAGGTAATCTTTGGGTAAGTGGAACTTATTTTGTATATGACACAACAAACGAAAGATATGTTCTTGATACAAGTGATCATTATGATCCAACTAAAAATTATTATATTAAAAATGGGGATTAGTATAATAGTGCTTATCTTGGGACAGTTCAATATGAGAAAAATAAATATTATATTGATGTGAATGGTGTTAAAGTCATTAGTATTGATGATTTTGATCCAACCCAAACATATTATAGTTTTACTTCTTTAACAGATGAAGAAATGGCTGCCGATGGTGGTTTTGATAGACTAGTAAGACGATGTGAAGCCAATGAAACTTATGACAGTTCGATTATTTATTATACATACGATGGCGAATAGACTGCTGGTTCCGCAGTTAAACCTATAGTAATCACAGAAGAACAATATAATGAAAATCCTACGAATTATTGGGTTGGTATCACTGTACGATATGGAGATGGTCAAAATCATTAGTATACTTTTGATACTCAAGAATATCGTGCAGATAAATTCATTAATGAATTAGCAGATCATTTCGATATTGAATATTTATCTACTTATTTTGTAATGACAGAAGTTTTTGAATGTTATGACTCAAGAGGAAAAAATGCAATGTTTGCTTCTTGGGGACCTTAGAAACAAGGCGGAGAATATATTTGGTATCCTATCTTCTATGATATTGATACTCAATTAGGTATTAATAATACTGGTATTCCTTCTTTTGAATATAATGTTGATGCTACAGATAATGGAAACTTTTCAACCTCTGATAGTGTTCTTTGGAATAATTTCTATAAATACTTTAAAAATTCTCGTATTTTAATGAAATATAAACATTTAAAAGGAATTAATGCTGGTGTTACTTGGGCGCAATTACAAAATCCCCCTCTCCGCTCTGTTGCAAATATTGAAGCTTGGTATCGTACAGATCCTAATGTTTGTGGTAGTATTGTTATGAGAGGCAAACGTCCTTTAATTGCGACAAACCTTGACGAGTATTATAAATATATTACTATTACTAATAGTAAACAATATTAGGATGGTACTACTGGACATATTTCCAGTGATACCGAAGGCACTTGGACTTATGATTCTAATGGTACTTATTTCTATGCTTTACAAGGTGATAGAAGCCTGTCTCGTTAGCAATTCCTTACAAATCGTCTTGAATACATTGACTCTTGGCTTAATCAAGGCAACTATGCTCGCGGTGGTAGTAACCGCATGTGGGGCCGTGTTGCAGCAAATAATCCAACAAATACTTCTGATATTTGGGTAGAAGATCCAACAAATTCTTCAACATCTTATTGGTTAGATCAAGCTGAAACTCAAAAAAGACATCCATTCGATGCAGAATATTGGTTAACTCTTACCCCAACACATAGTACCTATGTAACTCTTGGCGATGATAATGAAGCTTATCCAAGTAAGAAGTATGATGGTATTAATCCTGTTAAGTTTGAAATTTCTTCTATTGAAAATGGTGTTAGAACAAGTTCTGGATATCCTGAATAGTTACTATATGTTTACGGCATGAATCAAATGTCTGATGTTGGAAATATGAGTAATATGTATTGGCAAGAATTTAAGATTGAGGGCGATGCTCGACATTTGACAAAATTGTTGCTAGGCTACGACGGTGCTATTACAGATTTTGACAATAATGGAATTGAAAGAGAATTTACCTGGAAAAACGATAAATTAAATCCTCCTTCCATTCCTTCTAGCAAAGATGCCTCTGGTATGCCACTATTAAAAGAAGTAAATATGAGTAATATTTAGATTACTGGAACTGCCCCAACTCTTGATTTAACTTCTTGTGAAAAGTTGTAGAACTTTAGAGCTACAGGTTCTAATTTAACAGAAGTTAAATTTGCTGAAGGAGTTGCTTTAAATACTTTATATTTACCAAGTTCTATTACTACTTTAGAACTTACTGAAGCAAGATTATTAACTCGTTTACTTACATCTTATCAAAGACCTGTGCTTCAAGATGGAAAATTAGTTGCTACTCCTGGCTTATGGATAGATGGCTTGTTTAATAATAATTCAACAAGAATTAATCGCCTAAGTATTGTTGGTGGTAGTTTAGGTTATGATAGTTATAAATTGTTAAAGAAACATTTTGATGCTCGTGGCGGTAATTCTGCGACAAGTATAGCATATATTAATATGACAAATGTTAAATGGTCTCCTTATACTCTCGCTGAGCAAGATGAAATTTATAGTGGAGATCCTGCTGATTATAAAGTTACAGATAATCATTATGGATTAGTAGATTTTTCTTACAATGAAGGAGAATGGGAAACTTAGCTTGCTAACAAAGAAATTTATAAAGTAGATAAAACTATTGCCGCAGAAACCATTGGTTAGATTAATGATGTTGAAATGTTTAAAACATTTATTAATAACAATAATTATTAGGGATTAAATAATGTTTTAATTCCAAATATTACTGGTATTATTTATATTGATAATGATATAGCAGTTGATGAAGATTATATTAGAAATACTTTATAGAGATATTTCCCATAGTTAACATTCCTATTTAAAACAGTTACTAAAAAGCCTTCTGCAAGATTTATTTATCTTGAAGATAATGGTAAGAATTATCATTATGTTACTGAAAATCCATTATCAATTTAGACTGTTGCTAGTGCAGCTTCTATAGATAATCTATGGTTTGATAACCCAATGACAAAATATGGTAATTTAGACAAGTTTTTAGCAAATTACGATTTCTTTGGTTGGGCTATAGAAACTAACGATGGGGCATCCGGGGAGGATATATATACTATTGGAAATAAGAAATATTAGGTTTTAATTTCTAATTCTGGAGGACAATGGACAAGACCGAATGGAGATTTGGCTCTTGATTATACCTTCTATGCAATCTTCTTCTTGCATGCATATAAACGTACTTATATCAATGCAGATGGAACACCTATAAAAGATAGCGATAATAGCGATTTAGTCAATTATCAGACATATTCAACAGGATATGGTGTAAATCCGCCCGTAAATAAAAATGGTGGTGAAATTATTCCAACTCTTGAATTATCTGATACTGAAGATAATTTCTATTATGTAAATAAATTTAAAGGATGGGCATTTACTAAATAGCCAACTGTGCCATAGGATTTATCCAAACTGCCGATTGGCGATGATTATGCTTTTATCGCAGTATATGAAAAAGTAAGTGTTTATAAAAATGTTTTAGATCCTTAGTATTTATTAGTAGAAAATGTGAGAATTAATTAGGCTGGAATACAAGCAGAAGGATGTGCAATTTCTTTAGATAGAAGATATTCTTTAAGTGGTAAAATTACATTACCTACTGTAGTTAATGGTACACCTGTTATTTAGGTAGGTGGAAACATTGGAACTGGTTTCAGCAATACCTCAATTACTCATGTATTTTGGGCAGATCCACCTGAAAATAAGGATGATACTACAACAAGATCTTTAATTAAAATTAACGCTCAAGCTTTCCAAGAAATGCCATATTTAAAATACTATGAGCAACCAAATACCTGTAAGATTATTGGTAATAACGCATTTAAGAGCTGTCCTTCTCTTGGTTAGGACGATCCAATGCTAATTAAAAATATTTTGTAGCCAATAATTAGTATTGGAAATGCTATTTTTATGGATATATAGTTAGATACTGTATATATTCCAGGACATTCTTACGTTGAATTTGGAGATAAACCTTTTGCATCTTTACAGTACACTTATAATATTTATGTCGGTGCAGAAGGAGATCCTTGCACTTGGGAAGATATGATTACTACAAATCAACTTAGAGAAGGCGTCTCTAGTATATTTAATGGATTCCATCAGTTAAGAGGTCCAGGTGGATCAATAGTCATTTATACTAGGGATGGACAAATTCCACAAGGATTAGTTGATTCGAGTGGCAATTATAAATACTTTGGTATAACAGCAGATCGTGCTGTATCCCCAGCTTAGGCTTAAGAAAAGGAGAGATAAATAATGACAAAACAAGTTTTATATAAATATCTTGGGACAAATGGAGTTATTGAATCTCCTGTTCATCTTGAAGATATTTATTATGTAAGAATCAATGTTTTGACTGCTGATGAAGGAAAAATTCTTTCAAATGGTGTCAAAAGAGTAAAACAAGTTCGTTGCTCTGATGAGGAGCTTTCTCAATGGAGAGAGGTTGCTCTTAAAGGTCAAAACTAATTAGTTTGAAGTAAATAGTTTTTAGATATAGAAGAGAAGGGGGTAAAACCTCTTCTCTTCTATAAAAATATTAAGAAAGGATGAAAGCTGAATGGTTACATATATTAGCTCAGCAAATGCTGACAAATATAATCTCCTTTTCGATAAGGCTTCTAAAGCACTAATTGAAAATCCTCCAGAAAATAGAGAAGCAGAATTTTCAGAAGATTTTGCTATCACTACATTAAATGAGTATTTTGCTTATTTAGAAGATCTTGTTAAAATTTCTGACAACGAAGATATTAGTCGCTTTTTTGTAAGACTTCCATTGGATGAAGATTTCTTTGAGATTGACGCCAATTCCAGAACAGTAAAAGTACCAAATTCTTCTTTTGGTCGCTATGGTGTTGGTGTTCAAGGCGATGAACTTGCTGAAGTTGTTTATTTTACTATTGATAGATATTTTGATTCTACTGATTTAGCCAGTGATGATTTAAATATCGTTATTCAATGGGAAGCAAAAGACCTTAGTAAAAATGTAATTGCTGGTATTTCTCAGCACTTTGGCAAGGATATTGAAACTATTCCTGGCAAAATCATTTTTGGCTGGCCAATTTCTCATGAATTAACTGAAGCCGCAGGCAATATTAAATTTGCTGTTCGTTTTTATCAACTTGGTGAAAGTGATGAAAATGGAGCTCGTCAATTAGTTTATAGCTTTAGCACTCTTCCTGCCGAAGTTACAATTAATGCTTCTTTAAATTATGATTTAATTAATCATAGCGTAAAAGAAATTGATCATGGTAAAGTAATTACCAGTAGAATTAAGAATGTTGGTATTTATGATCCATCTGCTCCAATTCCTGGTGAGCCCATCGTAACAGTTCCTCTTTACGTTATGTCTCCAGAAGGAAATGAACTTGTTAAAATCGTAGATCTTCCTGTTGGAGCAAATAGTGTTGTAAAACTTGCCATTAGTGCAAGAAACAGCGATATTGGTAATATCTCTTATGATTGGAAAAAGTTTTCTTACAATTCTACTTCTGGATCTTATGAATCTGATTCTATAGATATTAGTTCAGTAACATTTGAATATGAAGAAGTCCCTGTTAGTGAACATCTTTCTAATAATATGGAATATTATACTATTACCGTCGAAGATGAAAATGTTATTGTTTCTACTCTTGTATCAAGAGATAGAATTGCTAATATTGAAGTTGATGGTGATAATTTTGTTGAAGGTGGAGCAATAATTCATCTTTATAAGAAATTAAGCGTTGCTTCTGTTGATACAGTTGGTGAATATTCTGTTGATGTAAAAGCTCGTACTTCTGTTAATACCACTGTTCGTAAGATGGATAGAGAAGAGAGAATTCGTATTCCTGGTCCTCTCAAGCCAGTTATTAATCTTCCTGAAGAGAATGAAAATATTTCTGTAACAGTAGAAGATAAAGGCGTGCATGCTATTACTAATAATGGCAGTATTACATTAAAAGCTGCAGCAGAGCCAGGCGAAAAAGACCGTCCTGCTTCTGAGGTCGGAGAAGATCCACAAGTAACTTTAAGTTACAACTGGAAAAAGATTGCCAATGATGGTACTGTTTCTAATGTAACTGCGGTTGAGCCTATTATGCCTGTTGCCGCACTTCCTGCATCTCAACTTCCAGATGATCCAGAATGGTTAGAAAACGCTTCTGAGAATGGTGCTCTTGGTGCAAAAGGTATCTTTAACCAAGAACATATTAATATTATTCAAAATGGTACAATTATTACTATTTATCCAGATGCCGAGTTAAAGAGTTTTAATTCTACCAATCCAGAGCAAGGAACACATCAATGGATTGCTTTGGATATTGATACTGAGCAAGATCATCTTGCCGGTGTTGTTTGGAATGAATCTTATACTTTTGAAGAGGCAGATGAAAATGATCTCGGTGTAGCTGATGGACATATTCTTTTCTGGTTTAAGGCTGATGAAGCTCCTATTACAAGAAAAGTAAATGATACAACTTTGACCTTTAGAGTTTCCACCGAAGCTCCTTCAAGTGCACAATATAGTATCAATGGCAATGAAATGACCATTGTTGGTTTAGCAGAAGAAGGTTTAGATAATTCTTATTTCTGCGAAGTAACTGCTACAAGAAATAAGGTTTCTACCACAGAGAACTCTGGTAACTATCGTGTTACTAATTCTCCAGAAGCACCTGTTCTTTCTTATGCTAACGCTCCAGTAGATAAAGTAATTCATGCCATTGATAAACAAGATTTTAGAGGCAATTATAGAACACTTAGCTTCAATCTTGAAGAGCCTGCTCTTTCTGATGGTATTACTTATCTTTGGATGCATGCTGTTATTAACAATGAAGCCGACTATGATGATTATAGTTAGATTAAGGCTCAAATTGATCTTGATGGTGCTCTTGCCGCAATCCTTGGTAATACTGAATTCCCAGGAGATAAAGATATTATTTGTGATGCAGATGTTGCTACTTATAAAAATGGTGAAATCGTCTTTGGTGAAAGCTCTGGTAGCAGAAGTTATTAGCTTGGACCAGAAGATGATGGCATTTATTACTGCATTGTAATTAATGAATTAAATAATAATAAGGCAGCTAGCGTAGGCCCATTCTTTAATGTACGCTAATAAAGATAAGGAGGGCCGGTTGAATGAATTATAAAAGTTTATTATATGAAATTCAAAACGCAAGTACTTAGGGCCCGACTGTAGACACTATTATTGTTCCAAGTAATATTCTATTATACAACATTCACTTAGATACTCGTGAGATTGATGCTCCCGAGTATCTAAGTGTCCAGCATGAACATTATGCTGAGACAGTCTATTTTGTTGTTGATAGATATTATGACAATATGGATTTAGCTCAAACCACTTGCGTTGTATAGTATGTTACTCCTGATAATGAGAGTTATATTTATGCCGTTCCATTTTGCGATACTGTTACATTTCCAGATAAAATTATCATTCCTTGGTGCATTTCTGGTTCTGCTACTGCATTAAGTGGAACAGTTAAGTATATCGTAAGATTTTATAAAATAGATGAATAGTCGGTTATTGGCGAAAATAATGAATATGATCCTTCTGGAGCAGAATTTTCTTATAGTTTAAGTACAAAACCAGCTTCAAGCAAGGTTATGTATGGTCTTCCAATAGAAGGAATTTTGGATGAAGAAAATTATCATATTGAAACTAATAATCGTTTCTATGAGTTTTTAAATGTCGTTAATTAGATGGTTGATAATGCAACTATTTACTGGATTGATGTTTGACATTTGAAAAAAAATATTCTATTATATAAATAAAGAGAAAAATTAGGAGGAAAACAAAATGCTTAGAATTGATTCTACTACTACCAGCTATAGTGCTAGTAGTATTATTGGTGGCAATAATGTTGCTAGCTTTTCTGCTAATATAAATAATCCTGGTGAAGGTGTTTATCTTAGTGTAGGTTTTAATAATTTAACAACTCTTCAAGCAAATCTTGCTGAATTAAAAGAAGATTTAGATGAGTTTATTGACACTATTGCTGAATAATTTTTTAAGGGGAAGAATTTAATAATTCTTCCCCTATTTTTTATTTTGGTCAAAAGTAAATAATGGATTTTTTATTTTTTTCATTTTTATTGAAAGAGGTAAGATACCATTTCATTATAATTTTAATTTTGATTTTTATAAGGCGTAATAGTATCTTATTGTACTATTACGCCTTTTTTTGTTTATATATTCTAAAAGAAAGGAGAAAATAAATGGCTCTATTTAAAATTTTTAAGGGATCAAAAGATAATCTTGGAGTTACCGGTGGTACAGACAAAGTATATGATGGTTATGCGTATTTCACCCCAGATAACGGGAAATTTTATATTGATGTCGTCCCAGAAGGTCAAGATGGAGATCCTGTTAATCCTGGGATTAATCGTATTCCATTAAGCGCAGATAAAGCAGATAAAGATGATTTAGGCAATATAATTAAGAATGCTTATGCGGCAAGTCTTAATTTAGCAGGGCATACTTTAAAATTAATGGCTAAAGATGGAACAACTGTTTTAACAACAATAACGCTTCCCGATAATAATACAACTTATACGATCGCCACTGGTGATGCTAATGGACAAATTAAAGTTACTCCATCCTCTGGTAATGCATATAATGTTAACGTAAAAGGATTGGGCTCGAATGCTTTTAATTCGACAGATTTTTTACCTAGAAATTCCGAATTATTAACAACAAATCCTTTTGCTCCAAATATTTTAAAAGGTCCTTATATTTCTAAAATTGATAATGCTTTATACGCGGCAGATAAAAGATGGACTGTAACAAGTACAAATATTAGTGGTATAAGTAATTTGTTTGATGGAAATTATGATACACACAATATCATATCCAATGGAGATACCGCAATTATTACAATAGATTTTTCTGACGAACCTACCGGATATTTCCCTGGATATCCATATGGTTATTTTTTAATTAGTTTTTATTACGCTGCTCTTCCTGCTAACGTTAGTGGTAGAGTTTATTGTAATTATGCAACACAAGGTGTTGGTTGGCATGATATTTCTTTTTCTCCTGTTTCAGGTAGTGGATCAACTAATACAGTATATCGCAGTGACCATTAGGGATATTATTAGATTTCTAAAATGGAATTTACAATTGTTGGTGATACAACAAATAGCTATGGAAAGACTCAGGTATGTTAGATAGAGTTACATTTAGATAGACCTGATTCTAAAAGAAATCCTTTTGTATCAAAATATGGTCCAGAAATATTATATTATAATTTAACTGCGCCGAAATTTATTGGTGCTTTATAGGGTAATGCTGATACTGCGACTTCCGCAGGTAAATTACAAAATACAACCAAAATAGGTGACACTAATAAGCCTGTCTATTTTACTGCCAATGGCGTTCCCGCCGCTATTAATTATACTATTGACAAAAGTGTTCCATCTAACGCAGTTTTTACTGATACTTGGAAAGCCAATACCTCATCTTCTGAAGGCTATGTTGCTTCTGGAAATGGGCAAGCTAATAAAGTTTGGAAAACCGATGCTAATGGAAATCCTGCTTGGAGAGATGATGCTAATAGTGGCGGTACCGTTACTAGTGTCCAAGTATAGGCTACTAGTCCAGTAGTATCTAGTCAAAATACTGCTTAGACAGGAACATTAAATACTACAATTTCACTTGCTGATGGATATGGTGACACAAAGAACCCATATGCTAGTAAAACAGCAAATTATGTTTTGGCTGCACCGAATGGGTCTAATGGAGTACCTACCTTTAGACCCCTTGTAATTGCAGATATACCAGGATTATCCAATGCAATGCATTTTATTGGTAAAGCAACAGTCAATATTACAGATGGAGGAACTGAAAATCCGGTTATTGATGGATATGATTTTACTAATGATAGGAAACCTGGCGATGTAATTATTGATAAAGATAATGGTCGTGAATATGTTTGGACAATAGCCGGTACTTGGGAGATTTTAGGCAGAGATGCTTCTACTACTTTTGATTCTGGCACAGCACAGACAAATAAATGGATTTCAAGACTTTAGCAAGATTCTGCAGGCAATCTTACTGCAACAATAGGAGAATTAGATACTTCTGGAACTTGGAGTGGAAAATTAGATAAAACTTTTAAAGTTAAGTTAAATAATACACAATATACTTATGATGGTTCTGCTGATGTAGATTTAAGTACAATTTATGCACCAACAGCCGGTGGTACTGCTAATACATAGGCTTTAGTAGGCAATGGTGCAACAGCTACGCCAAAGTGGGTTAATATTAGTCCAAGTGTTTCAATCACCGCGGGTACAAGTTCTGCTACTCCAAAAGTAAATGTCACTGTACTGGGGCAAAGTGGAACTGCGCAGGCAATCACCACCGCTACCACTGGAGTATATGGCGCAACAAAATTAACAGATGCATATACCTCTACTGATGCGACACTTGCTGCAACTGGTAAATCTATACTCGCCGCAATTCAAACCTTAGATGTAAGTGATGTAGGAGGAGGAACAGGAGAATATCTATCAAAGATTTCTGAAACAGATGGTAAAATTGTTGCAACAAAAGCGACTACTACAGTTTCTAATACTTGGACCGATGGAACAACTAATGGTCCAACAATAAAAACTACAGTTAATGATATTGATGGAACTGCTGTTGCTATTCCTTCTGCGTCAGCTTCTGTATCGGGTGTCATTACTACAGCTGCACAAACTTTTTCTGGAAATAAAACTTTTAATGATGACATTTCTGCGAATACATTGACAATTACCTCTACAGCAGGTATAAAACACATAGCATTTTCTCGTTCAAATAAACCAAGTTATATTTGGGCGCCAGACGAAGCCAGTGTTGCTATTGGTGCTAATAGTACTTTATCTTTAGCAAATACTGCGGCTGTAATTGACAAAGTTTCAGTACATCCTGGAGCAACAAATACTTTTACTTTAGGCACTTCGGATTCTAGATGGAAAGCTTTATATATTGGCACAACGGACTCTTATGGCGGATAGGAATAGCCAATATATTGGAATAATGGAGTTCCAGAGGCTGGTAATCCAGTCTGGACCTTAAAAGGCGGATCGGGGATACCGTCTGGAACAGATTTAAATACTATTACAACAGTTGGTAATTATTGGAATACTACTACTACTTCAAGAACCATATTAAACAATCCATATAGCGAAGAAGCTTCTAGTTCTATGCAAGCATATCAACTAAAAGTAGAAACTTCGTTTGGATCCAGTGAAGATTATTTGCGACAATAGTTAATGATATATAACTCTGGAGTTAAAGCAGAAAGACATTCTAATAATGGAGGATCTTCTTGGAGTAGTTGGCGAGTAAACGTTTTTAAAAATAGTAATGCTTCTACAAAAGAAGGAGATAGTAATAAGCCTATTTATATTGCAAAGAATGGCCAAGCTACTGCGATAGACTATGCAATAAATACAACAGTTAATGCGGGAACAGCTAATCGTATAACCTATTATGATGAAGAGAACGCTATATCTGCCACCGGGCATTATGCCTCTTCAACTAAAATTGCAATAAATAGCACTTCTGCCCCATCTGAGAATTTATATATTAATGGCACTTCGCGTTTTGCTATTGGTAATAATGATTAGACATCGGATAAAAGATTTATTATTGGTTCTTCTGGAAAGAGATATTTATCTTTTGGTGGAGCAGGAGTTTAGGCCTATGCATCTGATAATTCTACTGGTTTATTATATTTACAATATAATGGTGGAGATATTAAGATTGGTCAATCTAAAGATATTACCTCAAATATCACGGTATTTGGTAATATCGTTCCCGGTATAGATGCAACTGAGACTACAACTAATACTGAAAATTTGGGTTCAACAAATTTATCTTGGAATACTGTTCATGTTAGAGCTTTACAATTAAATCGTGCTAAAGGTATTGCTTTTGGACGAATTAATTTTTATTCTCCTTCTTATTATACTTGGATTGATTATATGTCTAACGCTGTTAATGGAGCATGTCCAACCGGAGGTAAGCCTGGTACACTAGGTAATGTTACAACCTGGGCTCGTCGTTCAATAATTGAAAATGTTGAAAACTATGGATGGACATGGGAAGCCGCTAAGAATGAAGCTGCTTCTGCTAATACTGTTTAGCCCACAACAAGAATGGCATTAAGCTCATATGATGGAACATTAACTCTTAACGGAAAAGAAGTTATAGAATATAGTAACAACTGGTTAACACCCTCAAGATTATAGCTTGGAAGATATGATACTACTGCTGAAACGTCAGATAGAGCTATTATTGGTGTAACAGATGGTAATTTACATATTGATTCTTATGATGCCAAAGAAATTTATTTACAATATTACGCTTCAAATAAATATGTTCGCTCTGGTCACATTAGACCACTTACTAACAATGCTTATAATTTAGGCGATAGCTCTTTAAAATGGGCCAATATATACATGACAACCGCCCACGGTGCACTTGATGGTAATGCTTCTACCGCAACTAAACTAGCAACAGCTAGAGCAATAAATGGCACTAATTTTGATGGTAGTGCAGCCATCACTACCACAAAATGGGGTACTGCAAGAACAATAACTATTGGTTCAAAGGGCAAGTCAGTTGATGGATCTGCAAATGTTGCTTGGACTTTGGCTGAAATTGGTGCAACTGTTTCAAATGCGTGGGTAGCAGGAACAACAGCAGGTCCAACTCTTACAACTACTGTTAATGGGATTACCGGAACTGCTGTAGCAATTCCAGCTGCAGCAGCCGGCGCAAGTGGAGTTGTTACTACTGGAGCGCAATAGTTTGATGGTAATAAAACTTTTAAGGGTCATATTTATCCATAGGCTAATGCGACTTACGACATAGGTTCAACTTCTTTAAGATGGAGAACTGGATATCTTAGTACATCTTTATTGATTGGCGGAACTAGTTATACAGCAGGAAATAGTGCGGCGGCCGGCTCTCTTTTTGGAGCTGGATACATAGAGATGTCTGGATCAACTCCATTTATTGATTTTCATCATGGTTCTTCTACTGCTGATTTTACAAGTCGCATTATATCTTCTGCATCTGGGCGTCTTGAAATCACTGGTACAACTCCAGCAAATCTAACTTATAATGGTCGTACTGTAGGTTTTAGATTTTATTGCAATGGTCATCAATATACCAATGGTACTGTAGAAAGTAGTAATTCATTAATTGTTAATCGCGCAGCTAAAGATGGTGGAATATTTATAATGACAAATGGACAATAGGTTGCTCATATTTATTGCGCTACTGTGGGAACCGCAAGTAATGGAACAACTCAAGGTGCTTAGGGAGCAACTTGGCTTATGCTTGGTAATAATATTGCTAGAGCTGCTGCTACAGCTACAACCGGAGCGAATAACTCAAAAGGATCTATTCGATTATATAATGAATAGACGGGCTATTCTGATATATCGGGCTCATATGTATCTCTTGGTGGCACTGCTAGAAATGCTGTTGCTATGGGATATGTTAATGCAACATAGGTTTGGGGTGCCGTTTGGAACGACTATGCAGAATTTCGTGAAACAAAAGAAAATGTTGAACCAGGTAGATGCATAAAAGAAATTGGTGATGATACTCTTTAGATTACCACAAAACGCTTAGAACGTGGCTGTGAAATTGTATCAGATACTTATGGTTTTGCTATTGGTGAAACCAATAAATCAAAAACTCCAATTGCATCATCTGGGCGTGTTCTTGCTTATCCTTATGAATCACGCGAAGAATTTGCATCACATATTGGATGGCCGGTTTGTTCTGGTCCTAATGGTACTGTCTCTATTATGACAGAAGAAGAAGAAGAAAAATATCCATCTCGTATTATTGGTACTATTTCTGCAGTCCCTGATTATGAAGAATGGGGCACTGGAAATGTAAAAGTTAATGGACGTGTTTGGATTAGAATTAGATAAAAAAATAAAGGGAATAGAATTTCTTCTATTCCCTTTACTGTTATTTCGCTATATGGCTAAAAATACGATTTGTAACTTCAATAATTTCAGAGCCATATGTAGCAATTAGATCGGCTATGAGTTCTTCTTGAATTAAGTCTAGTTCAACTCTATAACTGAACATTGCCGCATGTGTAATTTCGTGACAAAGCACTTTTTTTAATTTATTCATCGGCACAATTTCATTTATATAAATAGTTTTAGTTGAACTATCACAACATCCAAGAGCATAAGAATTATCTTGTCTTTTTAATTTAGGATGATTGGGAGACGCAAAGCGTATCTCCCAATCTATTCCATTAATATTAAACATTTTGGATCTTCGCAGCTAAAGTATTTACTTTTTTCTAAACTATAGCTTTTTCTTCTGGAGAAGCCTTATCTAATAAATCCATCATATCAGAAGTTAAATCCTGCATATAGCTTTCTAATTCTTTCATTGATTTATTAGAATCCTATCCAGAGCTCTTACTTTCCATATACATTTTTCTCTTCATTGGACTGCGTCCTTCACGCTCGTCACGCAAGTGCTGAAGAATAAAATCCTTATCGTAATAAGGTTCTTCTTCATATCCACCCCAAGGATTTGGTTGATAATATCCATTCATTGGAGTATAATAAGACATACCGTTGTTGCCGCTGCTACCATTATTACCGCTAGAAGAAGAGTTTGAAGAGGAACCAGAGTTGTTTCCACCTTCTGGATAATACATTCTTCCGAAAGGTCTATCCATATCTCTATAGTAGCTTGGCATAGGAGGAGTTGGGAAATAGCGTTCTGTGTAATAATAGTTATTTGTATCAGTTGGTTTTTCTTCTGATGCTTCTTTCATCTATTTATAAATTTCACAGTAATATTCTGTCTATGCTAAATCTTTTATCATATCAATAACTTCTCCTAGTTCTTTAGCATCAACGCATTTTAAATCTCCCATTTGTCCCTAAACCTGGGCGATTAATTGTTCTTTAATTGTTTTAATTGCTTCCATTACGCCACCCTCTCAATAATTAAATTAGCATTCTGAACGCTAACAGGGATAGTGCTAGTATTTTCTATACTAACCTAACTGCAGCATCCAATAGGTACATCAATGTAAATGCTTGCACTAACGTTATTATACTAATCGACTGCGGCTGGCGTTGAAATCATACTTGAAGTGACAACAGGCTCTCCGTTGATTGCGATGGCAAGACTCACGGGACCTACTGTTTCATCAGTAGGTACCGCGATATTTGCACCGAATTCAACGAGGAATCTTGCACGAAACTAACCATTTGGAAGTCCGCGCAAGCCAACTAATCCGCTTCCTTCTCTGTGAATCATAGAACAGTTACCTGGAACTGCGGTTTCTGTGAAAAGGACAGCCTAATTTACAGCTACTATTTGAGCTGCATTAGCAGTTATTTCCATCATTGCTTAACCTCCTTAATTAACCCATATATCCGTTACAAACTGGTCCGCCATACAGGGCATTATATCCATAGGTACCGATTGTGCCGGTGTATGGATTTGCTACAAGATAAGCGGGTTCTGCAGCTGGACGTAAGGCATTAATGAGATAAGCATTCTGCTCACTTTGAGAAATCTGGCCTTTAAGAGCTGCGTTTTCAGTAGTAAGAGCAGTAATACGATCCTGAACTAAGAAGTCAAGAATCTGACGAGTATTAGCGTTCTGATTATCAATAATATCACGGACGCCAGTAGTAACTGCAGCACGATCGGCACAAGCTTCTGTAGCAAGATTATAGTTAAGGGTTGCGAAGTTAGAATCAATACGATTCTGAGTCTGGCAGCAACAAAGTTGTTCATCAGCACTATGTGCGGCCAACTGAGCCTGAAGTGCATTTGCACTCTGAAGTGCACTAACGGTCTAACCATTAATAGCCTGAATGGTATCAAAGCCAGTATTACAAATTTGAGCCTAAGTACTAGAGAAGCCATTCAGTAAACCGGTATTAAGATTATAAAAACCGTTTGCTGTGCTAGAAGCAAGATCTCTAATACCAGAAGATACATCATGCATATCAAAATTGTAGCCAATATCTGCGGTTACGCTATTTGCGCCACCATTGCCCCAGCCTCCGCCGAAGCCATTACCCCATCCGCCAAAAGCAAACAGGAAGAGTAAAATGATCCACCATCCGCCAAAACCGGCGCCGTCGCCAAACATCCCACCGCGATTGCCAGTAGCAGCAGCGATGTCAGATAAACTATAGCCTTCACTTGTGTTAAACATTGAGTTTTCCTCCTTCATAATCCTAGTTGCTGTTTAAAAGCAGCAAATTCTTTGTCGAAGTCGAGGCCTCTTTGTGCACACAAATTACGAGCTACTTGTTCAATCCCCTTTCCATCATTATTTTGAGCCATTTTAAGTAGATTCTATCCCATTGGGCTATTACCTGCTTGCTATTGGAGCATATTCATTACCATTGTCTAAGGATTGCCGCCACTCCTAATCATTTGCATAAATTGCATTAAAGGATTTGCCATTTAAGAAACCTCTCTTTCTTTAAAAATTGAATTCAGGAGTAGAAGTTTGTTGAGGCTGAGTTTGATCAGAACTCTCCTTTACAAGATTAGCTTGCGCCAATACCTATTTTAATGCTGTCATTGTCTAGTTAAATTCTTCTCTAGTGACATATGCGTTTGGATTTGATGCTGGTGTCGCTGGGATTTCTTTGATTTCATACATATTTAATGAAGCTGTTCCATCTACATTACATTGCTTCGTATAAATTTTCCCATTGGCCAAATCGGGAAAGAATGAAATCGTTCCATCGAAGTCGACTGCAGCAGCTCTAACCTCTTCCAATCCAGACACTGGACGTCCTTTAAGTCCTATTAAGGGCTAACGTACCTGAGTTTGTTGAGGTTGATAATAATAATTTTGTGTAGGCTAGTATGGCATTGCTAAACCTCCTTTTACCAAAAATTCACGGGAATTTTTCCCTCCCGCAATACTTTATGAAAACTTAAAAAGGGAATTTTTCCCTCTTTGTCCAAAAAATTTTTGGTCTTTGGCGGAAAAGAGTTGTATTTATATAAAAATTTTGTTATAATAATAACAAGAAAAATAAGGAGGGTTTTATATATGGATTATAAAGAACTTTTACCAGTTATTATTTAGACTGTATTAATTCCACTACTAATTGCACTTGGTGGTTTTGCGGTAAAGTGGATTAATGCAAAAGCGAATCAATTAAAAGAAAAAGTCAAAGACGATAGATATTTTCTTTATATTGATATTCTTTAGGAACTCGTTACTAAGACAGTCATTACTGTTAATCAAACTTATGTAGATGAATTAAAAAAAGAAAATTCTTTTACAAAAGAAGCACAAGAAGAGGCTTTTAAAAAAGTTTATGAAGCAGTAATGCTTTCTCTGTCAGAAGATGTATTAACTTATCTTGAACAAATTATCGGAGATTTAGATGAATATATAACTGTTTTAATTGAATCTGCAGTTAAAGAACAAAAATAGAAATAATAATAAAAAAAGTAAGCCAGAGGATTTTTCCTCTGGCTTTTTTATTATTAAGGACAAAAATTAATAAAATTTCTATTTTAATATTTAAATAATTTTAGACAGAATAAATGTCAAAAAATTAAGGAGGAGTTTTAATGGAAGTTTTAGAATGGATTGCAAAATATTGGATAAATTGGTTATGTGCTCTTGTTGCTGGTGGTATTGCTTTATTTGCAAAACACTATGTTAAATTACAAAAAAAGAGCATGGAAGAGAAATGGAAAGAAAAAGAGAAAAATATGTGTAGTAAAATTATAAGTACCTTAGAGACAGAAATTTCTAAGGTTGAAGTTTAGTCTAAAGAAGAAGATGAAAAACTACAGAACGAATTAGATCAAATTCATAAAGATGTTGATCATATGGGGTCTGGTATTTTGTCAATTTAGGGAAAACAATTTAGAGACTTTTGCGAATACTTATTAGGATCAGGACATTATATAACAGTTGATGAATATGAAGAATTTGAAGTTGATTATGAAGTTTATAAGGGGCTTGGTGGTAATCACCGAGGAGATGCTCTTCATGATAGAGTAGTTGATAAAGTAAGAGCACAAATGAAAGCTGAAAATCGTAGCTTTGATGATTAAAAAGAAAAAGGGCGATAGTCAATTAAGACTATCGCCCTTTTTTTGTTTATTCGCCCCAATCATTAGCCATTGAACGCACTTTATGAGCACCAATACAAATGGCATCACACTCATCTTGAGTTGGCTTTTTGCCGTAAGTATTTACCACCCACTTCTGGGCATTCTGCTTTTGCTCAGGTCTCGTCTTACCCTTAATTCCAAGAGTAGATTTCCAAGTGCCTGCAAGAACCGCTTCCACAGGCTTTTCCATTTCTATACAAAGTTCATATAATACTCCAAAGACTTCCGCAAGTGCTTTAAAGGTCTATACGTTATTTACTCTCTAACCATCCATATAAATATCTTCAAGCACAATTGCATCAATATGTTCATCGTCTATTAAATGTTCTACCTCTTGGCGAATTTGATATAATCTTTCACCAAGTTCAAAATATTTACTTACATCAATTTTGCCGTATTTTTCGAGTGTATCTCCATCAAAGATGGCCCAGCCGGACACTCTACTCGCCTGGTCTAAGGCGAGTATTCTCATGGGCCAGTTGAACCAGAACCACCCATACGAGCAGCTGTGGTATTATCTCCTTCGGCAAGAAAATAAGGTAAGATAATTCCTTGTCCAATTCTATCTCCCCGATGAAGTAAAATATCATAGGGAAATAGATTTATAATCATAAAGTAAATATGACCTTCATTATCAGGATTATTGTAATAATCACAATCAACAATACCAACACCATTACCAAGAATAAGCCAATGCTTTAGTGGACAAGAACTGCGAACAGCCAGTTGTAGATATGTGCCTTCTGGAAGATAAGCCTTTACTCCTGTTGGAACAAGAGTTAGTTTTTCTTTTGCATCTTTAGTAATTTTAGCAACTTCATCCAGATTAAATTCAGATTTATATTTTTCCATTCTACCTGCCATTTGTGCTGTGTTGATATAACTATCTATGTGTTTTGCTTTCTTTGAGAACGCAGGGACAATCGTATCTTGTGCCACGAAAAAGTCATAACCCGCACTAAATTTTGTGGCTCGTTTTGGTAGCAAATCTGTCTAATCGGCAAATTGACTTACTAATTCAAACCTTGGATAATCATGAAATATTTCCATTAGAAGTTCACCTCATACTTTACATCAACGTCAGTATCAGGCTCCTTTTCATTATTAAATACCTTTTTTGCCTTAACAACCTGGTACTCTTCTACAACTTCGCCCTTAACTTTAATATACTTAGTAGTATAACTAAAAGCAGTAAGTTCAAAAGCATTATCATTGAGAAGCTCTTCGTGAAGAGCTTCTACATCGGCAACTGTTGCCACTCTATAAGTCGTTACATCATTAATTAAATACTTCGCCATTGATTAAGATCCTCACATTTCTATTTGAAAATTTACTTTGCCATTCATTGATAAAATCTTGACCTATTTTTTGAATAAAATTTTTATTACCGTCAATTTCAATTTCTTCTATTCCAGTATTCCATCGATCATTATAAAGAACATAATTTACCAATTCATCAATAGGAACAGTAGTAACTCTAATTGGTTGATCATCTTCAACATAATAAATAGGTGAATATCTGTCAAACATATTTATATTTATTAATAGTTTTTTAGCCATAATTAATTACCCCCCAATCATATGGGAATAAAGCAAACATATGAACGTCATCATCTTTTTTATCTTTAATCCAAATTTCAAAGTAATCATTGGTTATTTCATCTGCATGAATTGTATAATCTCGTTCCAAAAGAAGTCCAGTGACAGCCTGGCCAAGATCTGGAAATTCTGCTTTTTTATGCTATGTTCTACGAAGAACAGTATAATACTTTATATCATTACATAAAAGCATAAAATAATTACTGGAATCTTCCCAGTCATTTATTCTATCTTGTAATTCATTGATTTTAATATTATCATATTCTGGAAAAGCACCATAAGCACTTTTATTTAAATCATAAAAAGAAAGTTTAAGTTCACTATCCATTATTTCTAAGTTCCTTCATATTTAAAATTCGTTGATTGCGGCTGCCTCTCATAGCAAGAGTAATATCTCGCTCTTTTATCATAAAAGGTCCATCTATTAAATAATCTATTTTATCTAATAGTTTATTTAATATTTCATCATTTCTTCCTATTAATTCTTCATAAGTATATCCAGTCCATATATAAATTTTTATTGTTGGATATTTCTCTAATACATTAGATACAATAAGATTTACTAGGAATAAATTTTCTTTACATAAAGGTTCGCCGCCCATTATACTAAGATTTCTTTGAATACCATTTTCTCCAATAGAATAGAGAATATCATTCAAAGTATCCATGGTAAATTCTTTTCCGCCATTAAAATCCCAGGTTTGTGGATTATGACATCCAGGACAATGGATTGGACATCCTTGAACAAAGAATGAGACATTCATTCCTTCACCTGCGGCAATATCATTTTTAATTATACCCGCGTATCTCATATCTCTACCTCCTTAGCAGGAATAAAGATATTTTGAATACATTCAGGACAATTTACATAATATTCATCGTATCCTTCGTCTCTATTATATGTTGAATAAATATCTTCTCTGGTATAAGCAAAAACACAATGACAAGTTGGACAAGTGGCTTCTCCTATTTCGAATTTATCTCCATGTTTAATAATTCTCATTCCATAACCCCCACATGCTTAACTCGATGATGCACTTCATCTTGTTTACCGAGATTAAACGCAGTAGTATAGTTACCTGTTAAGTATCCAGTAACACGACGTAGTTGTTGAATATTAGAGCTGCCGCACATAGGACATTTATTATTGATTTCTCCCTGGAAACCGCAATCAAGGCAAGTGTCAGAAGGAACATTAATAGCAAAGTAAGGAATATCGTGGTCCATAGCGTAATTAACAATCTGCTCTAATGCTTTAGTATTATGAATAGCAGAAGCATCAAGTTCTACATAAGTAATACATCCAGCAGAAGAATAACCTGTTAATTGACTTTCAATATCAATCTTTTCAAATGGACTAATTTGATGCCACACCGGAACATGCATACTATTCGTAAAGAAATCTTTATCACTAACATTAGGAATAATTCCATACTGTTGACGGAATTTTTTTAATGCAGTATAACATAAATTTTCCGCAGGTGTGTAATAGACACCAAAATTTAATTTATATTCTTGCTTAAATTCAGCACAACGATCTTTAAATAACTACTCAATGCGTTTTGCTAAAATCATACCTTCTGAAGTCGTATGATCTTGATGAATGAGAATTTGAAGAGCTTCTGCCAAGCCGAGCTGACCAATAACAATGGTGCCATGTTTCAATGCACTCCTAATTCCTTCTTCTGGATGATAGCCAAGCATTGTATTATTTTCATACATAAACTTTGCGGCTTCTGGAGATTGAGAGCAAATCCACTCAAAGCGTTCAATTAGCATATCTTTTGCTTCATGAATTTTATTATCAAGAATTTCCATAAAGGCATCAATAACGTTACCACTCTTATATTTTGTGCCGTCCTCATCGATTTCCCAAGGCTGACTATCAAGTTTCTCCCAAGCCATCATTGCAAGAGTTGGGAGAATAATTGTTACGGGGCAGATATTTCCACGACCATCTTTAGTCTGAGGATTAACTCCTGGTTCTGCGTTAATGTCGGCACCATTTGCTGTGCGGCATCCCATGGTAGAGAAATAAGTTTTGGGATCATTTCGATCGTAGCCCGCATTTCCTGACCAGTCTACATTAGCGTAGTTAGGATAAAGTCTTCTGGCTGTAGATTCTAGAGCTAATTGATACAAGTCGTAATTAGGGTCTCCTGGATCACGGTTTACTCCTTTCATGCATTGGAAAATTCCGCATGGGAATATGGATGTTTTATGTAATTTACCAAGTCCTTCAATAGAAACTTCCAAGAGAGCTTGAGTAATCATTCTTCCTTCTGGTAAAGTACAAGTGCCATAATTGATTGAAGTAAAAGGAAGTTGATTGCCACTTCTGGACTGAAGAGTGTTTAAATTATGATACATTCCTTCAACGGCTTGGTGAACTTCACGTTCTGTCATATCCATAGCATACCGGTAAGCATTTGGATATTTTTCTCTTACATAAAAAGCACTATCAATTGGTATATCTTTTACTTCCATACCTTCTGGAGGCGTGCAATCGTATATAACCTATTCTACGTAATGTATACCATCTTTAAAATGTTTATAAAATGATTTGCGTACATATGGAACCATTGTCCAGTCAAGATGCGTAGCACTTACTCCGCCAAATTGTTGAAGACTTTGAAGCTGGAAAATAACAGCGACAAGTTGGAAAGCGGTATTTACAGAACCTGCCGGACGCACGTCTGTTTGACGAGTATTAAAACCATTAGCCAAGAGATCGTCAAACGGAATGCTTAAACAGTTGTGAGAACCAACATAATAGGCATCAAGGTCATGAATATAGACCATATTACCTTCGTGATTTTCTCTTGCTTTCTTAGAGATTAAATAATCAAGAGCGAGCTTTTTGGTTACTACACTTGAGGCTTCTCCTGTGCGACCGCCAAATGAATGTTCGTCTACATTAGCATTTTGGTTCTATACGTCTGCGGCTGATAGTTTTTCTCTGATGGCATCAATAAAATCATGCTAATAATTACGAGCGACTTCTTTTTTATAACGATAACGGATATATGCTTTTGCTACATCTCTACGCTCTGAACGCATTAGATAATCTTCTACGAGGTCTTGGATTTCTTCAACACTACATCCATTTCCGTCTTGATATTTAAAATAATCTTCAATATCGTCCGCAATATCTCTTGCAGTATCATCTTCATAAAGTGTACCATCTACTTCAATGAAAGCTGCATTTATTGCGTTTATAATCTTTTCTTTATCAAATGGAACTAATGTTCCATCTCTTTTACTAACTAAAATCATATTTTAATCCTCCACACTAAATCTTGTATTTTTTGTAGTTGCCATCAATATATTTAGGTTTTTGAATTAAAATTTTAATCCTTTTTGTCCAAATGCTCAATCAAGTGGTTGATATACCACTAAGCCTTTTTTAAATCTTCGGACCCGTTCTTGAGTTTCCAACGCCAAAGATATTTAATTGCGTTCGCAGTACAGACTGCTTCAATCCCCTCTAAGCCAGCGGTAGCTGCCGCAAGAGCATCAATACATTCAATGCCTCCAGCGGTATAGTGTGCTGGATGATTTACCATATCTTTTTCTTTTTCCATAATTGATTTTATTTCCTCCTCTTGTATTTTTTTCCAATGTTGAGGACCTTCAACAATATTAGTATCATCTTTCTCATATAAATATTCAATATTATCACAACGAGGACAATTATACTAATATTTAGCGGGGTAAGATGTTAATACAATTGGTGCACGCCACATCACTGCCCCGCATTTTTTACACTTTATCATTCTCCGCCTTCTCCTTTATATCTTTCATTTTGAAGAACCAAGTCTCCATTTTCATCTATCTTCAAAATATGATACAACTGATGACCAACGGATGATGCATATTTCTTCGTAATAAACGTGTCGCCCGACCGCACACCTTGTACCATAATCATACTACCTCTATCAAACCAAGACTTTTCTACAACGTGTTTGACTCCATCTTCTCCTTTTTCAGAGATACGTTTATCAAACAATGCAAAATATTCTTTTCTAAATTTGACATTTACAACACCATCTGTTGTTAAGATAGTTACGACGCCTTTAACTTTATTCTTTGCAATACAAGTTCCTGCGATACGACTAAGTTTGAATAAATGAATTGCTTTATTATTTTTATAGAAAGTTCTCTCTACTTCTGGCTCTTCTGGCAAATCATTAAAATTACTCAAACCATATTTATTCATATCGACTTTTGCCAATTCATGTTCGTGTTTATAGAAACATAAAACTTCCATTTCCCAAGCAGAATAATTTGCATCACCGGCATATTTATCCCAATCGGCTTTGAAGATTCGAGTATTTAATTCTGTTAGAATATTCTCTCCATCTTCCTTCAGCCAATCTCTAAATGTATCCATAAATACCTGATACTTTTTATCCCACTTTTTCATATTCAAGAGTTCATTATCTTCAATCATATTTTCAAAACCTAATTCGTATAAAAACTCAATCGCTCTTGCGTTTAGAACATAATCAAGAGTATGCTTTGAATCTTTACACATTGCTTTTAAATAACGATTGAATTCATAAACACGATATGCTAATTGACGTTCAGAAGTATCTTTTGGAACCATATCTTGCTTTACTAATGTTGGGAAATTCTGTAAAGTCAATCTTGACTTCTTATCACAAGTTTCCCAAATATACCAAGTCATTGCCAGTTTACGTTCCATCATATCATCAAACGCACCGGCTTTTATAAGCGATACCATTGCTTGTTTTGTTGGCTTTATACGATTATAAAAATCTTTAATTCCTCGGTATGGACGATTTTCAATTATCTTATTTACCAAATCATCATTCACATTCAACAATGCTTTCATACCGAACAAAATTCTATTATTCTTTACATCTGGTTTGAAACCAAAATCAGAACCATTTATATTTACAAGACTGACATTTATTCCAGCATCAATAATATCATTTAACGCTTTCGCCACTTTACCGTAATCAGTACTTGTTGCTTTCTTCTTTGTTGTATCTTCTGTCTCTTCTTCATCATCATACAACGCTTCGCCATCTTCATCAACCGCATCTTCCAAAGAACCGCTATTGACTACCAGACACGCTGTATCCCAATAAATCGGATTCCAATGAGTGCCAAGATACAATGTTTGTGCTCCTACAAAACTATATGCAAGAGCATGAATAACTGAGAATGAATAACCCATCTGCGGCCCAGCCCCAAATCGCCAGACATACTGACCCAAACGAGGACTTGCCGCACTATTCAGAACCTGTTGACGAAGTGCTGGAATTTTTGACATTTGCTTCTTACCTACAATTTTACGAGCATTATTTGCTTCGCCCAAGGTAAAACCGCAAATATTCGGATCCATCAACATCTTCATTAGCTGCTCTTGGCTGGGTGGAACACCATAAGATGGTTTGAAGTATGGCTCCAATGTTTTCTGTTCTTCTTTTGTCAAACCGAAATTATCCATTTCTTCATACCACAAACTAATATCGTTTTTATAACGATAATACTTATCAATTGGACGTTCCTGACCTTCTTCACCCATCAAACGGATCAAACCATTCGCATCAGCCATTTCCAGAATTGTGCGAGGCTTCAACTGCTTTGCCGCTTTTGAACCTTCTGCGCTATCAAACTGGAATGTATTGATAACTGAAACTTCTCCAAGAGCATCCCACATTTTTGTATCTGTCTTTATTGGCAAAACACTTGGATGTAGATATTTATTGTATATCTCACGCAAACTCAAATCTTTCTCAATTTCTCCATCCTCTTGGAGGAACTGAATTGTTTGAACAATTTTATCCTGAACTTCTGTTACCAGAAAATCATATTTTGTCAAACCCATATATTCTGCATCATGCAAGTTATATTGAGTTATGATTTCTCCTTTTGGAGTTTTCATAAATGCACTATGTTCAAACGGATCGCCATCGAATAGAACAATACCAGATGCATGAGAACTCCGTTTATTTACCAAACCTTCGATGCCTTTTATAATATCCAAAAGACCTGGATAATTATTTACTTCACGAATAAAAGTGCCAACCGGCTTTCTATTCTTTTCTTCATTCCCTTCAAGAACATCTTTGATCGGCCATAGAAAACCACGTTCTTGCGGAATAAGAGATGCCATATACTGTGCTTGATCTACATCAATTCCTTCTGGATAATCTTCTGAGCGATAGCCACGACACGCAGTTAGAACTGCTGACTTTGTGCCCTCGGTTCCAAAAGTTGAAATACGCGTACATCCGAAAGATTTCTTCGCCCATTCCGGAACATCATCTTTAAACATCTGACTGCGTTCTGCCGCAATCTTCTGTAAAACCAGACCGCACTTGGAAGGACAAATATCAATATCAATATCACCCAACTCAACACGTTCATCATTTAAATAACGGAAGAATGGAAGTTCCCATTCTATTGGATCAAGCTGAGTAATACCCATCAAATAATGATTTAATGCCGCACAAGATGAACCTCGTCCGGCTCCTACCATTGAACCGCAATCCCAAATCAAATCAATATAATGTTGAAGCGTATTAGGATAACGGAACATATTTGTTTCCAACTTTTCGCTGATAACACTTTTTACTCTTGCTTCTTCTTCCAGTTCAGCAATATAAGTTTCATTCATTCCGATACCCTTATCAATCAATGCTTCAAAACATTGATTTACCCAATATCTATTTTGAACATCATCACTACAAAACAGATCCATTAGATGAGGATATTTTGTATCAAAAACATTGCTTAATTCTTCGCTGAAATTATATTTTTTCATATCCAAATATTGTGGATAATTTTTTACTACAACGGAAGGTATATCTTGTTTATGAAAGAGCGAATATTCTTGTATCTTTTCTTGTAATTCTAAAGTATTATCAAGTATTTTATCTACAGTATTATTCTCTCCAGTAAAAGACTTAGACAATAAATTTGTAACTTCGTCTGAGTCCATAAGATAAGTAAATTCATAAAATGAATCTACTTCTCTGTCTCCTTCTTTAGAATTTAGGTAAGCCTTATGAACACTCCGTTCATTCTTAGTAAGATAATGTGCGTCCGTGCCTACAACCATTTTAATACCATAATAATCTGCTATCTTTCGCAGAATTATATTTGCTGTGACTTGATCGTTATCTGTTCCTGGAGCACATTCAATATAAAAATCTTCTCCAAATAAATCTATACAAAAATTTAAAAAATCATTTATTTGCTTATAATACAACATCGCATTTGTATTATCATTTACTATTCTTGCTTTTGAATAAATAATTGCAAGACTTGGTAATTCACCACCAATACAGGCGGTTGTCGCAATTAAATGACCTTTAAATTTTTCTACTACTTCTTTTAATTCCGCTTTTGTTGTCGGCACTCTTTCCATTCTGCGATCAACATATGAATTCATCCATGCCTTTGAACTCAATTCTCTAAGGGCACGATGACCGATTGCATCTTTTGCAATAAGAATAAAGTGATAATATTTTTGACCTGGTTTTCTTTCATCAACCAAATAAATCTCATTACCATATGCAATCTTAAAATCGGGATGCTCTTTCTTTACATCCTTCATATGCTTTTCAACTTCAATATGTGCTGATAGACATTCATGATCTGTAATCGCAATTCCAGAAAGTCCTAATTCTATTGCTTTATTAATTAAATCTTCTGGTTTATTGATTGAATCTACTAATCTTAAATTACTATACATTGTATGTGTATGACAATTAAAGTATGGTCTCATAAATAACCTCCATTTTTATCATACTTATATTATAACATATTTTTTTATATAAATCAATCTGCTCGATGAATCCAATGTAACTGCGGTGTAATATTAGGACGAACAGCTGTTCCGGTGATATTTATATCTTTCCACACAAGCCAGCAATATGCTTGGGCAGATGACTCTTTAGGCTTCTTGCCATTTTTCCAACATTGGATTCTGTCAATATATTGATAAATATCATCAGGAGGATTATTCGCAAAAATATTTTTATATCGGCTTGCGCCTTCGAGAACCTGGGTGCGACAAAGCACAATTAAATCTCTTTTGGCAATCTCAAGAGCGCGAATAAGAAAAGGCTCAAGAGTTACATATGGAGGATTCATAACAATTACGTCCGCTTTATTAGCGGGATAATCATCATCTAAAAAGTCCAATCCATAAACAATATTGCATCTATTGTTTTGGTATCCTCTATCAGTCCATTCTGTTCCAATAATTGATTTTGGAGATTGATTGTTTTTATCAATGTAATTGATAATACCATCAAGCATATGTCCTCCGCCGATACAAGGCTCTAATATAATTTTATCAGAAAAATTATATTGTAGAACATTGAGAATGTTTTCAACTTCTGCGGTTGGAGTTGCATAATAATCCAACTCGGCTCTTTCTTTATTATTCTTTTTATAGCCATTTAATAGGCCATTATTTGTATATAATCCCATTATGACACCACCACTAATTTATCTACCGCACGAGTAATACCCGTATACATATATCTGCGGCGTTCGTCTGGCTGACGAGGCCATCCTGTTTCCTGGAAGAGTAATACTTTATTCCATTCGCTACCTTGAGCCTTCCATACTGTAATAGCATAGCCAAAGTGTGCGTGCAGAGGAGTTTGCATTTCTAACTTTTTTAGAATAGTATATTCTTCTCTGCTACTCAAAGAAGGCTGCCCTGTCAAAATTTCTGTATAATCAAAAGGCAGCATTTGAAATTCTTCTCCCTCTTCGTCACCTGTAATTGTGGCAACTAAAATTGGCACTACTAATTTTTCATTTCTTAGCCAATATGGATACTCCCAGTCTTGAGTTTCTAATTGAGTAATCTTACCAATGACCCCATTCGTCAAAGGATTCTCTTTAGTAGAACAAATTTCCCATTCATTATGAACATTGATAATTTTATCGCCAACTTGAATTTCTGGAAGGAAACCATAGGCTTGCCGCATTTGCTGATTAAGGGTGGCTTTATTGCGGTTTGTAGCACAAAGCACTTGATCTGCCCAAGTCATCATCGAAGTGGTTACATCTTTTTTGTTAAAAATCATAACCTGTTCATTTTGAACAGGGAAAGTAAGTAGTGGTTTGCCTTCTCTGATATGCATTGATAAACGAATGATTTCACTCTCTTGTGCCTGTCTCATAATTTCATCAAGAAAAACATGAGGATTGTCAAGGACATGATTATCAGGGTCTTCCTTTCCGTCTGGCACAGGAGGCAATTGTTCGGGATCGCCGCAAGCAAGGATATAGAAATTATATTGACAAAGGAGATCCCACATTCTTTTCGGTAACATTGAAACTTCATCAACTACAACAACTTTGATTTCTCGTTCCATTTCATAAACTTTTTTAGGAGTAAAAACGTATTTGCCGTTTGGCATCATCTTTGCATGATAAACTAATTTATGAGCTGTTGTTGCTCCTGGACATCCCTTGTTTTTCAAAACATTTGCGGCTTTGCCTGTATAAGCTACATATCGTACTTCATTGGGATAGAGACCCATAGCCGCAATAATAAATTTTATGAGCGTACTTTTACCAGTTCCTGCGTATCCTGAAATTACTGTATATTTTTCTTTATTTTTCCATCTCTCTAATGCTATCTTCAGTCCGTCTTCTTGTTTTTTCGTTAGCTCCATGGTCGTGTCTCACCACCCAATCCATATATTCTTGAAACCATACATTATATCTACTGGCAAAATAATTGCAAGTATCTTCACCACTCATATCTTCAAATACATAAACACCATATTTTTCCCAAAAGTGTTTATCATATTTTTGTTCAATAACATCACGTAGGTTCCATAAACTTCTACCATCTGTTATAAATTCGCTAAAATCATATTGATCTAACAATTCAACTTGCTTTTTAAAATCTTCATCATAATCACATTCTTCTTGTATCAATTTTGTTGCTACATATTGATCCATATAATAAAAAACTCCCTACTTTTATTTCTTATAAATATTATATCATAAATTTTTAGGTATGTCAAGTGGGACTATCTGCCCAAACTGTTCCCCATCAAAAATATTTTCAACTTCTTTATAAGCATTTTGCTCCAAAAAATCGAAATCGGCATTTTGGTTTGGGGTTTCGGTTGCTTCAGGCGTTGCCGGTCCAGCCAGTGCCTGCGAAATTTCTTCTGGTGTAGCAGGATTAATACAACCAATTTCATTCCATTCATCAGCCAGTTCTTCTAAAATATCCTTGGTAGATTTAAATTCTTGTTTATCTTTATCATATAAACAAATAGAGAGTTTCCGTAATGCTTCTCCTACATCTTTTGCAGATGTTCCAACTTGTGCCATACTCTGACATAAGGCGGAAAATATATCTTCATTTATTTTAGCATCGTCTAATGTATAAGTAACTGAGGTTGGAAGTTCAAAAAGAATAGGATTGCCCTTTCCTCCTTTAATTGCTGCCATATCCGCATGAATTTCTAAATTAATATTATCTATCATTATAAACTCCTATAAAAATAAGGGGTTATGCTTAGCATAACCCCATAAAATAATCATATGCCTTTCCAGCATTCTTCTGTCTTACTGAATATGTGCTTTTGGCACATCTTTCATAACATTTTGCGAACATTAAAGCCGCTTCTTCAACAGAAGTTAGTTCCAAAAAGTTAGCATACTTATAACCAGATTGATAAGCATATCCAAAAGTATCTAATTCATATTCAATTGTGTTTGCCAAATATTCACATTGGAAAATTAAATCTTGTCCTCTTACATCAGGATATGTATCTTTACTCCATTGACATATCCCGTAATAATATCCACTTCCATAAGAGTAAAGCCAATATTGGAGGTCTAATGTTCCACCACCAACTTCAGCCATCATATTTCCTAACAATCCCGCTGTTACTTCATTACTATAACCCAATTCTTTCACACAATATAACCAAATATAAGTCGCATATGGATATTCTTCAAATTTTTTAATCCAGCTAGAAATGTATTCCATATTCGCTTGGAGTTGTTCTTCACATTTGTGCCATTCTGTTTTTGCCGCAAGAATTACTTCACAGTCTTCCGCATATCCTAAAGACCTTGCGCACTCAGCCATTTCATGTGCTAAATTTTGTCTATACAAAAGATTTTCAATTTCAATATTTATATCATTAAAAAAATATAAAATATCTAAATCCTCTGTGGGAATATATGGAGAACTTGCATCAACGGATGTATTACATCCAATAAAAGCCATCATTAAAACGCAGATAATAACTAAGATACTAATTTTCTTTCTCATAAAACTTTCCTCCTAATTTTTCAATTAGGTCAAAAGTTGTGTATTAAAAATAATAACTAGATTTGCTTACAATTTCATAGTCCTCTATAACAATTTGTGGACTAAGTTTGCCTTGCCACTCATTGAGGTTACAAGTGCCAACAGCATTTAATGTTACACAACCTGTTTCAGAATATAAATTATCATATTCCTCTTGACTTGACCTAAATTTAATTAAAGTCAAATCATTGGAGAGGGTAATCTTTAATGTAGGATTTTTATCGGGTGATAAAAGAGAAATACGAGAACTCTCTATTTGAAGATTTTGTATTGCGATTTTTGGTTCAGCTAATCCTTGTCCCCAATTATCCGCAAGTTTTCCTATCTCAAAAACATCTTTTGCATGAAGAACTACTTCATTACCAACCCAACAAAAATCTACATAATAACAATTACTAAAACTAAAATCTTTTAATTCTTCATCAATATATTTTGTAAATGCTTCTAAATTTTCATCTAAAATGCCAATGCCGAAAGCAGATGCATGACCTTGTGCATATTCCACAAGACCACTATTAGCCAAGAACTCTCGGAAATTCACTAAATTGGAGTATGTCGCATTTCGTCCAGATCCACGCCAAGCGATTTTTGTAATTTCGCCAGTCTCTTCATCAATATCAACGCATTGATTTAACAATATCACTGGCCGCATATACTATCCCATAACTTGATTAGCAATCAATCCTGTAAGATGTTCATCTACTGGATTATCCAATTTGATAATCAAAATGGGGTGCGACAATAAATTATCCCTCTCAATGATTTCATCAATTATTTCTAGGCTTGTATCTCTTGCTTTAGTTTGTCTGTTTTTTATATTTTTGCAATTTCTACAAGCCTGCTCAACTCTTGTCTCAAGCTATCCTTTACAGCCTCTCTTTGTTGAAGCTATTTGCTCGTAAGCACGAAAGTCTAACATTGATTCAAATAAGAGCAGTTTTTCGTCCAATGAACCAACGCGAATTGTCGCATTGATAAGTGGAGCGATGTAGAATGAAATTCCAAAAGGTGTAACCTTTCCTTTTAAGGAATAACTCTACGCTTCGATAAGGTTAACAAGAAATGGATTACGACGTAGGTTCATGCCTAAATTTACTAATTCTTTTGTTTCAAAATTTCGTAAATCCATCATATCTGCAACCATACCGATAGCGACCAAATCTAATAGTTCGTCTGCATAATTTTTATTTAAAAACTTATCAATATACTCACAAAATTTATAAACCATTCCAACTCCAGAGAGTGATTTATTTGAATACTTTTTACTTAACTAATTATTGATAATACAGGCATACTATGAAACTCGGTCGGCTTCGTGGTGATCGATTACAAGAACATCAACGCCCCTGTCATATAAGGCTTGATGCTACTCATAATCATTACTTCCCGCATCTGGAACAATTACTAACTTTACATCTTCTGGTATTGTATCTAAAATAATTCCATGTTCTTTCCCATCGTGGATGCGGTAGGAGATATTCTACTAAGCATGCCCTGGGGCAATCATATTTGCATAATTGATTAAAGCAGCAGCCGATGTATAACCATCAACGTCGCTATCAACTTGTATAAAAATTTTATCACCTGCGGCAAGGTGCTATACAAACATTTTTGCTCCTGCATCAATATTGTCGAGTAGCTCAGGTTCTAATATATCTCCTTTCGTAGTATGTAGATAGTGATAAATGTCAAAGGGAAATACCCCTCTGTTTGCGAACACCTTGTCTACCAATGTTGCATCTTTATCTATTGGGACACTGGGTGTTAATAGTTGAAATTCCATTAGAAAATCAACCTCCTTTCACACTATCACTACCTATCAATAAATTTAACTTTTCTTATAATCACTTTAATCACTATCAACCTTTCAAGTGTAATAATTAAAGGCTCGATAAGGAAAAGCTTTAGTACATGGCTTTATAATTATATTAATAAGATCTTCTGGAGTCCCACGTTCAATTAAACTAATATTACAAGCATGACCTCTACTTCGATCTTGAACAGAACAAATCTGCCAAATATCCTAATTGTCAAATTCAACGCAATCCATCGTCCTATGTATTGTATTGATTCTCATACGCCGATATTCTTCAATGATATTTTCCAGTTTTGCTAATCCCACTTCTCTTTTAGTATAATACCAAACAATTCCTTTCATTGAACCCTCTCTTTATATAATATCAAAAATTTTTCTTTTCCACAATCTATTGGACTATCTTTATATCCTGTTATTTTTTTTCTATCCAAAATATATGAAATTTGAACATAATTCTTATATTTCATTTGTATTTTTTTTAAGTTTCTCAACAGATGACAATATTCATCGTCTCCAACATTCTGAAACTGTCTGTCAAACGCAATAACAATTTCTTGTGCTCCAGCATCAATTAGCAGTTGTGTTTGGTAAGAAGATAAGCTGCTGCCGCAGCAAGCGACATATATATCATTATCAAAACCAAAATATGTTTGTGCTTTCAAAACACTTTTTTCGCCTTCAAATACAACAGCTTTTTTCATTTTGGGAATTACACAACGAGCATTATTAAAATTGTATAGATTTAATCCAAGAGGATGATTATACATAATTCCATTGATTTTCATAGGACGATATTTACCATATTTCTCCGCATCTTCTGCTACCAGAGTGCGCCCACGCAGTCCTATAAATCTACCATTTTTGTCAAAATGAGGAATTGTAATTTGTGCATCTCCTGGATAATATCCGATTTCTGCGTGCTCAATAGCCTGTTCTGAAATTCCTTCATCAAGCCAAGGTTTTATTTTTACATCATAATTAAATCGTGTTAAAATTGTATCATCATATTCTTCAAGCACAACATGCGGAGCTGCTATTTGAATATCTTGAATACGAGAATAATTTGCTAAGATTTTCCAATCTTCTAAACCAACATCTTCTGGACTATCTTCTTCTTTACCAGAGATACCAAATCTCCTGGCTATCCATCTAACTGCATCATTTAAATCATAAACTACATTATTTTGTAAATTCATAACTTTTATACAAAGTTGAAATATATCAAATACTGGGTCTTCACAACCTGTATAACATCTAAATAATCCAGTATTTTCATAATAATATAGTTTGCGAGAAGCATCATCATTTAAACGATTATGACATATAGTTCGGGCGATGAGCCCAGTCGGGCATCGCTCTGGCTCACCGCCCCATTCTTCCAGAAGGTCAAATATGTCATCTATTGATAAACTATCTCTTATTTCTTGTTTATCAAAGACTAACATTAGATAGTTGTCACCCTCACGCAATTATAGAGCAGACCACACTGTTCATTAACATACTTTACCAAAAACTCTTGTGGTCGCATATTTTTTTCCTGGCCCTTACGTTCTTTGAGTAATTCAGTTGCCATAGACTGCGGCATTTGATACTCACAAGCACCAACCTTGCCAGTTCCAGTGCCAGTGGTAATTACACAAGTCCCAAAATTTTCATTCTTTCTAATCATTGTAATACTCCTTTAATCTTCTTCTTCATCATCTGGAAATGCACTTGCTATATGAATTCTTGTATCATCAATTGGGATAAGTTCGTAATCCCAACCTGTTGCAAACATGGGCTTGATGCGGCATGTGCCTAAATCCGCTTTGCACCATAGGTAAATCCCTTTATATCTGCCTCTACGGTTTTTATATACTGAAATCTTAATTGTCGGAGTTTCAAAGGTTCCAGTAGAGAGAATTTTTTCAAGACCTTTTTTATCATCGTCTTTTACAAGTAACATAATTGCACCAAAATCAATTTTATCAGCAATACTTTTTGCACCACGAAGCAGATTTTGGTCTGGTGTTTCACTTGTTTGATAATCTGCGTTTAACTAAGTTGCCGACATAATAAATACACCATATTGATTACAAAGGTCTTTAATTTTATTAGATAACATAAACAAAATATTATCTTCACGAAGTTTTACTCCACCACTACGGCGAGTAATTTCTTCAAGAATTTTCATTGAAGTATGAATATAGTCGTGGAAAATATACTTTACATCGTGATCTCTAATATTTCGTTTAATTTTATTTTCAACATCTTGAAGGGAGAAATCAGGAAGATGTTCTACATACAGCGGAGAATTTTTTATAATCTTTGCCGCTTCAAGCACTCTCTCTTCTTCATCGCCCTCATACTTACCATCAATGATATGCTCTTCATTTACATCAGAAATAAAAGCTAACATCATTGTCTGGATTTCGCTTAAATCCTGTTCAGTAGCGATATATAGCGTTGGCTGGGCTGGGCCTGTTTTTATCCAGCCGAAAATTTCATCATACATTTTATTGCAACCGATATAACAGGCATCTGCTACCATTGAACGAGATTTTCCAACGCCAGTGGGGGCTGACCGCAGATAAAACTTCTTCAATCTTGCTCCTCGCGTTACCGTGTTTACCAACGGACCATACAAAGAAACTCCTGCTTCTGGATTATCTTTAAATCCTTGAATTAATTCAAAAATTCCATCGCCAGCCTGCTGTGCTTCGTCAATTACTTCATCAACATACCGCAGGCGCAAATCTTCAACTTTTTTATCAATTTCATCTGCGATTTGAATTAGGCTCATATTATCTAATTTATCTTCTTGAGCCTGTCTTTTCTTCGTATCAAGAATATCGTCGGGGTCATAAATATCATTTACGCTAATACCATAAGCATCATATGCTCTAAGAAGTGTAAACTTTTTTAGTCTATCGTAATAATAATCAAAAGCATTGGGAGTACAATTCTCTGCTACTTTCAACAACCATTCTTCGCCTTTTTGCTGTTTGAAAATAGCCTCGCTTTTAGGTCTCGCCGCAAGAAAGTCTGCGATTGAATTTAGAGTAATCTTTTGAACGCCAAGCTCATGTAGTTTATAAATGGCTCCAAAAGCAATTTTATGAAACTGATCTGGAAAGTCTTCGTCATTTACGGTATATTTATCTGTAAAGTCTAAGAGCTGTGGATTATTAAACACATTTCCAATGACCTACATAATTGCTGTTGTATCAACATATTTATTTGCCACAGTCTTTGACCTCCTCTTCGTCTAAAAATGTAAATACTTTTCTTCTCTTTGGTTGGCGTTTTGGTGGTTGAATAACAATTTCTCTTACTTTTGGAATATACATTTCAATATCTTTCTCAGCGTTTTTTTGACTTAATAACCATTGATTATAAAAATATCTTTTTGCTTCTTCATAAACCCACGGAACAATGCCAATACCACCATTAGCCTTTTCCAATGAATTTTTCTTTATTTCATAAAAATATTCTAATGTTCTTTTAATACCAGAATATGTATATTCAGGATGATCTTGCATATATTTCTATATTTGTAAAGTAATGCGTCCATCCATATGCTCTAAATTAAATAATTTGATAATATAATTTTCTAACGCTTTTCTGTCTTTTTCTTTTTGTTCATCTTCTTGTGAAAGGGTGCCGGCACAAGTCGCATGTGCATATCGACGCGAACTTACAAGGACAGCAGGATATTTATCTCTATCAAATCGCTCTTTACAAATTGAGCAGACTACATAATGTGCCATTTTTTAATTCTCCTTTCACCATTTTATATATTTATTATATCATATTTTTATATAAAAGTCAAGCCCCGCAGAGGATCTACGAGGCTTTTATATATTTACTTAATCAATTCTCTCAGTTCATAAAGAATGAGATCAAGTTGAGGTGCATTAACTGCGGTGCATTCAGCAACCTTCTTGCCCTTGCCGAGATGCTTGTCTACAATAGCGGTAATCTTCGCTGTCATATTGGGCTTCTTAACAAGTTCGCCAACGATTGCTTGGAACTCATCCATCATAGCCGCAAAATCATATGTGGTTTCTTCTGCATATACAGTTGCACTCTGGCTATGATCTGTTACACGATTGGCTCCATGAGCGGCTTCCTTCTCAACAGCATCGCCAATAGCATTTACCAGAGCATCATAAGAAAACTCAATGGAATCGGGAGTGTAGCGGAAACGAGAACCAGCTTCAAAACGAGGAGTTCCACGAAGGAACAGGCGAGTTTGAGGACCATTCTCTGTATTTACTTCACGAGCATATCCAATAATATCACAGGTGCGCTCGCAAACCAGAGCGGCACGATTGTCCAGAGTAGGAACAATCTTATTATACTCCTGACCGGATTCATCCTTGAAAGTCTTATCCTTATCATGGGAGATAATTACAAGACCATAATTCATTTGGAGAATCTTGCGGAACTGTTCATCATATTCCTGCATAGCAAGAGTATAACCCTTACCATATGGAATATCGCCAATAGTCTCATAAGTTTTATCAGCAGTAGATTCGCGGGAGCAAATATACTTTACACACATATCATAGGCAATATCGCCAGTATCCACAACAATAGTCTGAAATCTTTCTGCGACAGCAGGCTGCTTCAACTGAGTAATAACCTTTTTAAAATCAGCCCAGCAAGTAATTGGCTGTACGAATACATCTGCAAGAGCATTATAACCTTTCTCAAAGGCACAAAGCAATGCCCCTGGAAAATGACTGGAAATTGTAGTCTTACCAGTCTTTGGGGCACCATAAAACAGCACAGAATAACCACGTAAATCACGTGATACCTGATGCGGCTTAAGGTCAAGTAGGGAAATTTCTGCCATTATTCATTGTCTCCTTTTACTTCATCTAATTTATCAAAAAGTGTTTGTAATATAAATGCTGCTATTTCAAAATTTGATTCTTTTAATAAAAATTCTCTAAATTTATCACTAATTAAAAACTGTTCTAATTCTTCAATATCAACAGAGACTTCCATTGGGTTTAACTCCTAAATTAGAAGTTAAACCCGCCGGTGGCAGGAGCTGCCGCAGGAGCAGTCTTACTTGCCTTGTATTCATCCTGACGCTGCTTAATACCAGCAAGATAAACCTCACGATTTGCCATAGCTTCAGTGAGTTCCTTAGCGGTGATAGTCTCTTCATCATCCCAAGCATAAGGCTCGGTGTTACTACCAGTGATTACCCAATCACGACGAGTGCTGGTGCTCTCCTGGACGTTAGCTTCGCCCCAACCAGACTCTTCAACCTTAGTATTCTTTACGGTTGTGGAAATCTGACGACCCCATACCTTAGTGAATACAGGACTCTTTGGAGAAGCTTCAAGACCTTCAAAATAATCCATACCACGAGCATTAGTTACAGAAAATTCAATAGGAAGAACAGCCTTGCGGAAGTCAAATACACAACCACGGACAAGAGCCTTCTCCTTAGTGCCCTTCTCTTCATCACCTACAACATGAGTTACACTGGTGATAAGCATATCGGCCATAAAAGTATTACGAGCCTTTTCATCGGCGTTGAGAGTTGCCACGGTGTGAACAAAACCACCCTCATTACGCTTTGTACTTACAAGCTCTTCCTTGCCATTACGATCAGAATAGAACTCATTGAGACCAATGGCGGAATCAATACGAACCTTACCAGCATTTTCCTTACCATTTGCCATAACGGTTCCAATTTTACCATCAACAATATCCTTCAAAACGCCAAAGGTTGCATTTGCATTACCCTTAGCAGTAGTAGCGGTTACATAAGTAAAATGCACGGGAACAATATTTGTGCAGTCATTATCAGTTGCGATGTTCAAATTACCCATAATAAACTCGGTTCCAGGATTCTTTGAATTTTCACCAGAAACACGAAGTTCAAGAGTAGATTCATAAACTAAGCCCTCGATATGTGTGCTATTTATCATATTCTTCATAATTATTATTCTCCTTAATTATCTTTATACTTGTATTATATTTTATATTATTTTTTGTATTTCCATCTAAATCCGCCTGCGGTTTTTCCTTTGCCATTACAAACATTACATATTGTTGCTTTAGCAATATTTGTTATTTTACTTGCTTCTGCTATTGATGAAAATTCATTAATTATTTCATTCGTTTTAGTATCAATTTGTAAAACTGCAAAATCTAATCGCAATTTGATGGGCTTTATAATTTTATCGCTGTTTTTGTATTTCCACTAAAATTCACCAGCTCTAATAATTTCACCACGACAACAACGACATATATCTGAATGACAAATATTTGTTACTATGCTTGCTTGACTTGCACTTGGATATTCTTTTATAAAAACTCCGTCTAAAGAATACTATAAAACACTTTTTCCTTTTGCAAGTCCAGCACCGTTACTACCACCATTAATCATATTATATCCATTTGGTATAATACAATTATAATAGGTAATCCAATAATTTTCTTTTTCATTTAATTCTTCTTTATTACATTCTTCAAGTATTGTAAAAGAAAAATTTTCTTTTCCATATTTTCTCAATGCTTTATGAATAAGAAAATCATCGTTTGCATTCAAATGTTTTTGCCATCTGCGTTCAATTTCTATAGATTGGCCAATATAAATTTTATGATTAACTAAATTTTCAATTTTATAAATTCCTATTGACATAACTCACACTTCTTTCTACTAAATATGAGTTATGTTAATTAAAATTTAATTAACTTTACCCAAAATTTTATTCTTCATCAATTTTAGTTTCAATACCTTTTTCAGTAATACTATAAATAACTGGGTCTTGACCGACTTTCTCAACATACCCATCAGTTACCAGCTTGCGGATTGCACCAGATACTGTGCGAGACGCAATAAACATTCCCTCTGCAATATCTTTAGACTTCCAAGTTCTGGTTCCTTGGTTCTGCTGTAGGAAAGCCAAAATTTTCTTACCATTCTCGGTAAATTGCGGCTTGTCTCCGCCGCCAGAGCCGCCCTTAAACTTTTCCCAATATTCGGTCAAATCTTCGGGCATAGGATTTGTGTTAAAATTACTTTCAACATAACTAATAAAATTTTGTTTTAATGACATAACTTATATAACCTCTTCTTTTTTATTTTCTATATATATTATATCATAAATTTTTTAGATTTTCAACCTTATTAGCTATTTCAGACTTGGCATCATCCATAAGAAATTTCCAATCATCCCAATATGAATAACTTAAATCGTCTGGATCTTCATTATGAATACGCTTACAATATCCATCCAACATACCAAAATCACGCTCATAGCAATGATAGCTATTTGCTCTATGAGTGTAAGTTCCTACTTCAATTCCAAGAGTATCAGCGATTCTTTTTTCAAGCATTATAAGTGCAAATGCATTCATAAAAGCTGCTTTACAAGCGTCATTAGAACGAAATAGAACTTTCATATGAAGTTGATTATCGCGGATAAAAAATTGAATATGCTGCAAGCAGGCAGGGTCATCAGAATACATATCTTCATTATTATCCCTAATATCTACAACCGCACGACGAGAATATGGATTTCGTTGTAATTCATTAATAATAAAATTTAATTGATTCACAAAATCTGTTTTATTACCTATGCGCACTGGATAAGCTACCATTCTATTGTGATACGTATATTTCCATTTGCCTTCTTCAATTTCAAAATCCAAAATTCCATCAAGCATTTCTTGACAATATTGTTCAAGGCTTGTTGGATCGCAAAATGCTAACTTACTAATCATATTATCTTGTAGAGGATGATCTACCATAAAAGTCATAGAAAGTTCTTTTTGATTAGTATTCCAGTCTGGACAAGGTGTTATAGGAGCTTCTTGTAAAAGCAACAAAGAGCCATGATAGGCTTCTGGTAATGTTTTTCCATAAGTAATAACTTCATTCATAAATTAAACCACTTTCTCTATTTGCTTGGTTTATAAGATTAGAATCTTCCCAAGTATAAGAAGCAAAAGATCGCAACTTCATTAGTGCTATATACCTACCAATAACATATGTACTATATTTATCTGCGGTAGTATGTTGCTCTGCTTTTTTTACAAGCTTTTTCCACTGATAATCTACATAAGGATAATTCATATCCTATAGAATTGGTAAAAAGGTTTTCTCTTCCTATGGGTTTATCATATTTCTAATCTCATCTTTGGTATATTTGGTATAGAATGTTTTATCTCTTTGTATAAAATATTTTTGATTCATTTTATACTATACCCAAAATCCTTTGCATGAAAATAGTTTTGCCAATAGTCCTCACGTTCATTTAATTTAGAACGATCGCATTCTTCTATGATTTCAAAAGTAAAATTTTCAACTCCAAGAGAATACATAGCCGGATAAAGTTTATTCTGCGTCCAGTCTTCGGCACCTACGCCTCGCTTACAGTGCTGCTTCCAACGATCTGCAATATTTGCGGCTTGACCAACATAGCACATTTGATTTTCAATATTGGTGATTTTATAAATGCCAGTATGAACACCGGAGCCAACTACTCTACCAATCATATCAGTAAGTGGTTTTTCATAATAAACTTTGTAAATGACTTTATTTAGAGGAGTTTTATCTCGCAAGTAAGGAAGCACTTCCCGCAAGCGTTTTATCTCTGCTATATCTTCATCAGATAAACAAATACGATAATAATCTTGTTTGTTTTCCATCTCCATCTTCCGCTAAGCAGCCTCGACCGCAAGATTTACATCTACCTATTTATTTTCTAATTGAACCGTTAAGTCATTAAGTTTTTTTTGTTTTTCAGCAATAGCTTCTTGATACTCTTGGACAGCTTCTTCTGTCATTTGGAGATAAATATTTTTTGCTTCTTCACGGTGATTAAACAAGTCATCACTAATTCTATCAATCTCTTGTTGATAACTATTTTCAGCAATATTTAAAGCCTAACTATACAAATCCTCAGCAGCTTTTTGCTGAGTTTCTTTTAAATCTTCAAGAGCCTTTTTTATTTCTTCTCTTTTGGCTCCCATTTCATAATATTTTTGAGTAGTTTCTTCTAATAATTTTTCTCTATGTTCGTTAATTTCTTTTAAATTACTATTTTTTATTTCAAGCTATTCATTAGCCTATTCAATAGCAATATTTTTTTCAGCAGTAATTTTGAGTTTCGGTCTAAGTAGTAGATATATCCCAAGACCTCCTACAATTAGACCGATAAGAATATATAGGATAATCACTATAAAAAACGCGGGGTGAGTTTTATCTCACCCCGCACTATATATATTTTAATTACTCAGCATCGGCATCGGGATCAAATGCCATACCAGCCTCAGTGAGGGAAAGGAACTTAACAGCCTTATGAGTGCCGTCAGCAAGCTCAACCTCGGCAGGAGTGCGGATGCCAAGACCCTTACGCTGAATAGCACTTGTAAAAATGCCATCAACAGAACGCTTCTCAAGACCAAGGGCGTCAGCCACATCAGCAGCGGTAACATCCTGACCGTTAATACTCTTCAAATACTCAAGAACCTTCTTAGAATTTTCCTTCATAGCCATAATAAATTTCTCCTTTTGTTTTATAAAATATTTTTTTATTTGGTAATTTCTTTACCTTTCGTAAAAATTATATCAAAAAATTTTTTTAAAATCAAGATTGGTTCTGCATATGATCTTGAATATATTCGTCCACTTGAATCATATCTTCTACGCTGATATTGTGAGATATTTCAAGTATCCGATTTTTGGCTTTATTGATAGCACCTTCATCTTTACTCGTGTCAATGATATCTTCTAAAGTCATAATTTCTTTTGCTAACTTTTTTACGTCTTTTGTTTTCATTTTTCTTTAAAATTTTCATCCTTAATTTTTACAATTTTATTATAAAAAAATTTTTTTGAAAAATCAACTGATTTTCTCTAAAAATTCTTCTTCTGTGAGGATAGGAATCCCCAACTTTTTTGCAGCTACATTTTTTGCTGATGTAGATTCTGCATTATTATTGATCAAATAATCAACATTTTTTGATATAGCAGATACGACTTTACCACCGCATTTTTCAATCAAATTTTGTAATTCAGTTCTGTTTTTAAAATGTTTAACAGAACCTGTGATTACAAACTTCATATCTTTTAATGGCTGTTCTGATACTTCAATAACAGTTGGCGCTGGCTTCACATTTAGAATACCGTATAATTTATCGGCTTCTGTATAATCAAAATTAGTTAATGCTTGAGATTTAGTCCAAGCAAAGCCAGGCAATTTAGTAAAATCATATCCTTCATCAATCGCTTTTGATAAAGCTTCATAAGTTTCAAATTTTTTGGCTAAATCAGCAGCGATTGTTCTACCAATGAGAGGAATACCAAGAGAAGCAATAAAAGCCTCGGTAGAACAATTTTTACTCTCTTCAATGGAATCAAGAATTTTTTCAACAGACTTAGCACCAAAGCCAGGTTTTACAACCCATTCTTCAGCGTGATCTCGCAAAGAAAATAAATCAACACAATTATTTACCCAGCCCCAATCAATTAACTTTTCCAAAGTTGCTTTAGAGAGACCTTTTATATCGAGTCCTTTCTTGCCGCAAAAATGGTCGAGTTTATTGATTAGTTTACCATCGCAATCGGGATTAGTGCAATATAATTGAGATGACTCATTAATTGCTGTTCTACTGCCGCAAATAGGACAAATTTTTGGAATATCAAAATGAAAATCCTCAGAAGAGTTTCTTTTTTCTGCCTTACTCACTTGCGGAATAATCATATTTGCTTTATAAATCCAAATCTTTTCTCCTTTATATGGTAAGTCTCCCAATAGTTCTGTCATAATGCTAAGATTATGTAAACTTGCTCTATTACATACTGAACCATCTATGTCAATATCTTCATATACTGCTATTGGAGTTAAAATTCCAGTTCTGCCCATAGAATATTCAATATTTTGCAGAGTAGTTTCATATTCATCATCATAAAACTTATATGCAATAGCGTTTTTAAAATGATGTGCAGTTTCACCCTGTTGTTTTCCAAAATCTACTTCATCGAATTTAAATACTATACCATCAATTGGATAACTCATACATTTTGCTGTTTCAGTTAACCATTCAATACAATGTTCAACTGATCCTTTTTCAAATGGTACAATAGTAAATCCTTCAAAAGTAAGTAAAAGCAATCGAGAATAAACATTATTATCATTTGGAAAACCTTTGATTACATCCCATGCAACAAAAGTCAAGTTGCGTTTTGCACACTCTTTACTATCAAGAAGTCTTATACTTCCAGCCGCAAAATTGCGAGGATTTTTATATGTATCTGAGAAAGGCTTAAAATCTTCATAGGTACAAATAATTTCTCCATCAACAACCAGTTCTTCTGGATATGGAATTGTTTTTGGAATAGATGGAATAACTAAGGCATTATGCAAAATATCTTCACCAATAACGCCATTTCCACGCGTTTCTGCAGAAATCAACTTGCCGCCGATGTATCTCAACGAACAAGTCAAACCATCCATTTTACACATAGCAACATAATCATTATCTTTACCTAAAAACTTTTTTACTTCTTCTATGTCTTTAGTTTTATCAAGAGACAACATTTTATGATTATGTTCTACTTTCCTTAATTCATTAACTACTTGATAAATAATTGTCTGTGTAGGGGATTCATTAAGATGAATCCCCGTATCTTCTTCCATTTGAACGAGCTTAAAATAAAGTTCATCCCACTCTTTATCGCTAACTTCTGGATGTCCTTCATCGTATTTTTTAGTAAGATAATTTAGTCTATCGACTAAAGCTTTCATTTCTTCCATATTCTTTTACCTTACATTTTAATTATAAAATATTTTTTTTGAATTGTCAATAAATATTACTCAAAAACTCTTCTTCTGTGATGATAGGTATATTAAGCTCTCTTGCGGCAATATTTTCTGGACAATTTGATTCTGGATTATTATTAATTACATAATCTACATTTTCTGTAACTTGTGAAATTACTGCTCCGCCTATACCATGAATATAACCACAAAGCCATTCTACGCTATCAAAATATTTTACTGGACCAACTACTACATAAGTCTAATTTCTTAATGGCATATCAAAATAGTTCGCAGTATAGTCTATTTTTTCACCATATTTCATAATTTTCCACAATATATTTGCTTCACAATAATCAAACTCTAATAATGATTGAATTTGATTATCATTTAAAGCCAATGCATTGTCTAACAGATTATTTCCTTCAAAATAAATTGAATCTAAAAAGTTTTCATATGTTTTAAAATGGTTAGCAATTTTTATTGCATCTTCTTTAGTAATAAATGGGATAGATAAAGCCGATAAAAACTCTGCAAATGAGCATTTTTTACTATTTTCAATATTATTTAATAAATTAGAAACAATATGTTTATTAAAATTAGGGATACATGACCATTCTTTTTTATATTTTTCTAAAGTATAAATATCTGTTAAATTATTAATCCACTTTTTTTCATAAACTAACCATCTTAATAAATCCTCAGAAAAATCAGTGATATTTAATCCATCTTCTCCAAAGAAATGTTTAATTCTATTAAATAATTTACCTTGACAATGTTCATTTGGACATTCAATAAAATTAATTTCATGCATTGGTGACCAATGATCATAGGTATAATTTATTGTTGTTCCACAATATGGGCATACAGTTGGAATAACAGATGTATCAAAATAAATTTTACTTGATGATGTTGAATTATCATCTATATCTTTTAAATATGATGATAAAAATTTTGTCTTATAAATATAGATTGTCTAATTATAATATAATTTATTATTAAAAATATCTTTTATCATATCTTTTATTGTATTAAACGATAATTTAGTATGGCAAATAATCTAATTATCTACAATTAATGGAGTATGAAATAAAACTGGAATTAATTTATTTTCACCATTATCAAATTCCCAAATAATATCTTTTAATTTTTGAGTATAAATTAAATCATAACAATGATAATATAATACATTTTTATAGTTATTTTCTGTACTTTTATTTTTTTTAAAAAGAATTTTTGAGAAAGATAATTCTCTCTAATGTCCTCTACCTTTTAAATAATTAATATAAGGCAAATCAATAATTGCCAAATTCATCATTTGAGAAATAGCAAATCCTAATTCATTTATGAAGCACATATTCTAATAAAAATAAGGAGTATCTTCTAATCCAGATATTATATCAGTGACTAAAAAAGAAATACCAATATTTTCAAAAGTATATAATGATGAATTTATATCATTTAAAGCATTTAAAACAATGTCATAAATAGTCTTTGATTTATCTAATAATTTATAATAAATCATTCTTGGTAAACATGTTAGTTTACCTTTTATTATTAATTTTTTCTAATAATTAATACGTCTTGGAACAGAAGATGTTATTGATAAAACTTTTTTAAATATGTTTTTATCAATAACATCTGGTTCATAAGCAACCGCAGCCATTAAATATCCCTAATCATATTCTAAATAACAAGTTATGCCTTCTGGTTCTATTACAGCAACAGTGGTTTGTGAATTATTAACAAAATCAACAACTTCCTAAAAATTATAAGTTTCTCTTGGAATAAAATCATGTCTATAGTCATATGTTATTAAATTATTATCTGAAATACTATCCAAATCTACTACTTTGGTTGGTGTATCTTCCATTACGATTCCACTCATTTTTTCCAAAGTTAATAAATCAAAATATAAAGAATCATATTCTTCATCAGAAATTACTGGAGATCCTTCATTATATTTTGCTTTATAATAATTTAATCTATTTACTAAATTAAAAATTTCGCCTTGATACTTTGTTGATAACATAAAAGTCTAAAACTTAACTTCTTCTAATGCTTTTGAATTATCTATTGTTCCTTTGTTCTTAGCCTATTCATTATACAATTCAAAATTCTAAGCAATAAGCGTGTTAAATTGATTAAGAAGATCATTCATAATAATTCATTAAATCTCCTTTCTTTTATACTTTACTTACTCCAGTAATTTTATTATTTCCTTTTATAATAATATTACCCTGAGTAGTTTTTGATTCAGTTTCAGCAATTTCTTCTGCTTTAATACACAAAGAAGTCTTATCGCCGCAAACCAAAATCAAATCTCCATCTGTTACAAGACAAGCCGCAACTGCATCTGCATCTTTTGCATAAATTGTTCCACGTCCATTTCTTGTCTGTGGAGAAAAACTTTTAAGAGCAACTCTTCTACCAAGACCAGTAGAGGAGAAAATTGCTACATCATCTTCTGGATTACGAATTGGGAGTGCAGTAATAACTTCATCGCCATCTTTCAAATTGATACCTTTATATCCCATAGATACTCGTCCAGTAGCAGGGAATTCTGTTCCCTTGCATCTGATAGCGTATCCATCTTTTGAAAGAATTAAAATTTGTTCTTCATTTGCAAGAAATACTGCAGCAATACTATCTCCGTCATGAAGATTTAATGCTTTAATACCAGTTTTCTTTTTTACGCCGACATATTCATCCAGAGATGTGCGTTTTACATAACCTTGTTTTGTAACGAAAATTACAAACTTAGCATCGGTATCACGATAAATGGAGTAGATTACCGTTGGATTTTCACCAGGCTCCATAGAAACAAGTGCCTTAACAGGCATACCTTTTGAAGTGTTTGTTCCTTCTGGAATATCATCTACAATTAGACGATACATATTACCCTTATCAGTAAAAATCATTAAGTTGTCTACTGTGTTTGTTCTGAGAACCACTGAGGTAATATCGTCCTGAGTCTTAACCCCCTTGCCGGCACGTTTCTGGGCCTTAAATGCGGTAGCGGCAATTCGTTTGATAGATCCACCCACAGTAAGTACTACGACGCATTTCTCTGGGGGTATTGCGGCAATTTTTTTCTCTTCGCTGTCCTTCGGCTCGGCTATTTGAGTCAACTCCGTTCTACGAGCATCGCCATACTTGTTAACAATTGCTCTCAAACGAACTTTAAGTTCTTCAAGAGGGTTAGCAAGAACAGCATTAAAATGTTTAATTTCCTCTTTAAGACCTTCAATTTCTTCGTTTAGCTCAACTTTTTCAAGATTAGCCAACTTGCCAAGCTTCATATCAGTAATTGCTTGCGCCTGGGGCTCAGTGAATTTATACTTAGCACAAAGCTGTACACGAGCATCTGCCGCAGATTTTGAAGCCTTAATAAGAGCAATAATATTGTCAATATCTTCAAGAGCCTTAAGCAAACCTTCATCAACTTCAAGTTTTGCTTCGGTTTTCTTCAAATCATATTCAGTTTCTCTACGAATGCACTCACTATTATGCTCAACATAAATTTGACAGCATTCCTTTAAATTCAACTCTTTTGGAGTTTTACTTACAAGACCAACCATATTATATGAAAACGAAGTCTGCAAATCTGTATTTTTAAACAGCTGCATAATCGTTTTATTCAAATTAGCATCTTTTTCGCATTCAAGAACCAATCTAAAACCCTTTTTTCGGTTACTTTCATTGCGAATATGTTTAATCCCTTCTACATCACCATCATCACAAGCCTTACCAATTTGTTCCATAAGAGCCTCTGTAACAACACCATATGGGATTTCATAGAAGATAATATTGTTACCTTCAATGTTATACTTGCCACGAAGTTTGACGCTTCCACGACCAGTTCTCATAATTGAAGGAATATCGTCTTTATTGGTAACTAAACCACCTGTTGGAAAGTCGGGGCCAGGAATCATTGGCTCTTTCCCGTCCATATAATCAAAAATTGCTTGTGCAACTTCATTCAAATTATGTGGAGCCCAGTTACAAGCCATTGCGACACCAATACCAGTATTTGGGTTACAAAGAAGATTTGGGAAGTAAGATGGAAGAGTGACAGGTTCATCTTTTGTTTCGGAATAATTAGGCACTGTATCAACAACGCCTTTCTTCATTCCAACCAACATACCATCTTCTGCGATAGTTGCGAGTCGTGCTTCTGTATAACGATAGGCCGCAGGCTCATCACCATCACGACTACCATTAGAACCGTGGAAATCAATAAGAGGATAGCGTAATGTCCAATTTTGAGATAGACGAACCAATGCACCATATATACTTGAATCTCCGTGAGGATGCCAATAAGCCATTGTATTACCAACAATATTGGCACATTTGACGTGTGGTTTCTTTGAACTAAAGCCTTCGTCATAAGAGCAATATAGAATACGCTTTGCTACTGGCTTTAGTCCAGTTTTTGCGTCTGGAATAGAACGGTCTGTATTTACAGCAACCGCATACTCTATGAAATTAGTACCAAGTTCATTAATAAGGTCAGTTAGAATCTCGTTTGCCATAAAGTGTTTCCATCCCTTCTTCAAAATCTTCTATTGCTTCTTCAATAAAATAAAGTTTTGCTAAAACTTCATCCTTAGCTTCATCGGTCATTTTTTCGGGATAATCTCCCCAATTTCTATATTGACCTTGTTTATATTGACCAATATAAAGGATATCTCCCCATTGATTTCTAGCAGTGAGTCTGTTATTTAGCATAACAAGCCTCCTTATGTTCTACTAATTGTTTATATCTACTAATACTATAGTCATACATTTGAGAATGAAACTCTTCTAAGTTTTTAGAGTTCCAAAATAATTTAATTCCGCAATGCGGACAATATTGATCTCCTCTATTTTCTCCAAAAAGCCAATAATGACACTTTGGACAGAAATGATGATGATTCATATTCTCATTATCAGGTAGTTTAATAACATTATTCCGCATTATAAGTTGCCTCCTCGCTATGTTCTTTAATATAAACCTTTCGAGGAGTTACCGCAGTTCCCATCAAATCATCAAACAGCTTTTTAGCAGCATCTGCATCACTGATTGTAACCTGCTTGATAATTCTCTGTTCTGGGTCGGTAAGAGTTTCTTCTGTCTCTTCAACATCCATCTCACCAAGACCCTTCATACGATTGACTTTATATGCTTTACCAGTATTTGCTTTCTGATATGCTTTCAAATCATCGTCGTTTTTAAGATATTTATATCCCTTACTTGTAGTGATTTTATAAAGCGGTGGAACACCAGCATATACAAAACCATCTTCAATTAACTGTGGACAGAAATTCCACACAAATGTATAGAAAAGATTCTTAATATGAGCACCGTCAACGTCAGCATCACTCATAATAATAATCTTACCATATCTAATTTTATTCTTATCATAGGTGACTTTCATTGTTCGTGGGTCAATTTCCAGTCCAAAAGCATCAATCATTGACATAATTTCTGAATTCTTTTGAATTTTATCTACTCCAGCTTTATGAGTATTCAAAATCTTACCACGAACAGGAAGAACTGCTTGGAACTCATTATCTCTTGCTTGTTTCAAGTTACCAGAAGCAGAATCACCCTCTGTAATATAAAGTTCACATTTCTTACGATCTTTTCCATAACAGTCAGCCAACTTAGAGTCAAACTTAAGGGCTTTCTCCTTTTTAGCCTGCTTTTCACGAACTGAATCTCTAGCTTTCGCGGCAGCCTCACGAGCCTTTTTCGCCATCTTAGCCTTATCCGCAATCGCTTTGATTTCTTTCTCATTTGCCGCAAACCAAATACGCAACTCTTCGGCAATTGCCGCAGTATAAGGACTCATCTCAATCTTAGTGATACGAGTTTTAACCTGTGCATCATATGCTACATTCGGTGCGGTAATATTGAATACAATATATAATCCCTCTTGGATATCCTCACCAGAGAGATTATCTTCGCCATCTTTGATCCACTTCTTATCCTTGAAGAACTTATTAAATTCTCTTGTAAGAAGAGCTTTAATTTGTGTGATATGAGGTCCAACGGATGTAAGACCTGTATTTACATATGGCACCATGGTCATAGAATAATTTGATGTATAAGTCATAACCATATCAATTTTATTCTTACCATTTGCAAATTTTAAATCAAAACGATGGTCAATTAATTCTTTACCTTTTACTGCTTCATCAACCAAGTCTTCAAGTCCGTTTTTAGAGAAATAAGTGGTTTTTTCTCCATTACTATCAAGCTCAATTGTAAGACCTGGACAAAGACAAGAGACAGTTTTAAAAAGGGCTTTAACTTCATTCACATTTACTTCTGGATGAGTAAAGAATTCTTCACTAGCTTCCCATTCTACTTCTGTACCGCCCTTGCGGACATCTTCAATAGCTTCTAAGGATTTTGGTGCACCATTATATCTACACTCAAAAACCCCTTCTTTAAAGTGAATTTCTTCTCTTTGCATATCTCTATATGTAGATACAACAAGCCAATGAGAAAGAAATGTTGTGATTTTTGAACCAATACCAAAAGAACCTAAAGATGTACCTTCATATGTACCATCTTCACGATATTTACCAGAAGTATTGAGGACACTAAAAGCAGCTTCAAGGATCGTCTTACCGTCATCCCTGAAGCTATTGGGAATAAAACCTTGTCCATAGTCTCTTACTTTGACTTTTGCACCATTAATTTTAACTTCAATCTTATTGCCGTGTCCAAGTCGATATTCATCAACGGCATTGGAGAAGATTTCAACAAGTAATTGAGTAGAATAAGTCGTGTCGCCGGCATAAACACCTGGACGCAAACGAGTAAATTCAAGAGGGCTTAAACTCTCAATACTCTCTTCATTATATAGTGTTTTATCAACAGCCATACAATTTATCCTTTCCTTATTATTTTCTATTTATATTATACAATATTTATTTAAAAAAATCAAGTTCGTTTAGTTCCTAAGAATCAGCCCACGTCCATTGTCTAAAATCATATAGTCTCATAAAAGCTAAATATCGTCCAAAAAAGCTCTAATCCTACCAATATTGTTTCTATTTGTCCCATATTTTTTTTATATATGGATAGTCCAATTCTTCTAATAACCATAGAAAAGTTTTTTCGTCATCAGGGTCTATCATTGCCTTGATTTCTTCTTTAGTATATTTAGTATACCATGCGCCATCTCTATATTTATAATATAGCCTTTCCTGCGGCTATATTATCTGCTAATTCATTCCATTTGTTTCCTGCATGCCCTCTCACCTTTTGTAAATCAATTCTATATCCTTGTTGCCAATAATTAAAGAACGGTATGATTAAATCTAAATTTTCTGGCTTGGTGTTATCTGATTTTTTCCAGCCTTTTTGTTCCCAAGAGAACATCCAGAAGGTAAAGGTATTTACACAATAAGCACTATCACTACGAACAATGGGTGGATTACCTGCGGCCGCAGGTTCCCCATACTTTAAAAACGCCCATAAAATTGCTTTTAATTCTTCTCTGTTGTTTGTAGTATAATTACTTTTTTCATTATGAGTAAGTATTAAATTTTCATCATCATCTAATACTACTACTCCAAATCCTCCTGGACCTGGATTTATTTTTGCACTTCCATCTGTATATATAATCATAAGAATGGATTTTCCTCTCTTATCAAAGATATGGTGATATCTTCTGGAATACACACAATATCATTATTTGGAAAAACTTTTTTAATTTCTTTTATCATATCACTCATATCATCTACTGCATATCTATCAAGTGGAAACTATATAATAATAATATCTTTACGTTTTGTATAATAAGCGCTCTCTATCTTCATAATACCTCCATCTGGATTGACATTCTATAAAAGTTTTGTTATAATATAATTGAAACTAGAAAATCTTATTTATAATTATATTATAACATAGAAATTTAAAAAAGTCAATCAGGGCAACTCCCAATTAATTTCATCTGCACCCATTTGTTTTAGCCATTTGTTAGTCATTGAAAAGCAATGGCTGCCAATAAAAGGACTATTTCCTCTTGTGGCACTCAAAGGACTGGGATGGCTCGAAAACAAGCAAGCCTTATGACGTTGAGTGACCATATCTTTCCAATTTGTTGTTGCTTTTGGAAATGATTTATAAACGATTTCGTGCGCAAAATTACCCCAAGCAAGGAATACTACTGGCTGCTCCATTTGGGCGCAGGCAGCGAATATCTCTGACGTAAATTTGTTCCAGCCCCATCCTGCGTGGCTGTTGGCTTTGTGTGCTTCAACAGTAAGGGAGGCGTTTAACAGAAGAACACCTTGTTCAGCCCACGGTGTCAAATCAGTGGTTGTTGGCATCGCGCAGCCAATATCACTAACTAATTCTTTGAAAATATTCCGCAAACTTGGCTGGATAGGATTTCCATTTGCAATAGAGAATGCCAATCCGTTAGCCTGTCCTGGAGTATGATATGGATCTTGTCCGATAATAACTACCTTGACTTTATCGGGCGGAGTTAATTCTAATGCTCTAAAAATCTAATCTTGCGGAGGACAAATGATTTTGCCTTTTTCTTCGCGTTCTACTTTAGCCGCACCCGCAAGACACTGTGCGACGAAAACTGCATCTGGTGAAATAGTATTTACCCACTTCATAATTTTATTCCTTTTATTTTTATTATAACATATTTTTCTATGAAAAACAAAAAAATGGCTTGCAGATTATTCATCTACAAGCCACTATAATTAGATACCGTAATCTAAATCGACAGAATTTACTTCATTTTCATCTTGATTGTTAGTAAGTTCTTCGCTAATTCCCTCTATATTATGCTTATAAGATTCCATTAAATCTGTCATTACTGTTTCATATTTTATACCATCTTTTGTATTTTCTGCTTTAGATTTATTATAATAAAAACACTGGCTAACACCATATGCCGTCCAAGGAAGACTTACCATCGCAGTAAGCCACGGCAATTGACCAGTGAAATTATTTATTACACAAAGTGCTGCTAATCCAATAAAGCTAATCGTCATAATCCATATGAGGGCGGACTCTTGTATTAGCAGCACTTTGCTAAATTCCTTCTTTTGTTTCTCTTTACGCTTTTTGATTTTCAATTCTATACAGAACCTAAACAAACTCTTCCCTGGTAAGAGGTTTTTTATACATTTTTTGACCCTTATCATCGCCCTTAATGAAGCCGTTATTTTCTGCCCAACGACGAGCTTCCTGAGACCAATTAGAAGGTTCTCTTGCGGCTTGAGTTTCAAGCCAAACATTCATCATTTCATTAAATTGTTCTTGTGTCACAGTTTCTTCCTCCTTTTTCTCTTCTGGCTGTGAAATTATATGTTTTTGCAGAGCCTTAGTTACCTATTCAGCAACATAACCCAAACGTTCATAAAGCCAATCTCCAGGACAAGATTTATTGGCAAACCATCTATGAACTGTAATAACCATTTCATTTTTCTTTGGTATATAATTTAAAGATTTATTTTTATCATTAAACCATAATAAAGTATCTTTATCATATCTTTCACAAATATCTATACATAGTTTTATTAAAGAATTTAATACAGTATCATTCATTCTATACGGATGATATGAATCACTTGCACATTCAATAGTAATTGCTCTATTATCATTAGATGCACTTGAAGTACACCAACTTCTATTCTATTCTTCTACGTATAGTCCAATTCTTCCGTCTTTATCAATACCATAATTAGAAGAGGCTTTAGTAGATGTTTTTGCAAACCAAGCACCTAATGCCTCTGCTGTGCATTGTCCTACAACACAATGAGGAGAAATTCTATCAATGGGTTGAAGTCTAAGTCCGGAGTTGTTTGGAGATAATTCTGTATAATCAACTAATTTACTATTCATTCCAATTCCTCCTTATAAAAAGCAGATGCTATGATTTCTCATAGCATCTGTGCCAATTCTGCAATTTTACTTCTATGAATTGTTTTTAATGTAACTTCTCCATATATATCGCTACCTCTAAATACTTTAGAGGCTCGACGCATACCATTATTTACTCCTTCATAGTCAATTAAATCAACTTGACTATCTATATCTCCATCAAGGATAAAGATTGAATCTTCGCCGGCTCTTTGGAGTGCTAATTTGAGTAATTGTATATCAAGATTTTGGGCTTCTGTAATATAAATACCAGCATTCATTCCAGAAGTATCATAACCTCTAATATCGCTCATTGGTAGCAATAATAGTTTTTCGCTTTGAATCAATTGTTCTACTGCCAATTGACTACCTAATTTGCTGGATAAAAAGTTACCAATTTGTGAATCTAAAAGTTTTTCATCGCGTGTTCCAGGATAAAATCCTAAACGTGCTGAATTTTTTGTTGCTATTGTATTACAAAATATAATTATTTTGTCTATTTTTCCCTTTTCTAATAAGTAAAATAAGTATCCAACAGAGAGAAGTGATTTACCGGCGCCCGCAGGTCCTTTGATCATTGTAATCTTATTATTCATAAGACTATCTGCCGCCATAGCTTGATATATATCACCTTTATAAGGTTTAATTTCTCCAAATTGTTTAGAATAAAAACCTTTATATTTGAGTTGTCTAAATTCTTCTCCGGTCCAGAGTAATGTATCTACTCTTTCTTTTGTTTCTTTACTATACAAATTTATGTATTGATTGATTTTTAGACATTGACCATAAATATTAGGGTAAGAATAGAAATTAGCCATTTCCTCTTCGGTAAGGTATAATTCTTCATATCCTGTATAATCTTCTACTTCTATTGGAATACTTTCAATATTTTTACCAAATAGTGGTTTTGCCAACATTTTTAATGCAATATCATTAGTAACAAAAATAGGAATTTGAGCCTAATATTGATTCATATGTTGATATGCAAGAGCTAAAATTTTTGTATCATTAGTAGTTTCATATTTGAATCTATCTAATATTTGTTGACAATCTGTATTATAAGGTAGACAATTCCATTTGTCTAAATTTTCGTCAAGTTTATGAAGTAATTGACGAGCTGCATATTTTACACTTTGGTCTTTATTAGCAGATGTTTTAATATATTCTAATTCACTTAATGTTATTGATGTAATATAAATATTAAAATTATGATTTTCTTCAAAAAGGGTATCTGCCAATAGCAACAAACTACTCGTATCGAAATATTTATTCGTCATCTTCATATTCTTCTTCCTCTTCTTCTATTGGATTGGGGAGTGTAAAGCCTATTACTCTAGTGCTTTCTCCATCTTTATTTAGTGCCTCTTTTAATTTAGCTGCTTTTACAGAGTCCGCAGTTATTTTTACTGCCATTTTTCCTTGAAGTAATTGAAAAAATACAGCAATAGTATTAAATATGTTATCAAGGAATGGAACCCCCCAGGCACACAAAGCATAGCCCATACAAAATACTAATAGAATAGTAATAAGTATCACCCTTTCCATTCTTTAGTTCATTTATTATGAAAAAATGGATAGGTTTATTAATTTGAATTGACCTACCTATTACGTCTAATCTTTTTATAAAACTCAGCTTTATCTTGCATATAGTTTTTTAAATAATTTTTTTCCTTTTTAATCATTTTTTTTGTAAAATCTATATCATCATTTCTCTATTGAATTTGATTATTTAACATAACTACATAATAACTATCAGATTGATAATATTTGCTTTGATTTATTGTATAATAATACTTTTTCAATCCAGCTAATTCGCCTTTTAAATCATTTACTCTATCTTCCAAAGAATGAATTACGGCTCTATGATAAGCAATTTCACAACCTGTTTTTTCGCTCATCATATCTCTATCTTCTTTCGTGCATTGGGCGGTCCCAATATATGTTTTTGTTTTAGTCTAAATAACACAAAGAGAAGATCCTTCATCAGGATTGAAATAGAACTTAGGTTCGTGCTTCATTGATAGATAAAAACACCCTTTCTATTTATTATTTTCTAATTAAATTATAGCAAAAAATTTTAAGAAAAGCAACCCTTTCCCCTTTTTGGTAAAAAAATTTGCTATGGGCGCGGCGAACCGAACCTCGGTCGTTTTCGGAAACAAAAAAGAGGTGTAACCGAAGTTACACCCCTTTATAAGTTATTCTTGCGTGGGAGGATTGCCAGTCAGAGTCTTGCCACTCATATATCCGGCGATAAGGGACGCAATGTCCACTCCGGTTGCATCTTTCACGCCAGAGATGACCTTACTGACGGAAGTAGTGATGTCACCAACCATTTTAGCTCCATTGCCATCGCCGTACATAGTGATGCTATCAACCTGGCTCAAAGGAGCCGCGGCGGCCGCAGTCATTTCGGGCAGTGCGTTCATAATCATTTCGATAACGGAAGCTTCACCCATCTTCTTCTGAGCCTCAGCCTTCTTCTCAATACCAATAGCTTCAGCCTCGCCTTTCAAGCGGATTGCCTCAGCTTCAGCTTCACCCTTTGCCTTAATTGCTTCCGCCTCAGCCATCGCCGCATACTTATCAGCATCTGCCTGCAACTTGCGTGCTTCCGCTTCGAGCTCAGTTGCACGTTTTGCGGCTTCAGATCTCTTCACCTGCTCGTAAGCACGAGCCTCAGCCTCTCGCTGCTGCTGAACCATTTTTGCTTCAGCTGCCTTCTCCTGAGCGTACTTATCGGCATCAGCCTGCTTACGCACAAGAGCGGTCAGTTCATACTCTTTCAGTTCAATTTCCTTCTGCTTGAGTTCGGCTTGCTTCTGTGCCTTGGCGATATTCGCTTCGGTTTCAGCAACATCCTTCAACTTACGCTGATTTTCTGCCTCGATGCTCTTGGCAGCCTCGGCACGAGCCTTCTCAGTATCAGCTTCACGCTGAAGATTTGCCTGCTTGATTGCCAGGTCATTGTTTCTCTTGGCAATCTCTTCAGCAGCCTGGACCTTAGCGTCATTTGCCTGCTTTGCGTTTGCAGCCTTTGCGACTTCAACTTCGCGTTCAGCGTTTGAACGAGCGATAGCAGCGTTCTTGGAAATCTGTGCGACGTTATCAATACCAAGGTTCTGAATAACGTCGTTGTCATCAACGAAGTTCTGAACGTTGAAGGTAATCAGCTCAAGACCATATCTGGCGAGGTCGGGAACAGCATTTTCCTGCACCTTTTCAGAGAAGCTCTTGCGGTCGCCAATCATTTCAGTCAGCTTCATTTGGCCAACAATTTCACGAATGTTGCCTTCCAGGAGATCATTAATCTTGCGCGCAATCTCTTCACGCCCAACATTCAAAAAGTTCTGAGCCGCCAACGCAATCATTTCATCAGTTCTACCTACACGCACTGAAACTGTGCTATCCACTCTAACGTTGATATATTCGGCAGTAGGAACGGCAGAGCCGGTCTTTACATCAATCTGGATGGCACCAAGTGAGAGCTTATCAACTCGCTCGAAGAAAGGAATCTTGATGCCGGCCTTACCAATAAGGATACGAGGCTTTTTGTGAAGACCAGAGATGATGTAAGCCATATCGGGCGGAGCCTTGATATAACCACTGCAAAGAATTGCGATAACAACAATCGCAATCACAACGAAAGGAATGAACGGCAAAATTGTACTCAGCATTTTCTTTTCTCCTTTTATTATTTAATTTTTAAATGTACCCTTGTTTAAATAAATCAACAAAATAATCATCCATAGAATCCACCGTCAGGAGGATCCCTTTTATAAGATTGTCCAGGGGGGCATTTCCCTGGTCGATACCGAGATGGGCCACCGCATTGACTTCTGTAATGAACGCATTTATCGCATCGCTGTGTCTCGTAATCCCAGTTAATTGCGGCTGCTCTATAGGGCTCAGGAACTTGTTCAATTCCTTCTGTCTAAGCCAACTCCACTTCTGGCGTTTTCTTATCGTCCGGTTCATCGAGGAACTCCTTACACTCTTTTACTTTTGCGTGCATCTCTTCGATAATATTATCCAGGTTTACTGGAAAACATTTATGAGAATCTACGCCAACATGATACATAAAGGGCATATCCATATGAAAATTTGTCTTTTGGTGAGTATGCCCAAAAAGATTAAGCGTCATTTGCGTCAGACTTTCTTGTTCAAGGTTGCCGGTTAGCGTAGGATAATGGCTCATATAGAAGTTATGCTTTTTGTATTTCAGCACGATTACATGACCGCTTTCAACCACATTCGGCAGAGCATTATATTTCGCTTTACGAGAATCTGTATCATGGTTGCCCCATACAATATGAAGTTTTCCATTCATACGCTTAACGCATTCAATACCCTTATCGCTATCACCGAGCATCAAATCGCCAAGAACATAAACATCATCTTCTGGCTTTACAATCGCATTATGTGCATTGATAATATATTCATTCATATCTTCAACACTGGCAAAACCGCGAGCCTTCCAGATAAATTCTCTGTCATGACCAAAATGCCAGTCACTCGTTACCCAAATCATTTTTATATTTCACCTCTTCTGTTCCATCATCATAAATATAATGAATTTCATCATACTTATAAAAGTCATCATTAGCAGGATCTTCTGTTTGCAGAGCATAAAATTCTCTTGAAACGGTTTGAGCATTAGTTCTATGCCAACTATCTCTTTTATTATTTCTCTTGATACAGAAAAATAAAGAGGTTTTAAAACAGATAATATTTATTTTATCTACTTCTGATATATCTAAGTTATCAAGCAATTCTTTACGATTTTTAGCAAAACAATGAGTATCGTCTATATAGACATTTTTTCCTGTATTGATTGCGTTTTGAACTGCTTCAATAAAATTATGATAAACATCATCTTCATAAACAGAGTAGATTGTTTCGCCTTCTGGAATCATAGATAATCTTACCGCATCACGAGATACATATAATTCATTATCTTGAATTCTTTCTTGTATAGCTGTACTTTTTCCGCTTGCAGGTGGACCGCATGCAATCCAAATAGTCTACATATTATTCACCCTCCTTTACAACAGTCTCTTGTCCATCAGAAAAAATTAGTTTTATTGTATGATAAGTAAAGGGGTCGGTAGACGGATGAGTAGATTGTTTATACATGCGGTGGATAACATCCTCTGGTACGCGAGCACGTCCTTGGCGCTGATTATTTCGAGCAATCGCAAGAGGAAGAGTGATAGTGAAGTAATACACATCAATATCAATATCTTCACGATTGTGTAAACGCTCAATCAATTTGCGGCGACTTGCCCAATTGATATGTGTTGCGTCTGCGAAAACACGCTTACCCTTTTCCAAATTCTTTTCAATTCCTCGCACAAACTTATCGAATGTTTCAGTCTCATGAGAAAAATACTCTTCTTCATTGCTGATAAGAGAAAAACGCACTTCATCACGAGAAACATATATATCATTTTCACCAAGGTGTTGTTTAACCCAAGTAGATTTACCCGCACCTGGAATTCCGGCAAGTATTACGAGATTCTTCTGCTTCATCTTTATACACCCCATTTTTAAAGTCTTCAAGAAACTTTTCTTTTTCAAGAATGTTTCTTATTTCAACATGATTTACTTCGGTTTTACAGTAGGGGCAATACAATTTCTTACGATGCATTGCACCGTGTTGAAAACCTGTTTTTCTTCGGAGTGGAATACCAGGCCTGCCGCAAAGAAGACAATAAAACTGATGCTCTTCATATTTAGCCATTAGTTTTTCTCCTTAATTTTTACTGTTCTGCCGGGGAAAATGATGTGAATTAAAACGGTCAGACCATAAAACTGCCAGAAAGTCAAATATGGAAGATTGAAAATTTCTACCATAATTTTTCTCCACAGCCAAACTCCGAGAATTGCTTCAAAAAAAGCCAAAACAAGAGCAAAAATTGCAACGACAATTGCTATACCAAGATCTTCCCAATCATAAGAGCTCATTCGTTAATATCCTCCTCACCATCTTCAATGTCTGCATCAAAGGGAATTACTTCCCAGGTATCCAGATTTAACAAAACAGTGTGTCCAGTTGCGAAACAGCCGCAGTCAATACATACTTTACATCCATCTCCATAGATAACTGCTCCTTCTCTCTCCTGGAAATAATATGTATTACCATGTTTTCCATTTTGCTGATTCCAAGCGGCAAGTTGATTAACCTTGTCAAAATCTTCCATAATAAACACCGTTGGAGTGTGTCCATGAACAATGATTTCGTGACAATCTTGATACTCTTCTGGAATACTGTCAAAAAAATGCTTTCTATTCCATATCAAATCAAAATCACTTACTGCCTGTGAGCCAGGAGTAAAGCCAGCATGGGATAGACAAACCTCTTCTCCCTTGGCATTTACATAAGTATATTTGGTAGGAAGATTATGAAGAATATGGATCCAACCAAAATTCATTCCATTATTAAGCCATGCTTCATAGGTTGGATAACAACCATTCTGAAGCCAGAGAGTAAACATTTCTCCAAGATCTTCATATCTACGAATTTCACACAAAGCATCTTCCATCAAAGCTTCATGATTACCCTTGAGATAAGTTACTCTCTTATCGGTCAATAGCTCCTTCATAATTGCAAATCCATCAGGTCCGCGGTCTATTGCGTCGCCAAGAAAAAATAGCTTGTCATCCGGCTCAAGATATTCCTTGATTTGTTCCCATAATGCTCGTTGACCATGAAGGTCACTTAGAGCAAATACTCTTCCCATAGGTATCACTCCTTTATTTTTTCTATAATTATTATACAATATTTTTTATAAAAAATCAAATAAGCCTCTTATTTCTAAGAGGCTTATTTTTTTTATTTATGATTACAAGTTGGACTATAGCCATTTAAGGCATATTTTACATAGCATATACAATCTTCTGTACACGGTAAGAAAAATTCCTCAGAAAAAGTGGCATCGTTCATAGAGACTTCCACTCTACTTCCATGTACCATGGTCATATATACAGTTTGTTTGCGGTAAGGGCAAAGTTTTGGAGGAACAGGCTGCGGTGTAGGTATTACAGTAGAAGAAGGTTCCGTGGAAGTAGGAGGGTCTCCTGTGTTGCTCTTAAACGGCTCCCACGGGAACCTTGCCTCTTCTTTAGTCATAACTAACTGATCTGGATTATACATCGTCCTGAACCTCCTGAGCCTCCTCCATATCAGGCTCGGCTGCAAGATCCTTAGCGATACCCTCAAGAACCTTGAAGGAGAAGTTCTTATGCTTGAAGGCACAGAACTTCGGGTGATTCACAATGCGGATAACTACGCCCTCACGCACATGAGTCTTGCCGACAGGGTCAGGTCCGTCATAATACTTCTCTGCAATATCCTTGATCCAATCGCCAGGAGTAATCATATCACGCTTGTAGGGATCCTCAGGAATATAGCCCTTCCAGAACGGAAGAACGCACTTGGCACCCATCTGCTCACAGCGATAACGCATGAAGTCGGGAGTGTACTCCACCACATCGCCATCCTCGTTGGTCATGGTCATACGATAGACGTAGCAGGCAGACTGAGGCTCATCAGGAGTACCCTTCGGGTCGCATCCATAAGAGAACACAGTCTCCTTGCCGTACTGCTTAGCAAACTCCTTATCAGAAATCTTGCTATTGGCAACAGATGCCATGATAGGAGCACCATCATTGGTGAAACCTACGATCTCGTAGTACACGGTCTCGCCCTTGTGCAGCTTACCCTCGAAGAACTTTGCGTGGGGCTCACGGAATGCGTTGGAGCCATAATATCCACCATCCTCGAAGTCGTTGAGGACAACGCGACGAGTGCCGGTTACATAACCCCAATCGTAAATAGGAGTACCAGGACGACGAAGGATCTTATCCCAGAAAGTACGCTTATAGCCCTGGAACTTCGGCAGATAGCCAGTGCGGCCAGAAGTACCGTGCATCTTCAAGGTGATCTCAACAAGATCGCCGCCTCGGAAAGCATCCAGGTTGTAAGCCAGCTGCTCAGTATCTGCGTGCTCTGCGAACAGAGGTGCAATAGGAACAGAATGCTTACGGGTATGGTTTCCATCCTTGACATGAGCGACGCCAGAATTGCCCTTGGGGATATATTTACGGCAAATCTCATGTCCGTTGAGAACGTCAATCTTCTCACCCACCTCAAACTTGGTCTCGCCGGTGTAGGCAAGAGACTCAAGAGGCATAAAGAGACCCTCAGACTTCTCACCACGGAGTTTCATCGCACGTATATTCCGCTTATCGGGATCAAGGTATCCGCCGATATTGTTTCCATTCTCGTCCTTCTTACGGACAAGGTTATTCTGAGCACAGTACTCCTCGCTCAGCTGAAGGTCAATGGGGAAATATACACCGAGATCGCCCACCTTAACATCCAACCCAACAATTACAGAAGCACCAAAAATGGTTGCGATCTGCAGACGGTCAGCATTGGCATGAGGGTTCAACTCATTGATTTTTACGATATAGCCAACATGCTCGCTCATTGTTACTCAATCCTTTCTTTAACAAATTTCTTTAGTCCAATGGAAACCACCATAATCAGAGGTTTCGTCAATAGCCTTTTTCATACGTTTCAAGATATTATCCCTTATTGCATCAGGGCTCTTCTTCTTGACCCTGGCATAAAGCCAATCGCAGGCTTCGCCATAAGTATCGAAGAAACGGGGCTTCATAACCACATCAGTCAATGAAATAGCGGTAATAAGATAACCGCTCTTAGAAGGCTGAGGAGCAACGACTTTGATAATTTTATCGTTCTCAACAAAAGGATATTCATTCAGCGGTTCAGCCTTGTCGATATGATTATTAAGACGATGCAATGCGATTGCATCATTTAGCGGGTCATGGTCCTGTTCACCAAGTTCAGGCTCAAAATAACGCAGAGCCTTATATACACCAATAGCCTTGGTGTGGAAGAAACGTGTCACTTTTTTGGAATCGTCAATCAAAGAATCTGCCAGATTATTAGCAAAATTGGCAATTCCAGTGTTTTCAATTTTCCAGGCGGTATTATGGAGAAAATCTTTATCACTATCGCCATAGCAGTGATAGAAAACCGGCTCTTCGGCACATTCCCACATCTTACTAATCCACTCACGCAAATCAGAAAAAGCCTCTTCCGCAGTAGGAGCACCTTCAGCCATTTCCTTTGTGATGCCGGTCAGCTGAGTGATAAACGGAGTAATCTTTTTGCGGAAACTGGACACCAGACACCAGAAATCGCCATAGTCGCAAGTTGCTCCAATGGCAATAACCTGATTTGAGAATTGTGTGGCTTCAAAGTCAAAATAGATATTCATTTATAAGACCAACCCTTTCTTTATTTTCTATAAATATTATATAATAATTTTTTATAAAAATCAAAGAGAGGATATTTATTCCTCTCTTTGATTATCTGATAATATCGTTATATTTTCTATATTCTGCACGAATTTCCATAAGAAGCTGTCCTAAATGATTTTGTCCTTTAATATTTTTACATTTTTCACAAGAACAATTTCCCCAAAAGTTATCGTGCCAGTAATTGCCTTCAACGAGTTCTGCATCGCCAGTTTCAAGCAATAAATTTCTTAATTCAGGATTATTATTAAACTTTTTAATTAAGGCATATTTCATCACGTTTAACTTTATCTCTTCCCAATCAGCCCTCAAATTAACCGTGCGCCCTAATCGTTTAGCTTTTCCAGGAGTTGCCGCAAGTCTTATGCGTTCTCTCTCTTCTGGATTTTCAGTTTTCATTGCTTGAAAATAATGTTCTACTGTTGGAAAAATTACTGTTCCTCCAGAGGTTGGAAGTGGGCTATCATAGAAGTTAGAAAGAAAAGCGTATTGTCCATCAAATTTTTCAATTTTTTCCATTTTTCCAATATTCCTCTCTTTTCTCTAAAACGAAATCTTTATCATAAAACATTGGACTTTTTGGCAACCGCCAGTTTAAAGATTCATTATCTTTTTCATAATTTTGCCATCTGTCCCATACAGTCTTTAGCTCTTCTGTCTTTTTAAAAAATTGCTCAACTCCTGGACGCTCTAGGCGGTCTTCGTGATAATGACCAAACACCCAAATTTTCCACCCAAAACATTGAGCAATTTCTTCTAAAAATAGTTCCATGGACTTATCCACTCGACTTTGATCAATGCTGGGAAGGAATAAATCCCAAGGTTCCCAACAGATAGGACAAGTATGGGTAAATACCATATCAACTTCCGCTCCAGTTAATTCTATAGTTGCCGCAAGCATTTCTTCATCGGTAAGTTGTTCATTTTCAAACCAGATAGCACCGCGATCAAGCCGAAACCACTTATCAACAGAATATGCTCCACCAATAACGGCGATTTCTAAGCCGTCAATTAGATAAATACCCCAATCTTTAAAATATCTAATATTAGGCCATTTTTCTTGCATATATACTTCACCGCCAACATCCTCGTCATAAATGAGTTTCATCCCAGGAACATCAGCAGGTCGTGCTTCGTGGTTTCCACGCACGCAGTAGATCCTAAACTTATATCTTTTGGATAGGAAGTTCTTCATCTGACTATCGTGCTCGTCCAATGTCCAGTTCAGTCCAGCATCACCGAGGATGATTACTGCTGTATTTTCATCTTGCTGGACTTCTTTATCATAGTTTTTAAACCTGGTGAATTCGCCGTGACAATCGCCAGTAAGAAGCCAGCGAGTAATCATTTACTACGAACCTTCTTTCATAAATTTTTTTACTTCGTCCGGAGAATCAAACACTTGTCTGGAACTCCAGCCGCAATGGGAACAAACTGGATAATAATAGATATATAGACTATGCCAGTCTATATTGTGAGATATATAAATCTGATGATTACATTTGGGGCAATAAAATTTTTCGTTTTTCAATTGTTATACCATGCTACAAAGCACGCCTCTTCTGGGAGATTATCCCAGTCAATTACTCCAAGTTCATTACCGTCCCAATCTACAAAATATCCGAATCCATCGCATTCGTTATAGAAGCCATTATCCCAGGCTTCCGCAAATTCTGCAATGGGGAGAAACAAACAATCGCTATGCTCTTCTCTCTCAAAAATTATACGCATAGCTTGAGCATAATCTATTTCTACATTATGCTTTGCTGTAAGATAGTCTGAATAGGAGAGCATATTTGATTTCTGTCTCCTATCCAAAACTTTCATACGCTCTGCATAATGAGAATAGAGATAATGAATAGTCCAAAAGTCAGGTTCAGCCATTACTTTCTCCTCCGTTTGCGGATAAACAAATTGTGAAGAGTATGATATAGAAAAATGCTGCTGAGAACATATTCATTATAAAGCCAATTATCCACAGTAAAACGCTCCTTTCGCATCCCATAAATCTCTCTGAACGCTCTCTTCCATAATTTTATAAGCTACGTCGTCCAGAAGTTCATCAACCGCAGAGTCAACAGGATCATTTTTATGTGCTTCAATGAATTGGTCGCATTTTTCGTGAATATCTGTATATACACGATTTGCGATTTCTCTTGCCTCTTCTAAAGAATGTTTGCCAAGTTTTACCTCTTTGAGATACTCGGCTTGTTTGGTAAGAAGGCAATCGCCATATGGCTCACCAGCAAGGTATCTGTCCAGATATTCAGAAATTCTAAGCAGGTGATGAAGTTGTTTCGGATCGTAACCGAACTTGTCAATCCAAGCCATACGAGCCGGATAGTGATGTTCCATGGCAAAGAACTTTTCAGAAGCAATACCCATCATAGACTTAACGCTGCGAACAGGGTCGTAATGGGTAATTTCCTCTCTTGCATTGATAAGTCTTTGCCATTGTTCACAGAAATACGAATTCGGAAACCAGTAATAAGGGGTGTAAAGAATTTCAAGGAAGTTAAGATTCTGCTTGCGGAAGGTCTGGATATACAAACGAATATCCTTCATGTCAGTATGTTCATCATTTGTACGCACATGAGTAGTGCTTATAGGCTTGCGTGCGAGAGCAATGTCCTTAAAAGTTGGAGTTACGATACACTTAGTATCGACGTCAGAACCTTCGTAGTCAAGTCCATAGTTACCACTTCCTTGATAGAAAATTCCTACGATATGTTTAGTTGGGACGAGAGTCTCGGCCTCTTGGAGATGCTCAAGCACCTGTTTCATAATCCATTCATCAGAATGATAGTTCAACCTGCTCACCTCCTGACATTTCTGCTCTAATTTTTAGACGGGTTTCTTCCATCAGTTTCTGATTGTCGTCGATTGCTTTTTGCGTTCTCTTTTGCGTTTCACGCAAACGTTGATCAGCAATTTTTCCAATATATCTTGCCAATTCTTCAATTTCGCGGAGATTTTCAAAATCTTCGCCATTTTTCAGAATGGTTTTGATATACTGTTCATATTTTTTAAAATCTGCACGGGTGAGAAATTTGATATAGATATACTCAGTTAATTCAACAGTCTCTCCAGAAGGATAGGTTTTTTGAATAAATTTTTTATAAACAGGGAGATGATATGAATTGATTTTGGATACATTAACAAAACGGCTGTTTTCAAAATCAATCCAATTTTCAGGATCTCCGTGATAAAAAGTAAGCCACTGGTCAAAAGTTAAGCGAGTAACTCTGGTTGGACAAGCAGATAACTGTTCATCTCTAACCCCAAATTTTGCTCTAAGGTGTCTTCTATAACTCCAACTCATTTGATCAACTTCTCCTTTCCAAGATCAGTCAGCCAATAAGCCATCTTTCCGTCCGCAGGGTTAGGAGATTTGCCGGCATAGCCAGCCGCAACAAGAGGACGCATTACACCACTCGCCGCATTAGGAGAAATAATTACACCAAACTTGCGAAAAACTGAACCCTTAATCTGGAAGCCAGTCTGGCATCCGTGGTCATTGAGCACGCTGATAATCATTTCCTTGTTAGTCATTTTTTATTCCTCCTTAATAAAGTTCAGGATAATCTTCTTCCCATCTTTTGAACCATCTACTGGATGCGTGGCACCAGAAACGTTCTCCATCTTCATATTCGGCAACAATGCCAATATCCAAATCTCCGTCCATCTTCTGGATGGATAACTTGAACCATCCAACAACCATAATTTTCTCTTCTTTTGCTCTTGCCGCAAAATCATATGGATTGGTTTCAATCCAACCATTCCACATTTCGTGGTAGGCATCGCCCATATCATAGAGCTCATGATTCATTGCGTAAACAATTGCTTTGGCATCTTCAAGGTATTTATCGTGATATTCGTCTTCTGTAAGGTTCAAATCAACTCTCAGGTCATTGTCGAGGAACTCAGTCTTATTGTGCCAATCATCAATAACCTCGACACGATCAAGATGCTTTTTGACCACAGTATAGTTTGGACCCATAACTGTAGATGTCTCTGTTGGATGGGTAGCGATAATGACATCACCAATCTTGGTATCTTTTGCTGGGATTGTCTTTCTATCGTGCCAAAACATTTATATCACTCCTTTTATTTTCTATAAATATTATATCATAATTTTTTATAAAAATCAAAAAGGAGGATGACCTTGCGGCCATCCTCCCTGCGGGGATAAGTTTTATTTGTCTTCCTTGGCGAGGTTCTTAAGGAGACTTTCAACGGGAAGTCCGCGAAGCAGCTTGTTAGCAACATCTGCGACACTCTCACCGTTGGCGATTGCGTAAGGACCAACCGCGGTGTTGAGACCATTGAGAAGGTCAACATTGGCATTAGAGGTCAGAGCCTCAATCAGTCCAGGAGCGATGGAGGTCATAATCTGGGAGACCGTATCGGCGTAAGCCTTCTGCTTTGCCTTTTCAATGTCGGCAAGAGCAGTCTTATAAGCAAGATCCTGTTCCAGATCCTTATTCTTACGCTCGCGGTCGGCATCGGCAACAGCATCAATGATAACCTGGAGGTCCTGCTCGGCCTTTTTGGAGGCTTCTGCCTCAGCTTCCTTCATACGATTGACTTCGCTCTGAATTGCGAGCTTGCGGACAGCTTCCTCACGCTGGAGGTTCATCTTGTTGATGAGCTTCTGGCTCTCAACTTCATTCTCTTTCTTCTCGGCAATAGCCAGCTGCTCAGCAACCTGCACACGCTTGTCAGCGGTGGAGAGTTCCAGAGAACGCTCAACCATTTCACGCTGATGGTCAGTCAGCATCTGATAGACGTCGCTTTCAACGTCAATGGAGAGAACTTCGCAGTCAGAGACATACATACCGTTCTCAGGGAAGAAACGACCCTTGTGGGCTGCCTTATCGGCATCCTTCACTTCGCTGCGATCGCGTGCGATGGCGACATCACGCACGATAGTGATATAGTTCTGATAGAACTCTTCAATGGTGTAGTTCTTAGCCGCACGCTTCAAGAGAGAACGCTCGCGGTCGGTCATGAACTTCACATAGTTATCAATGTTGAACCACTTATCCATGTAATCCTTATCGAAGTCCACACAGTAGGAAACCTTGACAGTGCAACGCACAAAGTCCTTGGTTTCAACATTGACCATATCGCTTACCTTGTTATTCTCGTGGCGGAGGAAGCAGGTGCGAATGAGATTGTCAGTAGTCTTAGGCTTGCCAGTGCTGAGCTGGAGTTCCTCAAGGGTCTGGTCGTAATCCAGCATCACAGTCTGCGGGCCGCAAACAACCTTGCGGTCGCCGTTCTTGCTGATGACATTAACGGCATAGCCAGTCCAAACATCGGTAGTAACAACACCCTCATACTTGGTGTCAAGAGTGATGGTACGAGGCTTGGTATAGGAGGTGCCGCGAGAGATATTAGCCTTTGCTTCCAGATTGGCGAGAGTATCACCAATGCTATTGGAAGTGCTATATGCGGTGAATTCGTCGATGGAGATAGTCTTGAGAGACTTCTCAAGAGACTTTTCGGTGAGGCTCATATTGTAGGCAAGAGCCTCTTCATTGCCAGGATACATCAGTTCGCACTGATGACGAGACAGCTTACGCTTTACAACCACTTCATATCGAGGGTCGGGCAGATACATCTGAGGACCCTTGACGGTCTTGATTTCGCCGGTAAGGCGGTTCATAATGTAGCGGCCTTCGCCTTCGGGAATTGCGATTGCATGATGCATCATCTTATTGTCATAGGTGATGATGGCATGCTCGGGGCGGGGGTAATAAATCATCTGGTCTTTACCAGTGATGAAAAGCTCCTCGCCAACAGGATGCACGGGGCCATCCTCGCCATCCTTATACTCGGCAATAACCTTGACATAAATGCCGCTGATGGGAGAAAGTTCGACTGCACGGAACACATAACCACCCTTGGGGCTGGTTACAAAGGTTTCGGTAGGCTCGGGGAACACAACCTGCGGACCGTGGACATAACGCTTATTACCATCTTCATCCTTGAGGATGCAGTATTCAAGGCGTTCAAGAGTTACAGCCTCGCGGATATAGCCATTAGCATCATCGTTATTAATAGGAATAACTTCGATGCCAGTAGGAGGAATGTAGAAGGAAACCTCGGTGCCCTTAATGACCAAAATCTGACCATTTACATAAGTGGTCTTGGTGTCGATGATATTGCCTTCAGCGTCACGAACTTCACCGGAAGAGGAACTGGCGGCAGCCGCTTCATACACGCGGGCAAGCAGATACTGGTTGGTACGAAGAGCATGGCCGCGAACAACCTTTGCCATCTGTCCAGGGTAGAGAGCAAAACTCACAGGACCAGTGACATTGATTTTCTGACCGACGTGAACCACATCAGGCAGGCTATTGGAAGTACCCGCCTTGGGGTGCTTGTTATCTTCAACGGGGTTCTTGAGAATGACATACCAGTTCTCAGGAGCAATCGTGAATAGATTGATAGCCTGGCTGTAGGAACAAGGGACAAATCTCTTGATTGCGGGATCAAAACGGACCAGTTTATCGGACTGGGAAAGAGAGGTCTTGGAAGGACCGACCCAGCAGATAACATGTCCTTTGGTTTCGTCCTCTACATATGCATATTCGTTAATGGAGAGGACCAAATCTTTCTGAACATTGTCACTCATAATGAATAACTTCCTTTCTTTATTTTCTATAAATATTATATAATATTTTTTTATAAAAATCAAATATAGGACGATTTTGGTTAAAGTTATTTATTTAATTTTGAAATCTATAAAAGAAAGGAGTGCGATATTTATGTCTTTATATACTTGGTTAAGAGAACACACAAGACATTTTTACGATTTATCAACAACCAGATATAATAATTGGACTACTGAAAATAATTTTACAAATATTCAATATTTAGAAGAATATTTCTATCCTATGTAGCCACATTCTAATGATGTAAAAATACAAGAATATATTGTTACTGCAATTGACGAAAAAACGGATGAAATTGTTGAAAAGGTCATTCAAAAATTGAATGAACAACAAGAGGAAGAAAAAAACGGGGAGACCAATTAAGGTCTCCCCGTTTTTTTATTTATCAAATGGAAAATGCTGTTTTTGTATTTTGATCCAATCTTCTTCTTTGATACCTCCACAGCGATATTTTTCCATTAAATTGTAATAACAAATAGTTTCGTATTCATCGTCCATCCAATTAAAGTACAACTCCCAGAATTGCACTTCTTGCCAATCCGGTTTTAGAGCAACAATTTTATTCCATACACTATCCATTGTGCGATAGCCGCGTTTAGTCATTTCAGCTCGCACCATTTTGGCATATGTAATAAAATGATCAAAATCATAATCCAAAACTTTATTCACTAGGATATGATTAGGAGTACCTTTGGTCTGGATATTGCCGGCGATAGCAGAACATTCTCTCCATTGAGCTACCAGCTACTCTCTTGGGAGAGCCTCGATTAGATTTTTATGCCATAGGCGCATTTTCACTACCTCCAAATCCATAACAATACCAAGGATCGGGCATTTCTTCTTTCATCTTATTTTTAATACGATTTGAGATAAGTGATAAGATTAATGTTTCGTTTTCAAAATCTACATTTTGATTAAAAGTTTTTTCAAGAAGTTTAAACCAGGGGTCCTCTAATATGCCTTCTGGTATATCAATATTAAATTCTTTGATTAAATCATCTTTATATCTGCGAAGTAGATATAAGTTAATTTTATACATGTCATCAAGTTGTTCGTCAATGCGAGATAAAGTATTTGCTAAATCCAACGCCTATTGGGCGAGATAAGATTTTGTATTTATATAGTTTGTATTCATATTTTCACCTTTATAAATAGAAATAACGGGGATACCTTATTAGGGTATCCCCGATTTTTTGTTTTAGTGGATGCAAGCGTAACGCTCGGAGTCCAGCTTATCGAACATGAGGTCATAGGCGGTGACGCCCTTGAGCACCTGCTCGAAGATGACAGGACTAAAGCCGGAGACGTAGCTTACATGACCGGATACTCGCATAGGAATGTTGTTCTGGCGAGCCTGGACATTCCAGAACACGAGGTTCGGCATCTTGTAGCCAGCAGCGTTCCAACGCTTTTCGATGGTCTCGAAAAGGGTCTCGTTGGTAGCAGGGCCGCGATCATAACGCCCATATCCGCCATTCCCGCAAGCACAACTATTAAACTCCATATCGGAGATAATAATTACGGAAGCAGGAATTTCGTCCTGAGAGCAATGACCCTGCTTTGCGATGCGAAGCATCTGATCAAAGACAGCCTCTACGTTGGTGCTCATGCCCCAATCGGCACTCTTCATGCGATGGATCTTGTCAACGAAGTCAACACCTTCAATCTCTACGAAGGTAGGATTATTGCTGAAGGTGAAGAAGTGGTTGGCAAAATCACCCTTGTTGCGCTCGGCGCAGTACATGGCAATGGACAGAGCCACAGCCATAGGATCGCCGTACATAGAGCCGGAAGTATCCGCAACACAGATACCATTGAAGGTGCAACCCTTGAAGTAATCTGCGAGGTTCTCCCAGTACTTGTTGATCATCAGACGCTCGGTGTTGTCGAGATCCTGGCTCTTGCGTCCGCGGTAGTAAGCCCCACCCCAAGGGTCAAAGGCCATAGCCTTCTCTACAACCTCGTAAGGATACAGAGCCTTGGCGTTAACCTTGGCATCCTTGTCCTTAGCGAAGTCTTCGTAAGACTGGACAGCCTTCTCAGACTTCATGCGCTCAATATCGTGACGAGCAAACGCGTTACGATAAATCATGCCGGCACGAGAAGGAATCTTATCGAACTCAATCTCGTCCCAACGTCCAGCGGACATAAGACGCTCCAGAACGCGGATACGCTCACGGAGGATAGACAGAGTCTTACGATACTCCTTGTGGTTGAGGCCGAAAAAGCGACGGGTCTTATCAGCCAGCATACGAGACTCACGAGAACTGGTGTTCTCAGACTTCAACCACTTCGCCAAAAGGGAAGGGGTCTTGCACTGAACGTCCAGTTCAAGCTGATCACGCATAATCTGGAAAGCATCATGCTCCAGAGGGGTGCCAAGGAAGACGTAGAGGTCGTCCCAGCGACCGAACTCAGGGACGTACTTCAAATTACGCTTCATAGCGTCAGTATGCTCACGCGCAAGCCACTTAGTAACCACGCGGAAGAAACGACGCTCGCCCTGACCACCGCGCACGTCGCGGAGGTAGAACAGGCACTTCAAAGCGTGAACCTCATCCTCGGCAAAAGCCTTCATAAAGAGGTTGATAACATCGGCATCGGAACGAGTGCGGTACGCACCGCCGAGAGCGAATAGGTCGAGCAGACCATCAAGGGTAGACTTGTAGGTCAGGGCGCCATTCTCGGTGTAGGTGTAGTTGGACTCGTTCTTCAGACCGCTCATAAACTTGTTAGCCATAGTAGTTTCTCCTTTTTCTCATTGATTTCCTCTTGGACAAGAGGATTGTAAGATTCTTTTTTTATCTTACTTATATATTATATAATATTTTTTTTGAAAAATCAAATAGTTATCTATTATTGTAGGCTTTAAGTATTTCTTGCTAACCTATCCAAAAATTACCACCATTAACAGATGAATATTGAGTATAATTTAATGAATTAAAAATTTCAATCAATTCTTCTTTTGTTTTATTTTTGGCTTTTATATAATGTTCTGCTTTGGAATTTGTTACTTCAGATAATTGTTTTACTTTTCCAGAATTGCCGTTAATGGTAAAATCAGCATCTGTTGAGCCACGAGATAAAAAAGAAAAATCTTCTGATGGAAGTTCTTTTACTTGGCGTAAATTTATATCTCCTGGACGTTTTGTCCATACATAGAATGTACAAGGAACATAATATATTTTATCATTTTCTATAATAAAATTAGAATCTGATAATTTATGTTCTACGATTAGACGCCAATCTTTTGGAAAAAGAGTTTCTGATTGATTACTGATTTTACTAAAAGTATCTGGTAAAATAAATGCAATAGTTTCTGCTCCAATGGCTCGTGAATGTTTAATAAATGCTTTTGCTAATGAGCTTCTTTGTCCAAAAGGAGGATTGCCCACCACCAATAAGGATTTTGTATTAACTTTTTCAGTTTTGAGCCAATCTTGTTTAATAATACTGTTATCTTCTGGCTCAATATCATATGCGATACAATTTAACTATTTACTAAAACTTCCATTTCCCGCGCTTGGCTCTATAATTAAAGAATATGAACTTAAATCTGGAATTAATCTAATGCATTCTGCGGCGATAGCTGTTTTAGTATAAAATTTATCAATACTCATATATTACTTCAGCACCCTTCGCTTTAAATCTTCAGAAAGATATTTTTCTTTCCATCTTTTAGTTTTCTCATTATTATCATTATATATAGGGATAGTGATTGAATACTCTCTATTAACATTATCCTTATTGGCTTCAATAGTTCCATGAGTATATCCACCGCAGATAGCAACCTCTTCAATCATTTGATCTTTTGTTAGCTCAAAGAAAATACTTTTATCTAAATCTTTTTCATTAATATAAAAGCAGTAATAAAAATCAATTGGTTGCCATAATCTTATTTGCCTAATGTTTAAATTTTGATTTTGGTTTGTAAATGAATTTTTAAACTCATAAATTGTTCCATCTTGGTCAATTGCATCACCCATATTTTTAGATGCTGCAATTCTTTGGTAATTAAGTTTGTGACAAAGAAATTTTTCTCCTAAAGGCGCCTTTTTTTGGGCAGAAAATGGTGCGATAGTAGAATAAAATAAAAAAGCATTGTCACATTCTTCTATCGCAACATTTTTATCTTTGATTGTATTTAATACAGATTGTAATTTTAAAGCATCCTGTAGAATCTGCTGATTTTTATCGAAAACTTCTTGTATAAGCATGAGAAAACCTCTACTTTATATTTTATTGGAGGCAAGGGTGGGATTCGAACCCACGAACGACGATTTTGCAGACCGCGGCCTTAGTCCTCTTGGCTACCTTGCCATAAAAAAAGATAAAAGGGGCCTCTTACAATGTCCTTCCGTATTCACACGAAGTCTTTGGGGCTTAATCCGCAGACCCTTTACTTGATGAAGTGACGTTTCTACATCTCCCATCCTGTTTTCACGAGCCGGCATCCTGTTACCGGATGACGGTCAATTACTCAACTCAGAGTAGTGAGGATTTGGCTTTTATCTTTTTGGTGCGCCTGGTGGGTCCCGATCCCACGACACCCGCCTTAAAAGGGCGGTGCTCTACCAACTGAGCTACAGGCGCATATGGTGGGTCTCCAGGGAATCGAACCCTGATCTCACAGATTAAGAGTCTGGTATAATATGCCGTTATACGAGAGACCCATAACAAGGCTCGTTTTTTATGATCGATTACCAGTCGATTGCTTATTCAAGCTAATATTTGCTGTATGAGCCTTTATTCATTTTTCATTTTCTATATATATTATATAATATTTTTTTATAAAAATCAAGTGATAGAAAATCCCAGCTAAATGAAATTCTATTTAGCTGGGATAAAAAGACGGGGCATATCTAATTCTTTGCTTGCTTTTACCTAAATTCTAGAGGCAGGCTACTCACAAGAGGTGTAAAAGACTGTATCCCGTTCACCAAATTCTAAAGAACTGTTAATAAAACAGCAATAAATGTTTGCTGTGTGCCTCTAAACACTTTACTTTCTTATGTACCATTTATGATACTCTTTCCAACATTTTTCCCTTGTCGGGAAAGGTTCATCTCTCATCCACCACATTGTTTGCCAATCATACCATCGCTGGATACAGGATTCATAATATTCTTCAAAGTTTTTTGTCTGTATCTCACAATAATCACAAATATCCCAACTGCACATATCCTTTTTATAAGAATTGTGCTGTAAATCGTGTTCCAGCTTTCGTCTCCGGAGTCTACGATTGGCATATTTCTTCAAGGTTTTATCTTTTTTTTCACCACAATATGGGGTATGTTTGTATGAACGACTCATTCTAATCACTCCTTATCAAAGTAATTAGAAGACTGCATCACGGCCCATTGGAATCAGTCCTTTCAATAAGAAAGTTAGTTCTTTTAATACAAGCCCCGTAGGTACCTGTACCAAGGGTTAGGAACTATAGCCCTGTAGGTAGCTACCCTACAACTTGGTGGGGGCGGCGGGACTCGAACCCGCACGGCTTGTTAGGCCAGCGGATTTTAAGTCCGCTGTGTCTACCATTCCACCACGCCCCCATCGGCGCACAAGACAGGGTAAAGTTGAAGGAATCGAACCTTCTCTAAAAATTGTTACAAAAATTTTTATTTATCCAATATAAAATTGCTGTATCTGCCTTATATACTTAAAAGAAAGAAAGTAGAAAAAGGACTACTATGGTCCTGGCAGGGGCGCTGAGAATCGAACTCAGACTTGTGGATTTAGAGTCCACGGCGCTAACCACTACACCACACCCCAGTATAAAACAAGACGCTTTACATCAATTGAAGGGGCAAATCAAAACAGCTCCGATTATATATGTAAATGTTTTGCTGTGTGCGTCTTTAGTATCCTCAACAAATTTTTTAAAAAACAAACTTCAAGACACTTTTTTAATATATTCGTAAATAAAAATGGCACGAATTATTAAATATTTTGCTGAATGTGTCTTATTTTTGGCACCGGCGGTTTGGAGTCGAACCAACACTTCCTGGGTTAGAGCCAGGTGAACTACCGTTACCCTACGCCGGCATCTTCTCTTTTCATTTTCTATATATATTATACAATATTTTTTTTTGAAAAGCGAATAATTTTACCGCTTCATAGCACGCTTGAAAAATTCCTCCGTGAATGCCTCTTCACATTCTTCGGAGCAGATATGCGTTTCAAAATCTACATCAATAAATTTTGTCAACGCACCACATTGGGCACAGTTGTCAATTTTACGACCGCACATAATGGTAGCATCTACCATTTGAAGAGGTTCTGCATTAGGGTACTTCTGAGAATATTTCATCTTCTGCCTCCATCTGTCGAGCATTCAGCCAATCATAAAACTTATTAAGACATTCATCAGAACAAAAATGTCCCTCAGAGCATATTTCAACAAAATGAGTAGGTTCTCTACACTCTAAACAAGGTTTCTCAATAGGAGAGTAGATAAACTCCTCTCCATAGCGTTCCCCTTCTATCGCATTTGGATACTTATCTTTAAATTTCATTGTTACGCCTTCGCCAGCTGATATTTTTCATCCGAGCAATAAGGACAGTAGCTAGGAACTTCAACAAGTTCATTATCAATCTCATGTTCGTGAGTATGATAATCAATAGCCTTACCGCAATGATTGCAGATCAAACAATCTCCATCATCAAGCCATTTTCCATTCTTATTCATTTTATTCATCCTCCCATATATACAAGTTCTTCAATATAATTTCTATCTTCGGTAAGAACAGGCATCTCTTCGTCGATATACCAAGGATTACGCACGATGACAGCCCCATCTTCACGCTCAATAGTTTCAGTATATCGCCGCACAAAAGAGCCACGCTTCTCAGGAATAGAATAGTTATTCCAATTAATTCCCTTCTGGAATAGCATTTCCTGAATATCAGACTGAGATTTGCAGTCAAGCTCCTTATGAGAGAACTGTGCCTGACCAGCAGCCTGAATACTATTGCGAGTTGCGTCCTTCTGCCGCCAAATGAAGTAATTACATACCTCTTCTTTGGGAATATTGAAAGCACGAGCATCGAAGATAGCTTTATCCTGTTTTAGCTCCCAAAGATTATATTTATGCCAACATTTTTCTGCTTCGTCTTTACTATCTTCAGATTTGCTATTATCCATAAAACCTTGCCAAGAATCATTTACCAATTTTCTCACAAATTCGTTGAAAGCCAACGTAGCACGGGCAGCCGCAAGAGAAGTAATCTTTTGGAGATTGTAATCAAACCATGCATCAGATTCAAGGGTCTGATAGTCAACCAAAAGGAGAGAAATTTCATCACTCTGAACATAACCGCCAACGCAGCCCTGGATATTCTGGCAGAGAGACAGACAAGTTTTTTGCATGATTTTCATAAAATCTGCGTCAAATGGTCTATCAAGTCCGCGTGTAAAGGTATGAAAAGCATTACCATCTACCCTAATAATAACCGGCATGCGGCGAGTAAGATAGAAACGGTAACGATTTTCATAGTTATTTTTCATTCGATCGCCAAGAGCATCAAACATAAATTTTTCTCCTTTTTTATTTTCTATATATATTATAATATATTTTTTTATAAAAGTAAAGGCAAGGCGAAAAATGCCTTGCCTTTTGTTATTAATATTTAATTATATAGATTGCGGCGACAGGAATTTTATTAGAATTGCTAATCTTATAAGCATATGTTACTATTACGCGGAAATCTTCATCTCTCAACATATCTTCAAATTCATTTACGCTGATAACCTTATTATCAACTACATTTACAATTTGAATATCTTTAAGAGAAATCCCGTCGGCATCATAGTAAAGATGATCCTTATAGATATAATCCTGTCTAAAGTGAGTTTCAATTACATTGTCTACTGGGCCCTTATCAATGTAGTAAACTCCATCTTTTAATGAATATCTATAAAAACCTGGTTCAAGTTCTACATCAGCAACAATCATAGCCTTTTCTTTATAAACACCATCAACATATGCATGATAATAGTCATATGGGTTGCCATTATATAGAATTGAACCTGCTGGTGTCTCATTATAAATGAAAATATAATCATTTTCATAAACTACAGGAGCATCGCCAATAATCCATACTGTTTTTACATAATCTCCATGATAATTTGCATAATAAGTTCCCTTATCTTCACTTGATAATTTACTTGCTCTTGTCACGGTCAGATTACTACCTTCTCCAGAAATATAGTAAATAGAGGTGTCATCGGTAATGTAATAAATATCACCGTCTTTTTCAAGATAAGAAGTTTTATTTTCTTTCTTGTTTAAAGTGCAATTTTCAACTGCGGCAAGATAAATCTTATCGTGTCTTGAATATACTTTATACACTCCTGGAGCTTCAACTTCTTCAGAAAGTCTATAAACTGTATCTTCTCCATTTTCATCAATACACTGGACATAAGATCTCTCAGTCAATTCGCCCCAATCGTCTACGACCTCACGGGTCCAACTCTTTACAACAAAAACAATTCCAGATAGATCGTTTGGTTCTACTAATTCTGCTCCGAAATATTTTCCTTCGCAGTCAAGATAAAATCTGATAGTATCTCCAACTTCAATGTCTTCTTGATCAATACCATTATAGAAAGGAATGTTGCTATCGTAGACACCAGGTTCAATTGTCATATTGTTGAAATAGCCTGGATATTTGAGAGAACGCTCAGAAATTTTCACTACCTTAGTTGTAGTTGGTTTCAAATAGACCAAATCGCCAACAGTATAGAATGTGACATAATCACCTTTTTCAAACTTATAAGTATTCTCAATCTCTTCATCATAATTTCTTAGGTAAATGAATTCATCATCTACTCGACGCACTAAATCAATAGTATAAGAAGTAGTCATATAATTCATTACCATGCCATTTTTATCAAATACAAATACGCCTGTCAATTTGTGCTCGTGTTCATCACGCTTGAGTTCAATAATCTCTAAATCAGGCAAATTATTTTTTACTTCATTGTAGTTATTCAAACAAGAAATATCAGCGAGATTTAAATCAGCATTCTTGCGATTTTTAGTAACAAAAACTCTATAAAGGTCGTCATATGTCTCGCCAGGCGCACTTACTGAGGAAATATCCTTACAGATATAGCCCTTTGGAACATTACGATTATATGGATTATCTTTATACCAAATCTTCACTTGATGACCCACTACTTCAAGAGATGTTTCAATATCAAATTTTCCATCGCTTGTCATAGTATATTCATTACCTGTTGCTTGGTTAGAATATACTTCTGTTTCTACCCACTTTAGACCCCATACAGATTCAGCAAGAGTTTTGCGGAGACTGACATAGGTATTAAGATCAACATCTTCATAAACCTAGTAAATATCTACCATTACATTATAAATATACAATGCAGTTTCTTCTCTTGTTGCAGCATCAGAGTAACTAACTGCTTTAGAATCGTCAAACAATCCAAGTGTCAGACCATCAGATACAGCATTTAAATCCCAAGAAGGTCCTTCATATTCTCCCTTTACGCCATATCCAATAGCACGTAGAAGAATTGCGGCAAGTTCAGATCCAGTGATTTCACCTTTTGGATCGAAAATACCATTACCTCTGCCCTTGACAATATTTCTGGCTGCACAATAATTGATATATTTTGCATACCAACTATTATTATCGACGTCAGTGAAAACGCTTTCTGAAACTGGAAGCTTTTCTGCGTCTTCGCCCAACAATAGATAAGCAATCATCTTTGTTGCTTCGGCTCGTGTTACTTTGTCTTTAGGTCGAAATTCCATAATACCATCATTGTTATTATCATCGCCCTAAATAATTCCCAATCCTGTCATAACTGTTACAGCATCTGTATAATTAATTTCATCTTCATCAGAGAAATTAATTGCCATAACTGGCATAGATAAAAGAATTGCCATAATTAGAAATAGACTTAAAAATTTTTTCATAATTTTTCTCCTTTTTTATTATTCTTCTGTTGAATTTCCTGATTCACAAGTTACATTACAGTATTCACAATCTCCAGAGCATCCTTCACACATCATACAATTAACGCATCCTTCACACTATTCGCAATCCTAACATTCATCACATTTTTCACATATATCACAAGAATTATCACAATTTATATTACACATTTTACAAGCATTTGAATCTATTTCTTTATTATTAGCAGCTTGCTCTAATTGTAAAAAAATTGCGGCGGTAATTATGTCATTAGAACGAACGGTAGGTCCATTAACTTCTTGAGCTATACGATTAAATTCATCTGCTGAAAAAGGGACTACTGCATTATAATCTGAGGCGAGTACAACCGTTCCTCCAACTTCGTTTGTTGTTCCTCCTGGTGCACCTGCGCCTTTTTCTTTAGTTTCTGGTGTTTCTGTGGGAAGTGTTGCTCTTTTACTAATCCAAGCAGCTATTTCATCCCAAACGTTCTAATCAAAATAACCAGGTCCTATAATACCAAGATTAGCAACTGGACGATATGAAAAAGCAAAATCACCTTGCTCACAAGCTAATGAAATAGTTTCTTTCCCCAAATTACACCAAGTCTATGCTGTATCGCAAGAAATTTGACATCCATTATTACATTTTTGACAATTGACACACTCTCCCTAACAACTATTACAAGGAGAACAATTAGTACAATAACTACTCATATAAAGATTTCATTCTCCTTTCTTTAAAAAATCATAATGGCAATTTTTATACAGATATTCCTAAAAAGTAAGATTATTTTCTAAGTATTTTAAAGTAATAGTTGAAAATTCATGCATTAGTCTAAACCAATAACAATGTACATAATTATCTTTTCCAAAATCTTGAAATAAATCATAAGATGAAGATGGGCAATTTAGTTCTCCACAAATTTTGTCTAGTGGACAATCTAAACAATACTATGGATTGTCACCGCACGTTGTTTTAGAAATATTTAAATATTCTTGTAATAAAGCACTATGTTTTTCTATATTAATGCCATTATAAATATCTCCTATATAAAAATGAGATTCTAATTCTTTTGAATCTTGTTCCTAACATCCATAAAATTTACCATCATATCCGACGGACCCTAATCCTGTTCCTAAACCGCATCTTACGCATTTTCTCTATTGAGGATGTTTTAATTTTAATAAGAGTTCATTATAATCTTTTATCCTTGTAAAACTATCATTGATTGGTGAAAAATTAACATTGGGCATTCTGCCTATTTGAAAATAAGAAATCATATACATATAAATTTTTTTAAATTCTTCTTTTAATATATTTAAATTTTTTTCACTCCATAGATCTCTACCATTCGGCATCATAAACATATTTTTAAAACCCATATATTCAGCAAAAATATAATTTTCAAAAGTTTTATCTACAGTTGACTAATCAATAGTAGATCTAAAAGTAACCCAAGGATAATAATATAAAATATCTGGAATATTATTTACTATTAAGTCAAAAGATTTAATATTTTTATTATGACAAGGACGATTAATATTCTAAGTATCTGGTCCACCGTCTATTGATAGAAGCATACCAAATTCATTTTCTTTCATAAAAGATAATCGTTCTTTATTTAACAAAGTTCCATTAGTGGTAATACTAAAGGTTAATTCTTTTTTTGAGTACTTGGAATTTCTATATTCTGTTAATGGGACTATAATTTCATCCCACAGAAGAGTTGGTTCTCCTCCAAAGAAAGTAATACAGGTTTTATCTGTGATTATACCATGCTATTCTTTCCATTCTTTATTTTTCATAATCCAATCCAAAGTATCTTTTGCTGTTGCATAATCCATATAATGAGGCTGCTATGCAACAAAACAGTACTTACATGCTAAATTGCAAGCATCTGTTAAATTTAAGCATATATTAGTTGGATGTGCATAACTTTCTTTATATTCAAACAAATAGACTCACCCTTTTCTTTTTTGTATTATTATTATACAAAAAAATTCCCCGAAAGTCAAGGGACTTTCGGGGAATAAATTAAATCTTCTTTAGCAAATCTTGTACTGTCCCATTTGCCGTAGATAGAGCTGCACAAGCATCATGCAGATATTCAGTCATTGCCGTCATATGCTTATTAGCATTTTTAACAGCATTTTCAGCCTTGTTATATTGCTTTGATGCACGATTTACACGCTTCTGTGCAATCTTCTGATTACAACGTGCGGCCGCAAGCTGCTTACCAATATTTACGTCGAATTCATCTTTTGGATCGCACTTGGCTACACCTCGCACAATCTTACCTTCATAGGTAGAAACTGCTACAACCTTGTTGGGAGCGAAGTAAAACTTATACTTCTCAATCGGATACTCAGACATTTTATTCACCTTTATCTCCTTATATAATATGGGCTTTTTGGTAAGGTTTAGCCCTAACCTTGACAGTGTGCCTCCTGGCCAAAGGACGACCTCGCGATCGCCGTCCACTCTTTAAAAGATGGACGCCTCTAATCCTACTTCCTGTCTTTGCGATTGGGAATTACTTCGGATTTCCAGCCCGAACACCCTCCGCGATGGCACCGGCATTTCGTGCTGACCGAAAACCTTATGGTTCAGAGCCATACGTGCAGACCGCTACACCATACCGGCATATTTGGCAGGGGCGGTAGGGGTCGAACCTACTAATACGGGGTCAAAGCCCGCTGCGTTGCCAGTTACGCTACGCCCCTATAATGGTCGGGGTGGAGGGACTTGAACCCCCGACCTCACGCTCCCAAAGCGCGCGCACTAGCCAAACTGTGCTACACCCCGATATTTTTACTTCGTGAAAACGAAGTTTTCACAAGGCACTTTTTTTATATTGCTTTACCAACTAAGCTATTTCGCAAAATTTGCGGAAATCGGATTTGAACCGATGGTACATATATTATATGTAATTGCTGTATGTGCCTTTATTTATTTTGGAGCGAGTAACGGGATTCGGACCCGTCCTTTATGCTTGGCAAGCACATGTGCTACCGCTGACACCATACCCGCACGGTAGGCTGATTGCTTTATACTGGGGTTACAGCCCTCTTCCCAGTCCCTTGGTAGGGCTCCTATTTGTATCTTCCTATTTACTTAGTTTAAGGATTCAGCGCTAAACCTTTAAACCTTTCACTAAGCCCTTAAGGCATAGGCAGCCTTGTGGAGCTGGCGGAGGGAGTCGAACCCCCAACCTGCTGATTTGTTAGCCAATGTTTAACCTTTCAATTTTTCAAGCTGTCCTTGAAGTTCATAATCTTTTGCATAAGTAATCCCCACTTTCTATCCGTTTTTTGGAGGGATAAAACGAAGTTTTTTAGTTACTGAACATTCTGAAATAGGAATTAAATAACACTTCCCTTTCCAATAAGTACAGAAATAATCAATTTCGTCTGCGGTATATCTTCTTTGCAAATTAGATTGAGTATTGCTTCGAGAACTACGACAAGGAAACTCTATAACTCCTTCGTCAACTTCTCTTGAAGTTTTACATTGTACCCGTATTAGCTTACCATCTATATCCGCAATTAAATCATACCGTGAATTTTCTCCATAAGGGATACTACATTGATAACCTAATTCATAAAACGCACTAATGCATTTTAATTCGGTTAAATTACCTTTTTGTTTTGGACTTAATTCAATCATAGATATAAATTTAGCTAACAAATCAGCTGCTCTGCCATTGAGCCACGCCAGCATTACTTTTTATAATAATTCATAGTAATATTTTGAACTTCATCTGGACCAAACATATCTCTCGTAGCATTTTCTACGAACCAATTGGTATCAAGATCCTCATTAATGATTTCATCAACGGGTCTATTATCGTCCTCTTCCAAAAGAACGCAACGCCGAAGGACAATTTCATAGTTCAGGTATCTTTTATAATTCATGTTTAGGTCCTCCTTGATTTATTTTCTATATATATTATAAAATATTTTTTTATAAAAATCAACTATTTTTCTCTTTGAATTTTGAAAAAGCATTTTTGATTTGGGCTGACGGTTTTTATGACCGAGGCCGCCGCAGCCAGCCCTGTGGAGAAAATTGAGGCACCTATTAAATCTATTTGTTTAGTTTACACTTCATACCGCTAACCAAAGTTGCTTATGAACCTCTCCGCAATTTACTAACCTCTCCTGGCTAAACAAATAAATTTATATAAGGTGCCCCAACCCAATCTATCAATCCATATTTACAGGCCGCACATTGAGTGGAGTGCGCGTCTGGGTTTCAAAATTGTTTTAATAATCTAAATTTAACTTTTCTCGCCCTGAACGCGAAGTTCAATAATAAAGTAATACTATCCACTATATCCCTACTTTTCGTGTTGGGACCACGTTTTGAGTTATACTACAAAACTATGTTTTCTCAAAAATTGCACCTAAGCGTCTCTGTCTAATGCAAATTAAATATGCAATAGCAGAAGAAAAAATTGTAGTTAGGTGTTGGTACCATGGTGGGGAACGGTGGACTCGAACCACCAAACACGTGCTCCTACATGCAAGAAGAAAAATTGCTGTCACTGTCTTGGACTAGACATCGTCTATAACGCGGCTTTGCCAGTTTGCCTAGTTCCCCATATAGTGCGGCTCTGCGATTGCCGCGACACGGTTCTCTCGGATTTAACCTCAACTAAATTGAGTGGATTTGCCGTTTCCAGATTCGCTTAAACCTTGCTAATATAAGAGGGTTTCACAGGATAACCCACAACCTCCAGCTACCTCAAGATCGCATATTTATACTCCCTTCGACATGGAGCGGAATAGCTGGCGTCCGTCAAACTTAAAGTGTTTGCTACTTTTGGCACCCCGAGCAGGAATCGAACCCACACCCTTTGGTCCGTAGCCAAATGTTCTATCCGTTAGACTACCGGGGCATATTATTCTCGCAATACTACTATAAAGTGATCATTTAAAATAGATTCAAGAATTGGTTTTACTTGTGTTTTCCAATTCAGTCCACCCAACCCGCATCCCGCAGGAGGAAGATAACAAGTATCTATCTCAAGATTATTAACCATTCTCACTATTTCATAAGCAGAAATAGTAATAAGATTTAGATCACTCTTATCGCGCCAATGATATTTTGTAGGAAAACTAAATAACCAATACGGTTGTGTATTATTACCAGTTACTTTTCTACTTAAGCAGCAAGGTTTAATACCACTATCAGCAGTTAATTTTCCAAATTCTTTCGCGCACTTAAATCTTACATCTGCTTCTTTTGCTTGGCCTGCACCCATAACTAAACTACCATCTTTTTTAATAACCCCATTTGTCAATACGCAAACGGCGCAATTAGAAGATTGGGGTAAATCAAAAATATTTAATGAAGTATTTAGAATTTTCATAATTACTCCTTATGGCACCCCGCCTGCGACTCGAACGCAGAACTAAGGATTAGAAGTCCTTTGTTTTATCCATTAGACTAACGGGGCTTATTTCTTAGTATCGTAGGTAAAACCGATATTATGAAGTTCAACATGGAGATTGAGAATAGCTTGACGCAGACCTGCAGAAGAAATACCCTTTTTTTCACATTTCTTCTCAATTTTTCGTAGATGTTTATAAATTTTTGCAAGATGCTTATCCATTTTATCCTCCTAAAAATCGAGGGGTTGACGGAACTGAATGCCGCGTCTCCATGTTGTGGTTCATGACGCCACCCGGCGTAGACCAGACTATTTCTTCTACTACAACCCCTCTAAACCTTGCGCGTTTGGTCTTGGCGCGCGCAGAGGGACTCGAACCCCCAAAGGCTTTTGGACCCCGACGGTTTTCAAGACCGCTTCCTCATCCAGCCGGATTACGCGCATATTTGGCACAGTGGGCGAGACTTGAACTCGCACGCCGCTATTAACGGTTACTCCCCACTTTCCAGGCGGGTGCCTTACCAATTAGGCTTACCACTGTATAAAAACAAGGCTCTTTTTTATATGTAAATTTATTTTAAGTAAATTATATATAAAAAATTGCTGTATGAGCCTTTAAATTATTTACGCATTAAGGCCACTCACCAAGTGGCTTGCCGAGCTTGCCAGTTTCAACATCGGTGTTATAATAAACACCACTCAAACCAGCATCTTCAAAGATTTCTGCTGCAATATCCTGATAAAGTGTGCTAATTAAACCATGACAATCATTTAGATTATCATTGAAAAACTGAACAACACAATTCTTGAATACAACATAAGTCATGCTAAAGAACCAATAACCTTCGTCGGAAGGAGATAGGGAATAAGCATAAGCTGGATTACCACTAAAAGCGGCATCAAACAAAGCCTTTGGAGTTGGAAAAGCAATATTGCTTGGAACTCCATCAACTCCAATAGTGAGGGTTACATTGCCAAACTTCTTTTCTGTTGGAAGAAGTCTCTGTAGAGCAGCAACCTTATCACCATTGTTGCAAGCAAGAACAATAGAAGGTCCTGCCGCACTCTGATTTACATTACAAGCGATCTGCGGATCGCCATCAAATAGAGCCTACAGCTTATTGATATAAGTAATCCATGGGGGTGAAATCTTGAGACGAACATCATTCATTGGGAATCTCTCCTTTTACGCGTAAAATAGAGCCAAAGCTCTGGCGTCGGGCTTCGGACTTGAACCGAAACGCCGCCTTACGACGACTACTCTCCGCTTAGCAGGCGGATGCCTTACCAATTAGGCTTAGCCCGACATAAGGGTCGGGACTTGCGCCCCGGCCGCGTTTAGAAGAGATTAAAACCAGTCAAAAATTCCAAAGAAGGGATCGCCGGTTTTGAATGTAGCGTGGAAAGAACCATAATCTTTAAGGAACTCTTGAAGGATTTTATCATACTCTTGCTTGGCTTCAACAGCCTTGCGGTATGCATCTTCAACAGCCTTGGCACGGGTTGCTCTTTCTTCTGCGAGGGCTTTCTTCTTAGCCTCAGCCTCCGCTACTGCTTGTTCGTGCTCGCTCTCTGCTTGAGCACATAGCTCCTAAGTGTCGAACATCTTATTGAGCTTTTCAGAATAGAACTTCATTTGAAATTCCTCCCTTTCAAAAAAAATTCTTTTTCCTCTCGCACTTCTTCCTATTGGACTTGAGACCAATCATTGGTGGTTTAGAAAAAGAATTTTATAAGAACTGACAGGTAAAAATTTATTCTTGTGTGGAAAACAGAACAACGGTGAAAGAGGACACTTTCAAAACAAAAAACCAAAAGAAAGGAGACTGAAAACGAACACACAAGTTTTATTAAAAACTCCTGTCAGAAAAGAGTTTTTATTGCGAAAAGAAGGTATGTGAAGAGGTGTTACTCCCCAGCCTACTTAACTATACCAAAATTAACGACTTATTTTTATAGGAGGTAGTTACCATAGACAAGATAAGTAGGATCCCTCCGAAGGGAGCTTAAACGAGGAATGAGAAAACAGTGCGCGAACACCTGGTTGCGGGGGGATGGATTTGAACCACCGACCTCCTGCTTATGAGGCAGGCAAGCTACCAGACTGCTAACACCCCGCAATATGAGGAGTGGGCAGTTTAATGTGATACCCAGCACTGAGTAATATGAAAAATACAAACGGCATCGCCTCAGTGCTATGCACTTGGGGCAGGTAGATTCTCGATTCTCTACCTATGGTGACCCCTGTGAGACTCGAACTCAACATTGCCGGCGTGAGAGGCCGGACTCCTAAGCCATTAGAGGAAGGGGCCAATATGTGGCGGTTTAACGAGCTTAGCCACGCTCCTCGTCCAAATGGTCATATTTACTGCGCTGTTTGGAACAACTGATAATTTGAAACGCCCCCCTGACCTGGGACAGCCACCCCATTATGGGCTTCTACTTGCTTTCGCTTTTATTTATACTCGTTAGTGACAAGCCACATATCACTGACCCGCATATCTCAAAGGACGCCGAGGTTGAGTGCCGGTGGTAGTTTAGTAATAATCCATCCCTACGAGTATCAATTCTTCTTTATTATTGGGCTGAATTGATAAGAAGCCTTTGGTGACCCTGGGGGGATTCGAACCCACCGACTCCGGCTTGAAAGGCCGGTGACTTAGGCCTCTTGTCGACAGGGCCAGTTTCTACGAAGGTTCCATACAGTCACCTACAACCACCAGCAGTTCATCTGCTTTGCTGGAACGTTTCGCCTCCCACGCCAAGGGCTGAGGTTGATAACATAGAGCTTTTCTACGGCTCCCTGACTATGGCCGAAATTTCCGCGCGTACATCGGTACTGTTGTATCCTGTTCCATTCTTCTCAATGGCTCAGGGGCTGGGACGTCAGCCAAGCTTATGTTATCTATCGCATTTAGTTACGAGCTAGAGAAATCACTCGCATCCAGCAACACCACGTGGAGGTGCGATTACTGTTGCCAACGGTTTTTAGGGATAACCGCCAACCCTTTCATGGTGCTTTCCTTATCTTTCTATAAATATTATATCAAATTTTTTTTGAAAAATCAACTAAATGATTTTTTGGTCCTCCCCCTCGGATTCGAACCGAGACTATAACGGGTTTGAGCCGTCTCTCTCTACCAGTTGGAGTAGAGGAGGATATGCACTTATGGGGTCTGCAGCACCCATCTTTCTGGAACAGCGGCATCACTGAACCGTATGTTTTTCCACTATCCAAGCGCAGGAAAAACTGATACAAAAATCCTCGGGCGGTTCTTCTCACCCTCGCCTTTCCGGGAGCGAGGCTACACCTTCAACCAAACAGCCATTCCCGATTGCGTTTCGGCATAGAACGCATAAACCAGCATCACTCTAAACCCATACTTCACTTTGTTATAATCTCTACTATCTGTTTATAATCATAGTAGTTTGTCGGGTAGAAGTTGGCAACGACCCAAATACTATTAACTGTCGGTTATGGGATTCGAACCCATACCTGCGGCGGGATTTCCAAATGCCCGCCACTATGCTTTCCTCTTACATCAAACCTGTTTGCCGGTTGTGGGGATCGAACCCACATCTGCCCCTCTCCTCGGGGCTGTCTTACCTCTTATACGAAACCCGCATATAAAATTGGTACCGATGACAGGACTTGAACCTGCACGCCTTTCGACATCTGCTCCTAAGGCAGACGCGTCTGCCATTCCGCCACATCGGCAGATAAAACGTAGGCCGAACCAGTTTCACATCCTACTTTGTTACCCACTCTGAACGAATGTAACTTTCCTCTCTGGCGACTCCGGCGGGGCTCGAACCCGCTATCTCCAGCGTGACAGGCTGGCGGATCAACCTGTTTTCCCTCGGAGCCATATGTTCATCGTCTTTTTCAAAGATAAAAGACTCGAAACTTGGGCTAAACTCATGCCACCTTATCGTAGGGCCACACGTCAGTCCTTAATCATGTCCCGCCTTGGGAACCTTACTCCTACGACATTCCTCTGAGCATTTCGTAGTCCGCAACGGATTTGCACCGATTTTATTCGGCAAGGGTGATAGATTAGTCAACAAACGTCTGACTAACTATATTAACTTGCTATAGGCCGCCAAGAACTTTTGTTTATCCTCGCGCCAGACGGTCGCTACGAGCTGAACCATTTTATATACCGCTTAATCCATTGGCGGTTGTGCGGCAACCGGTAACGCCGCAGCTTCCTTTTGGTCGGATTTTTCTCGAGACCGGCACCCTCCATCATATTCTCACGGTGGCCACCGCTTCATAACGACAGGATGACTTCAAAACGAACTGCCGTGGCCTGTTAGCTTGTTCCCAAGCTAAACTTCAAGACCAAAATAGTAATTGGATTTACCTATTTATATCGCGCCTGCAGTTCCATAGATACTATCAATCTCTGGTGGCGCTTTACCCCTTTACGTTGCGGCCAGGGGCGAGCCTGGTGGAGGTGACAGGTTACGATCCCGCTACCTACGGCTTGCAAAGCCGTCGCTCTACCGATTGAGCTACACCCCCAGATATCAGCCTTAACGCGGCCAACGGCGTCCTCTTCACGCTCCAACCACAATTAGTGATGCTCAGTCCGTCTATTATTCCTCCCGCGAGCCTTGGATGAAGGGATGATGGTCAATGCCGAGCCCAACTTTCTATCTCGGTTTCATTCCCTTTCTTTATCTTACATATATATTATATAATATTTTTTTAAAAAAATCAAGTGGAGTTCTTTTTGTTTAGTAGCTTACTGCGATGTAACAGCCCTCGCCCCACTCAAGCCCGCCATCTTCATGAAGGGTCTTGAACAAAATAATCTCTTCGGGGCTGTAACATTCAGGGTCATCATACTCATCTTTCGGAGGAAGACTCACCCAGATTGCGCCATCCTGAGGCGGGCAGTAAGTTTCATTGAGGATTCCCTCAATATCACGACCGCAACGCTTGCGGCAGGCTTCGAACACTTCGTCACCACTGAATTCCTTAACCATATCATACTTCAGCATAAATGCCCTCCTCATAACGCTCTTGCGCCATATCCTCACAGAACTGCCGAAACCATTCATCATGCTCTTCATTGCGGATGGATTCAAGCCAGTCCTCATACTCTTCGGGGATAATCTCTTCGATCTGAACCTGGGTGTCAAAATCATCAAACATCTTTCATTCCCCTTTCTTTATCTTACATATATATTATAATATATTTTTTTTAAAAAATCAATTAGAGATTTTCAAATCTTGTTGAAAGGGTCATACATTTGCTGATATTTTTTAACGTGATTGTGAATAACTCTTCCAATCAACTTCTCATTTCCATTTTCTTCTTTGATATAAATGCGGGCTATGTCAGTCGTTATTGCCTGCCGCCCACGAGGATGAGTTAATTTTTTTGCTGATTCTTCAATACTCTTTATGTCAATAGTGTTTATTTCAACACGCCCCTCAGATCCAATAATAACAAATATCGGCATATTGTTCTTGAAAAGGGGTTTTGTATTAGCAATTTTCCCACACCAATCTACAAAATATTCTTCGTGAACATCTGTGACTATTAAGTGGGTTTTTATCATTACCTCTTGCATCATCAATCCTTCTTTTGGAGAGAAGAAAAGAAATTAAGCATATCGCTATTGATTGCTCTTTCTTCAATATTCTCGCTGTGCGGGGCAGGCTTGGATTGATGATAAGGGTTTCTTTCTTTCCAGCACTTTAGCGAATGCTTTCCAGCTTCCGCCTCTGTCTCGAAAGTTTTATAGCACAACGGACAGAAATACATAGAAAACACCTCTTATCTGATTTTCTAAATATATTATAATATATTTTTTTATAAAAATCAAATAAGAGGTATAAGCCGCCAGCAGGGCATGTTTTTACAGGACCTTGCTAGCAGGTAATGCCGCATTGCTCTGGCGGCTATTGGAGCGAGTGATGGGAATCGAACCCACGTCTCCTGGGTGGAAGCCAGGTATAATAGCCGTTATACGACACCCGCAATTATTTTTCTTCGTAGGACAGAAGAAAATTATATAACTGTCTAACCGCACCATAACGCAATTTGGTTACTTCTTCAATTTCTTCAAAACTACGATGTTCAAACATAGGTATAAAACTACCAGGAATATCGCAACCTAAATATGCCGCTGAATATACATGAGCCAGTGCCATACAAGCATTATTTAGTCCATCCAAGAGAGTGGATAGTTCCTCCTGTGTATAATTAAGTTTTATCTCCATTCCGTAACTTCCTTTCCATGTGCGGCAAACCACTCTTGGATAACACGACGTTCTGAGCAAGGATTATCTTTTGCTTCGTGAACGAGAAGGATTATCACTGGTTCTTCAGAAAAATTTTCCAGTGATTTAATATAATTGCCCATTCGCTCACAACGGGCGATTACATCATTGAAATCCAATTGGTCAAGTTGATAACGATAAGTTTTCAAAAATAAGCATTTTGTTGGGTCATGTGTATCACAAGTTTCAGGTCCTCTGCAAAGATTTTCACAGAGAGGACCAGGAGCAAACACCGATGCCCGCAATCCATTATACACATTATTTTTATCTTTCCAAACAAAATCCTATCCTTTGTTTTGATGAAACCATTTTGGATCCCACACAGCAGTTGAAAGTGGAATCATATATGGTTTCATAAAACGAACCTAATAAAAATAAGAAGTGTAAATTTCCATTACTTTCTCCTAAGTCAAGACGCAAGAGACCTTATTTCTTTGTTACCAAGAGACCGAAATTAGTCTCCTATAAACCTTCTCTTGGCTATGAACCTGAAAAGATACTTTTCAGTCTTCGGTGGAATAAAAAAACTATCCCAACATCATTCAATCATTCTATAAAGATTGAGTTGCTGATTGCGTCTTCTTGTATATACTTGTCAGACTTGCGGGGCTCTTTCCGTTATGCACCGGTTATCCCTCTGACCGCCAGGGTGGTACTTTTTTCTGGGGCTCGACCACCAAGCATCCCCGAAACCTTTATATTCCTCTGCCTGCGAGGACTCTAGCATATATGGTCTGGAAAAAAGCATTGACTCGGCTGGGTATAACATTCCCCACTAGTTTTGAATATAAATTTCTGCCTATTCTCTCCACGCCAATGCTTTTTGGTACGGGCTGAGGGACTCGGACCCCCGACCTCCGCGGTGTAAACGCGATGCTCTACCAGCTGAGCTAAGCCCGCATATCAAAGGGAAAATTTCCTATGAATTTTTCCCTGTCGCATTATTCTATACCCATCAACGTCACTCTCTCGCAAGCGAAACTGATTAAACAATTTCCAAACCGCAGTTGCTTCATCACGGGCTATAATAATACGATTTTTATTTAATTTTGGTAAATAGAAAATAAATTCTTTTTTCATTCAAGACACCTAAAAAATATATGTGGGAATCGGACCCACTATTCAATTTTTGCAGAATTGCGTCCTACCAGTGGACTAATATACTTTTATAAAGTAAATTGCTGTGTGTGTCTTCTCTGGTCCCCGCCCTGTGAATTGAACACAGAACCTCACGATTATTAGTGCCGATAGTAAGAATCGAACTTACTCCTCCCCAGATTACGAGGGGCATCCTGCGTGCTACCATTACACTATACCAGCAAGTCGTGTGCTCTAACCAATTGAGCTAGACGGGGAAAAATGGGAGTCCAAGACTCGGATTTTCACCGAGGAACCCTCCCTTGATGATTGTTCTTTTAGTCGTAATAATGTGGTAGCTATGACCTAGTTTCAAGGTGACTTTACAAGGAAGCATCTAGCGGTCGTTATCCGCTACCTAAAATCTCTTCCTAGACCACTTATGTGGAAAGTATCTGATCCGTATCATTCGGTTTTCCCGACTTATTTCGGAACGCGAATTTCTTACCTATCGCAGTACTACCTGTTAGCCTTTCTTTGCTAACCCCGACCCGTCTGACTTGGCTGATCTAAATCAGCAAACTGCCGTTAGCCATTATTACTGTATTTTCTAAGCCCTATGTATGCACGGTTATTATACCGCTGGTGCCAAGGGGTAGAGTTGAACTACCGTGACGAAATTATCAGTTTCGCATACTAACCACTGTATGACCTCGGCATATGGGGTGAAGGATGGGATTTGAACCCACAACACTCGGAATCACAATCCGATGCTCTGCCAATTGCGCTACCTACACCATTACATAATATCTTCAATTTTTTCTGTAAGAATGGATTCAATCACATAACGAGCATACTCAAGAAGAGCCTGACCGCTAATTTCAACCTCAAAATCAGCGTCATTATCCTTGGTGATTATTACATCACCAGAAAAATCTCCGTTATGATGGAAATTGTATTTATCCTGAGAATGGAAGGTATGCATAGTAATCTCCTTTGTGTTTTTATGGTGGGCAGGGAGGGAATTGAACCCCCGACGCTTGGCTCTTCAGGCCAACGCTCTACCAGCTGAGCTACCTGCCCATAAAAGTCTATCCTCACGCCTTGGATGGTCGTGTCATCTGTACTCGCACTAAAACGTTTCACGACTAGTAACCTACGATTTACTTAATATGCTATTCGGATAGATAAAGGACCTCTTGGTTTTAGCTAAGAGCATTATTTCATGAATAAAGCTACGAGCTGGCTTGCCCATTGCCGGTTTTACGTGCGTTCAGTCATTCGCACAAATAGTTATAATATAGCAAGATAAGGATTTGCACCCTATATGAGTAAGTTTCAATAGGACTTAGCTGCTCTCATTCCACTACTCTATCGAGGTTGCCTATCAGAGCCTTTAAAATTTCAATTAACCAGTAGCGCTGATTACTTACTCACGCTCCACTACGTCTACCTATTCCGCCACCTGCTATTTGGATAGATAAATGACCTCTTGGTTTTCGGATACCCTTGGCTTGGCCATTGCCGGTTTTAAGTACCTTCAGCCATTGGCACTTGTAGCTCACGCTACGCCACCTTGCCAGGTTGGTACCTCGGGTTGGATTTGAACCAACGACCTACGGAATATGAGTCCGCTGTTCTGCCGGACTGAACTACCGAGGTATATGACGGACTTAAGGTCGCCCAACCGCACATCCGATTACGATTACTTAGCAAGTTGCAACCCAAGCAATCTCTGACCCAATCGGCGGTCATGGTGTTTATCAAATAGTTTCGGAGGATCAGTCCGACTTATCTAATAATCCTATGAAGTTTTGCTCGTAACGGCTCCTGGTCGGCATGACTGGACTTGAACCAGCACGGGCTTTCGCCCACCAGTCCCTCAAACTGACGCGTCTACCTGTTCCGCCACACGCCGATATAAATGGTTGCTATTTATGTAAAGATGGGCAACCACTCCACCTATGTCGTGAGTCCTACCCGGTAGCTCATAATAGCTCACGGGGCTTGGCAGGCGACCTAAGATTCGAACTCAGACCAACGGTTTTGGAGACCGACATGCTACCGTTACACCAGCCGCCTAAACGGAGGGGACTAGGATCATCACCCCAATGTATGCCTAATATTCCATTCGCACTTTGAGAACCCCAAGATGTAACGCTATGTGGCGAGGCTCCACACCATCATAGCCAGAAGGCGAACAAACAAGTCCGATCGCTACTTGTTATAACGAAGTTGTTCTCTCCGACCCTAATCCAAGTGTAATAGGGCAATCACTACACCCTGCTTTGCTCAATATCTACAGGTGCCACAGCACGGATGCGATTTTTGATAAAACTATCGTGGCATTTCGCCCAATCCACAGTCTTTTGGTTGACCAGCCGCACATTTGCTTAATTGCTGATTTGCTTCACATGGCGCCTCCTGACGGGCTCGAACCGCCGACCCACAGATTAACAGTCTGTCGCTCTACCAACTGGGCTAAGGAGGCATATTGGTGGTTTCTACTACTCCCAAGTCATACCACCCCTTGGAAACCTCGCACTATTTTCCGATTACTCGGCGGCAGGGAACGTGGCTCTCCTGCGTTACTCACCTTATTATTTTATATAGCGAAGGAGTTCACTCCGCTTTGGTCCCTTTCGAGGGAATCGCACCCACTCGGGCCACAAGGCTTCGGTTTTACAGACCGACGTGCCTACTTTAACACACTAGAAAGGGATATATTACATTTTTTTGATTGCTTCTTCTAAAAGATCAACATCTTTGCCTTTGATAATCTTGATACCACTATCATATTGGGTGACATTCGCTCTTTTAGTAAGACCTTTGATAAGAGCAAGCAGCATTTCTTTTTCCTTAACGGTCATTGGTAAAGCTCCTTTCCTTATCTTGTATATATATTATAATATATTTTTTTTAAAAAATCAAGTTGAGAGTTTTTCTTGCCGTTTAATTTCCTTACGAACTACATCATATCCGTACTTGCCACAAATATCCTCAAGATACCAAAAGTCGTGCCAACAAGGATTACTTGGCTCATACTTGAGATACTTTTCTACGGCTTCTTCGAGCGTTTCTCGCTGCTTAGACATAGTTATCAATCCTTTTCTTAAAATTATGATAAGGATAAATCTGCTGAAAGACCTCTTGCCGCAAGTTTTCTTTGCAATTCTTCAAGGTCAGCTTCGGAAAAATCATCGTCCAGTTCAAAAGACGTGCCACCAGCCGCAATCATTTCGACCAGATCATCAATCTCTTGAGTATGCTTTGCATACGGAGAAAACGCACGATTGTCAATAGCACATGAATAGGGAGTATCTTCCCAAACGCCATACCCAGACTGGATTTCATCAGCATCTTCACAAGAATGATATGCTTTTGGAGCCCAAATATCAAGCTTGCAGCGATTAGAATCATGATAACCGAACATTTTTTTTTCTCCTTTTTTTATTTTCTAAATATATTATAATATATTTTTTTTAAAAAATCAATTTTAGAGCTTTCTTTGTGTTATAATAAGAAAATGGGCGAGGCAAAATTTATCTACCTCGCCCAAAAATTTTAAGATTCAAATGATTTATTTGCTAAATCACAAAGCATATTATATTCTTCTTCGCCAATAATTGGAACTGCCCATTCTTTTGGACAATTCATGGGTAAAGGTTCTTTAATACCGGTTTTTTGAAAACATTTATTTTTATAATAAACGGCAGCTAAAACTCTTGCTTTATGCATCTCACAAATAAAAGTTGTTCTATGACCAACTTCACCAAAAACTTCATAACTATATGCTGCACAATCACCACAACCTGAAGATATTGGACAATTTGTACAATTTTCTGTAGTAGCATCTTGACTCTAACGAGTAATACACGCTAAACATTTTAATCTTTGCTCTTGCTCTTCATTATAAATAAATCCGTGTTCAACATCGCCAATTTTAAATTTTAAATTAGGATTACCAATAGAACTTGGAGTATATCTAAGACAGGGGTATATATCTCCATGTACATCAACTGCTACCATGTCTCCAGAACCTCCGCAAAAGGCATGATTTGAACTATATTTTACTCCTATTAACTAATCTAAAATACTAATAAATGTTGAATCTTGTAAGTCATGCTATAATAAATAATCTGCAATACTTTTTAATTCTTGATATAAAATCTAAGCATGATTAAGATTCCAGCCTTTTTCGTATACACAATTAGCATAAATACAAGTTTCTTTATGCTACTCTAAAAACTCTATTAAAGACTCTTTAAAACAATCTATATTATCTGGAGAAAGAGTCATTTTAGTTAACCCATGAAGATTATATTTTTTAAAATAATGAGTTTGGGCTGCTATTGCTCTATCATAAGATCCTTGTCCATTATGATCTATTCTGCATCTATCATGTAATTTTTTATTACCATCAATAGAAATTCCTATTGAAAGATGTTGGGCATTTTTATTAATATATTTTTGAACTTTTTCAGAGAAATATAATAATCCATTAGAAGTAATATTAATTCTATATCTAAATAGCCATGGATGATTTAATTCAATCATTTTATTAATAAAATAATCAGTAAGAATATCAATAGTATCTATTTCTAAAAAAGGTTCTCCTCCAATAAAATTAAGCACAACTCCAAGACATTCTTTTGACTAAATATATTTTTCACTTCGATTATCAGAAGCTAAAATTAAATCAATAAATTTTTTTCCAGTTTCAATATTTAATTTTTGAGGAGTTTTATTATGCTAATAGCAATAAGTACATTGTAAATTACAATCTTCTGTAACCTAAATAGTAATATCTTTTACTGCAACACCGTTTATACCAAGCATATTTTTTTTTGTAAAATAATTTTTTGGTATAAAAACTCGTGTTAAAAAATTTGAAAAAGATTCTATTTCATTTATATTTGTTTTCATATATGCCCCTCTTAATTAATTTTCAGTAGAACAAGCTTGAACACAATTTGATGTACAACCTGATCCACAACTTGCTTGACAAGCATTTGAGCATCCCTAACAACTATCTTCACAATATCCCTAACAGCTTGTCGTGCAATATCCAGTACATCCGGCACATCCTCCAGTGCAGGCTTTTGCACACGCAGTATCGCAAGCAGTTGTGCATGTAGTATTACAACCTCCAGTACATGTATTACTACATCCAGTACAACCACCCGTACAAGTTGTTTTACATCCTGATGCACAAGCATTACTACAAGCAAGACAAGTTGTATTACAAGTTCCCTAACAAGTTCCAAGACAACTACCCTAACAATTATTACCACATCCACCAGTACAATTTGTTGCACAAGCAGTTCCACAAGTACTAAAACATAGCCCAGTGCATGATGCTGCACAACTTGTAGCAGCTAAAGTAGTTGCTGTTAAAGATCTGCCAGCAAAAGTATTTACATTATTGATTAAAGTGTTCACATCAGCTGCTGTAATTGTTGTTCCGGCTGTTTTAGTTGGCGTTGCTGCATTAACTGCATTTTCTGGAGTAGCATTTTTATTATAAAAATCTACAGCAGCTTTTACTCCTGTTCCTGCAGCTGTAGTATAGTCATATGAAGTTCCACCATAGGCAGCAACAGAACCTGTATAACATCTTCTCTACATTTCTGCTTTAACCGCAGCTTTTAAATTAGTCATTGTTGTGGCACTTAATAGACTACCAGCTGTTACTGTTGCAACTGCCATAAAGTTACCCCCTATCTATTAATTATTTTTCATCTTTTAAATCAATTTCTAACTCTTGAGTTTTGAAATTTAAATTCCATTTAATAGCCTGATTTCCATAAACTTCATCTACATAAGTTTTTTGAATTTCATTCTTTACTAACTCATACTTTGCATAAAATTCAAGATATTCTTTATGATATTGATCAAATCTTTCTTGATTTAAAATAGCAGAATTAAGCATAAAAGCAATTACATCTTTACGAGCATTTGTCTCATACATTAATCCTTCAACATAATTACAAAAATCTTCAGGCATAGGAATATTCTTTCTCATTTTTTAATCTCCTTTATCTCTAAATTTTATTTTTTTCTTTTATAATACTAAAAATTTTCGCAAAAGTCAAGCACTAACTTCTTTTTTATCTTTTAAAAAGAAGTTAGTGCTATTATCAATTCTTGACCTTATAATCCTAATCTTTCCATAAGTTGAGCCAATGTATCTTGCTCTTCTTTAGAAATGTCAGCAGGCGTAAAACTACTCTCCCCTGCCGCGGATTCTGCATCATCATCAAAATTCATTTCGGTAGAAGCAGTTTCCTCTACTCCTCTATATACTTTTGGACAGGTCAAGGCGATAGAAATCTGAATTCGATTTCCACCATCATCAGCCCATACATAATACTTTTTGTCAAATTCTCCAATATAATCTTCGCCAAAAGCCTGTTCTAAAACTTTTACAATATTCTCTTTTGCAATATTACCTTTTGCCATTTATTATTTCCCCTTAAATCCAAATCTTGCCATTAATTTAGCCATAGCTTCTTCTTCTTTTGTTTTAACTGGAGCTAAACAAGGAATTACTAAGTTAATAGGAATTTTTTCTTGATTATTTCCCAATGTTAAAACTATAGTTCCAACAATAGAACCATCTTTTTCTTTAGTGGCATTTGTCTTTTTAAATCCAACCCAAGAACGCTTGATTTGATGTAAACCTACCGCAAGTCTTGCAGCAGCATCTAAGTGAGCTTGCGATGTATTATTTGTGACTTGGTATCCTTCAAAACAAGATTTTACATTTTCAACAGCTTCAGCTAATCTTGCTTCTGCGTTATGACAACAACAATTATTTATATGCTCGCCGCAGTCTGGACAAATTGTATTACATCTACAATGGTTAATTGGATAACCACAACCACCTGGACAAAGTGGTTCAGGTGGCATTTCTCTACGGAAAGTAGAAATACCAAAAGGTTTAAATTCTCCTTCTGGAATTTGATGTGTATAACCTCGAATATTTTTGTTAGGATGACATTCGAAGATACGAGCATCGCCTTTTTCATAATCTGCATAGGAAATATGAAGCATTTGTTTTGCTTTTTTACCTTGAGTTACATATGAATTTACTTCTGGAGTTACAGTATATAAATAATGAATTAAAATATCTCCTGTATCTACCACAAGAAGCATATCATTTATGGTATACCATTTTCCTTGAGCTAAATAATTTGCTCCATATCCAGGATCAGCTCCTCCAGACTCACTTGGGAAAGCCGGAGAATAAACGACAAAACGCAAATCGTCTTCGGTAATATCTTCACGGTATTGATGAATACCAATACTCGTTGTCAACCACCAGCCAAATCCATCCTCGTTAATAAGTCGTCTATCTTTACCTTTCATTTCTTCTGTAATATTACTTAGGTCATAAGAAGTATGATCATGAGTTGAAGATTTTGCAAGCTCTTCTGGTGGATATAAAAGAATATATTCTGGTTTCTTGAATTTACTACTATCAGCAACTTCTTTTTTCTCAAAACGTCCCATCGGTGCTCCGTCTCCATAAAAAGAAACATCATTGATAATAGTAGCAAGTTCTTCTGTAATAAACATATATGGCATAATGATACGTTTTTCATTCTGTTGAAAAGCATTTTCTACAAAAACAAGACCAAGATTGCTTACACTATACCACTGACCAACCTTCTCAGTATATCCAGGAGACCGAATTGCCATCTCACCAGTTTCCCAAATTTTCATTTCAAAACTTAAAAAGCCACCAAACGAACCTAACCAAACATAATTATCGTTAGTAATCCAACGCTTATCTCTATATGTTACAGGAAGATTACGCTCATCAATATTAGGATGAACAACATCTTTTGGACGTACCATTCCAGGAGGAACACTATTCATATCACCAGAGAGACATAGACGGAATCCCATTCCTACTCCGCCATCAATACTACGTACTTGACGTGATACTAAAGTTCTTGTGCTATTGGCAGAAGAACCATAAGTGCCTCCTCTGCGTGTTTTTTGTTGATGAAATGGACCACTTGGTCCAATTGGGTCTACTCCTCCTACAAGATTAGAATCCCAGCTATTATATACCCATTCTTCGGTATTTCCGCACATATCATAAATACCGAGAATATTTGGCTTTTTAGTCTTTACATTTTTTGCTCCAGTTGTAACATCTGCAACTACATCATCGTGAATATTGCTTCCTGCAAAAAGATATTTATGATTATTTCCTGGATATTCATCATTACCTACTTTACCAGGATTACCACCTTTTGCCGCAAACTCCCATTCTGCTTCTGTCGCAAGACGATATGTTTTACCTGTTAAATTATAAAGTCTTGCGAGAAAATCCTGTGCCTGATAGAAATTTACATATTCTACTGGACGATTTGCATCTGCTCCTGGTTCAGATAATCCCATCACTGCATCCCACATTTCAACAGTGACTTCAGTTTCTCCAATATAAAAATCACTTACAGTGACATTTGGCACAGGTTCTACATTTTCTGGTTTCATAGTTTCATCTTCTGATTCCCAGCCCAATGTAAAAGTTCCGCCTTCTACAAAAATCATATTGAATGAAGTATCATATGATACTCCTGCCATATCAGAAGTAATATATTCAGTAAACTAATCACCAGAATTTATTTTATTTTCTTTTGCCATTTATTTACCTTCTCCTTTAAAAATATAATTTAGAAGATTCTTTTGGTTCCTGTTTAGTTAATTCCCAACATTCTGGACAAAGGCATCTGGAATCGCCTTCATGATATTTAACTACATCAGTTAGATCCTGAATACCACATTCTTGACACTGTGCCGTTGCCGTTCTATAACAATTTGGACAAACCCTTGTTCCAGAGAACTCCAAATCATACATATCATCAAAATATGTCATAGATCCACAAACTTCACATTCACAATAATCATCATTTTCATTATAATTATATTCTCTTGTGCACTTTGGACATAACATAATGTTTGGATATGAAATAATTCCATCTCCACAAATGGGACAAGGACATCTATCTCCAATTTTAAAGAATGTATTTTTTGAAGAACAACCTGTATTATCTTGATCCCAAAAATATCTGCTCTTTTTTCGATAAGCCCAAATTGGAGAATAATAAGATGAACGCAATAAATCATTAAATTGATAAGTATCGCTCTCATCAGATACAACATCTGAAAAACTTCTTAGGGTATTTCCAACAGGTATCATTTTTTCAAAATTAAAATTTTTATTAGAAAGATTATCTTTATAAGATCTAATAAAGGTATCTTTCCAAGAAGTCCATTCTCCGAAATTTAATGTTGGTAAAATTTTATCTTTTATAAGATCAATGCCTTTATTTGCGGTAAATGGATATTGTCTTCCCGCAAATATCATTGTTTTATCCATAGAAAAGAAAAATAAAGTTCTCCATTTCTTTGAGTTCCATAATACATCTTCTGGAAAATGCGGCAAAACTGCCTGCTTCTCAGCACGCAGATAACATACTACGGTTGATCTATCAACCATATAATTTAAATTACCAGTACGATAATCGCCATCTAGGGCATGGCAAGAACGCCAATTATGGACGTTTTCGCTAATGCTTAAATAATCAAGAGGATGGACTGAAAAACATAAATATCCAGATATAATATTTTCTTGAATAATACGGCTGGCTTCACTTTGAAGTTGTTTCAATATATTTTTATCATCAACAAAAAATTTAAAGGCTTTTACGACTTTGAAATTTTTTGGGATTGAAATTCCCTCTATGCTTGTAATATATGTTAAACTTGTTTTATTTTGATAAAAATCATCTGCTGATAATTGATGAATAAAATTAGATAATTCATAATTTTCATAATGCTCTTCAATCAAATCAGCAAACCTATCCATTTTTTCTCTTTTGGCAGTATCATCAAGCTCAAAAGATACAAGATTATTAGTTTGATAGATAAGATTTCCATTCATATGATTGATAAAGGTTTCTTTATTTTTTAACCATTGATCTAAAATATTTGAAACCCCAGGAAGGTCTGAAGGAAATCCCTAAGAAGACCAAAGAACCTTCCTAACATCCTCTTCAATCTTTTTTATATCAAAATTATATTCCATATTTACCTCAATCAATTACCGTTACTGGCAATTTTTTCCCAAGACAATCAGGGCAGAATTCATCGGTCTCTTTTTCTACCTCAAAAGGTTCGCCGCATTTCTTGCACCAGTTTATTCCTGTATCTACACAATCAAGACAGTAATAACGAACACCATCATAATCTTTTGCTTTTACAGGAAAAACATCAAGTTCATCATAAACTTTACCACAATGAACACACTGATGCATATGCTTATAATTAGGATAATAGCTTGCAAAATCATCTTCATCATCGGGATAAAGATAATATCTACTAAGAGAATAATAATATTTCTCAAATGGATCAGGAACGTATTCAAAGCAAGGAACATCATTACTGGTACATTCTTTCAACATTTCTTTTACTTTTCTCAAAGTATCAAGCATTACATGAGTATTTAAAGTTTCTGTTTCTCTATGTTCGCCCTTATAACCAACAGAAAGATTTACTCCAGCGGTTTTCCACGCAGGGCAAATGTCGCTAATATCAGAAAAAGTGCCCCAGTCTGTGACAAACCCATAACTTTCTACAAAAGTCTGGAATTGTTCATTTGCACAAGAATAAAACACACAATCATTAGTCCCTTGACGATCCAGCTCAATGATATACTTCAAACCATCAAAAGGACAATCAGGAAAATCTTTAATAAGTGCGGCTGCACCAAGACCGCCAAGTTCTTCATCTGTTGTCAAACAGATATGCGGCAAATAACCAGCCTGCACGATACGCCAAATTAGATATACTCCAGCTCTATCATCAGCACCAAGACCTTCTGGAGACCACATGGTAGACTGTTTTACATCATAAAAGATTCGCTGTGGTGGAGTCTTGAAGACGGTATCCATATGTGCGACCAACATCACAGGAAGATTACCCTCACACAATATGTATTTATCAGTCACAACCATCTTCTCTGATTTGTAATACTTTTTTAGATATTTACGCATTGAGCGAAACAATGCCGGCTGTGTCATCTTAGCGATTGTTTCAAACAATACTTGGTCAGTATTTGTCCATTTAGTCATATATCTAAAAAACCTCTTTTCTTTTTTTCTCTATTATTATTATATAATATTTTTATAAAAAAAGCAAGAAAATAGTATTACTCTTTATTTGGTAAAGCATCAATCATCTGTTTTATTTCTGCATTATTAACGTCTAAAGTTCTAATGAACTTAAATGTTTCTTCGCAATAATGACAGCTATATGGTTTATTTTGACATTTTTGTCCACATTTAATACGTCGATGGGCAAATGCCTTTGGGTCATCGCCAACGTTTGGAATAATTTCAAATCCTCTATTATCTACGCTAAGACCAAGTCCCGTTAGTAAAAGATTTAAGTTTCCTGGCCAATGCTTCTATTGAGTATAAATTTTATATAATGTATGTTCTGTCTCAAGAGAATCTGTAACAAATTCCATATGACTTACATATTCGGCATAAATTTCAACATCCTCTGGACGCACATATGTGCCGCAAATGCCGTTCTTACGCTTCATATAATTATTATAGCATTTATTTACTTGAATTCTAATTTCAACATCGCCGCAAATGTTTTTCACATTCTACAAATCAAAATATAATGGAGCATCAAGTAAAACTTCATTTACTCCTAAATCAAGTAATCCACGCAATTCCCAATAGGTTGAAGCAGGATAAGACCAAAATACTTTAAACCCTCTATCTTTACACTCTTGGATAATATCTGTATCTTCTACCGCAAGTGTAAGATTTAAAATTTCTTTATATGCTTCAATAACATTCCAATCAATTATCTAATCTCTTGGAATATAAATATTTACTTCAGCCGCACAAGTCCAATCATCTGATACAAAATCACGTAATCTTTCAATATCT